TTAATATTTATTGGAAATTAAACAACCGTTACATATGAGAGAACCTAATCGCGAACGCAAAAGTGAAATTAAATCAATTAACGCAGTTCAATTAAATGAAGAACAAAAAGAAGCAAAACGATTAATAGTAGAAAACCAAATTGTTATAATAACAGGTAGAGCAGGGAGCGGAAAATCATTAGTATGTGCTCAAGCAGCATTAGATTTTCTTAAAAGAAAACAAATAGATTGCATATACAATACACGTGCTGCTGTTGAGGTAGGTAAAAGTTTGGGATTTTTACCAGGAGCATTAAGTGAAAAGTTTGATCCATATATGGAAGCTCTATTAGAAAATTTATCTAAATGTTGTTCTGATAAAAATGAGGTTGCAAAATTGGTACAGGACGAAAAAATTAAAGCATTGCCTGTCCAGTTTATTCGTGGTAAAACAATTGATGATATTTTAATTGTTGAAGAAGCTCAAAACCTAACTAAAGGTGAGATGTTAGCTATATTAACACGTTTGGGTAAAAACGGTAAAATAGTGATTAATGGGGATAATGAACAAACTGATATTAAAAACCCAACAGGTGAATTAAATGGATTATCATATGCTATTGAATTATCTAAAAAAATTGAAGAAATTCAGTGGATTAAATTAGCAACAAACCATAGATCGGACCTAGTTGGTAAGATATTGGATTATGAATATGGGAAGTAATATATTCAATATTTATACATGACAAATACTAGTGAATAATGGCGATTAACTTAATGCAACTATATGATAATTACGGTGGTGATGTATCATACCTTTCTAATGTAAAAGGCAATTGTCCTTTTGAATATTATACTGATGATCCTGAATTCTTACGTGACGCTAAGAGTGCTGCTAAATATATTGCTCAACGTTTAGGTACAGGTATAGGTTTATCAACATTGAACATTAGTGATTTAACCGTATATGCTGCATTTGAAGAAGCCGTTACTACATATGGTAATTTAGTTTACCAATACAAAATCAGAGACAACTATATTAACATGGAAGGCTCAGAAACCTCTCCATTTTCAAATATAGGATACACACATATATTAAGTGATGATATTGGTTCTCCAGTATCTTGGTCTGCTCCAAGACCAGCGAATTTTGCTGAAGTAAACTTTAATCAGTCTTATTCAGCGTCTATCGTAGATAATGAGATCTGGGTTATTTCCGCCTCTATAAACGATTTTATCGCGCCTGATTTTAATTATATTAACTCATTTACTTTAGGATCTGGGTTTGTTGATCCAACATATACAGGACCGGGCAATCTTGTAATGGATTTGAGCCAATTTGTATATAATCAATTTAACAGAACTGGTGGTGCAACAGTTGTTACACCATTTTACAATGCTGCTACTTCATCATGGGATGCAACTAGCGTTAGTATTACCTCAGGTTCAACATCATTTGTTGTAACAGGTAGTAATAATACTATTACAACTTTTAATATTGGTTCTGGTAGTTTACCTGACACTAGTACAAATTTTTATATTGTAACTGGAAGTACACCTGCAGCAACCGCAGCAAACATAGCAGCTAAATTAACAGCAGTATCTTCTGCTTCATTTGGCACTAATATGGTATTTACTACAGGATCTACTGCAACAACTTTAAATATTTCTTCTTCATTATCATATTCTAATATTACTAATTTTAGAATTAACGGAACATCAGCACAATTTACAGGAGTAACATCAGGATCTAATTATGAAATTCCTGAAGGATTTTCTCATATCTATTTCTTTACTACTACTCCTAATATTGCGGGTAATGGTGCAAGATTTACAGGTTCAAATGGTGAAATTCCAACTGTTTATATCCAAACTACTTTAGAAACATTTAATGATAAAGTATTAAGCAACAACTTAACAACTATAACATCAGTTATTGCTGATGGTTATGGTGCTGAAGCTAATGTGGGTGGTGGTTATGATATTAAAAAGGGTTCATTAAAATTAATTCCTGGTGAACAGGATTATGATTTAAATGCCTGGGCTGCTGTTTCTGAATCATTAGAACCTGGAGATACAATTGAAGTTAGAAGAGTATATTATGAACAACCTCCAGCAATCGCAAGATATTTCGATCCATATGCTGGTACAGGTACTGGTGTTCAATCATTACTTGAAACATTTGGATTTGGTCAGTTTTCTCCTGGTATTAACTTCTTGTTAATGCCTATGAATTTTGATTTACAAAAAATACAATCAATTGAATTAAACGATACTATTAGACGTGCTAGTTATTCATTTGAATTACAAAATAACCAATTAAGAATATTCCCAAGACCTTCTATTGATCTAAATTTATTCTTTGAATATGTTAAAAAAAGCAATAAAAATAATATATTAAGAGATAGAAGAAAAAATGTTGTTACTGATGTAATGAATGTTCCTTACAGAAATCCTGTATACATGAACATTAATACTGTTGGTAGAATGTGGATATTTAAATATACTTTAGCATTAGCTAGGGAAGTTGAAGCACATATTCGTATTCAATATTCTAGTACAAGTATTCAAGGTATAGGACCAATAAATGGTTCTGAATTGATTACAGATGCTAGAAAAGAAAAAGAAGATTTAATTTTGGAATTAAAAGAAATGTTAAATGAAGTTTCTCGTAAGAGTCAACTTGAAAGAAAACAACAAGAAGCTGGATTCTTAAAAGATACTTTAGCATCAATTCCATTACCAATTTATATTAAATAATGGCTAAAGGAATTATAAAAGAAGGAGGAACAGTTTCACAGGCTCCATTTATACCATCACCACCAAAAGGAGGTGGAGTAGGATCCCCTGCTCCTTCAGGTCCAACTCCTCCCCCGGCTCCACCATCTCCTGCTCCAGGACCTGGTGGTCAAGCAGCAGCTACTGTTCAACAAGCAATTAATTTTGCTGGCATGAAGGTAGGATATTTTAAATGTGACTTAGACAATACAGTAGCTAATATGTATGGTGAGTCAATGGAGAAATGGTATTATCCTCCAATGGAAATAAAGTGTTTAATTGAAAGAACTGCTTTATCTTATGTAGATGCTGATTATGGTTCCGACCCTACTCAAAATATTACAATAAGCATACCAAAATTAACAGTTGAACAATTTAACTTTACTCCAGAAGTGGGAGATATAGTAGTTGATAGAGATAGATATTACGAAGTAACATCAACAGATGCTCAGTTTTATACAGCTGCAGGATCACCTGTATCAGCTCAATCAGCAAATGCATCTGGCAACCTTATTATATATATCTTGAATTGTTCTTTAACAAGAATGACAAGATTAAATATATTAGAATCATGATAAAACTAGAAAATATATTAAACGAAATTTTATCTATATACAGAATAGAAGTATTGATAAAAACTAATTCAAATTATAATCAAGTATTGATTTATAATGAGGTTAGAGCTCTTCCTGGAGTTGTAGTTGTAACTGTACAACAAAGTGATTTTTTAGACAATAAAGCAACTAACGTAGCTGAATTTGCTTTATTAAAATTAAAATATATTGTATCATCAACACCAGAAGAAGATATTCAAAAAATTAAAATTGCATCATCCACTACTCACAAAGTAGATGGTTTATTGCAATTTTTACCTAGATTACAAACAATTGAAAAAGTAGGACAATATTAATTATGAAATTAACAGATATATTAGACGAAATTATGGGAAGTCCTGAAGTAACTATTTCAGACTTAACTCCCGATCAAAAAAGAGAATTATACAAAACAGGAAGACTTTTAGTTCCATTACCTCAGGATCCAAATCGTCCTGAAATGTCTGCTTCTCAAGTAATTAATCTACCTAAAATTGATGGTATTAAAAGAAATATCATTCAAAATAAAAGAGAATTTGATGTATTTACATTCTCTACAAATCAGGATATTGCTGCTACAGCGAAAGAAATTAGTAAATTATACAATCAATTATTTAGAGCGATGAATGCTTTAGATAAATTAATGGCTTTAGAAAAGCAAGGTAGAATATAATGAGAAAAAGATCCATAGAAACAACAAAACCATTTGAGGCTGCACAGTCACAAATAACAGCCTATGATAAATCAATAGGCAAGCCAGTTTCTACTACTTCTTTTACTCAAAATCGTGCTAAAGAAATTTCTCGTAAAAACGATAAAATAAAAGATTTTTCCATTGGTTTACAAGACTTAGATGGAGCTATTATATATTATTTTAACAACACAATCAAACCTCAAGTCTTTCAAGATGGGGAAATGATTAATGTTCCTATAATATATGGTTCTCCTGAAAGATGGAAATCAATACAACAGGATGGATTCTTAAGGGATTCTAACAATAAAGTTAGAGTTCCTATTATAGTATTCAGACGTAATAATGTTGAAAAAAATAGAACTTTAGGTAATAAAATAGATGGTAATAAAGCTCATTTATTTCAAGTATTTGAAACAAAATATAATGCTAAAAACCATTATGATAAATTTTCAATATTAACAAATAAAGTTCCATCATCTCAGTTTTATGTATCTGTAGTACCTGATTACGTTACTGTAACATATGAATGTATTATATTTACAAACTATGTAGAACAAAATAATAAAATTGTTGAAGCAGTAGAATTTGCTTCTGATTCATATTGGGGTGATCCAAAACGTTTTCAATTTAGATCTAAAATCGATTCATTTGCTACAACAGTAGCAGTAGAATCAGATAATGATAGAATTGCAAAAACAACATTTAGTATTACATTAAATGGATATATAATTCCTGATTCTATTAATAAAGAATTAGCTAATAGTGATATGTTTTATTCTAAATCCCAAGTAGTATTCGGTTTAGAAACTACAACAGGTGATGCTGAAGAAGTACAAACAATTGGAATTAGACCAAATATAGGTGGTGGTACATCATTTGTTGAAGGATCAACTAATGTTACTCTTGTAAGTGTAGCAGCTAGTGATCTTGAATACTTACAAACAAATAATACAAGAGTAGCTACAACTGTAACATCGAATCAAGCAGTATTTGCTGGAGTTAGTATATTAAACCCACCACAAGGTTCATTAGTTCCACTTCCTACATTATCAAACTTTACATTTACTGCTAATGGTCTTTATATACCTTTATCAGCAATTATATCATTCCAAACTGTAGGATCAAATTCAATATTAACAATAAATCCTACATTGTTAGAATATGAATTTGTACCTGCAGATCAAATAATAGTAATAGGTAAAATAGTATAAAAATGGCACGAATTAGATTAGAGCAAATATTATCCCCATTAAGTCTATCAGGAGATTCATTAATAATAGAAGGTGATTTAATCGTAACTAGCGGTTCGGCAACTTTTTACCAACAAACATCATCAATCCCTGCAATAACCATATATGGAGATGCTGTAATACATGATCAACCTGGAATATCTTCTGCATCTTTAACAATAGATAATATAGATACTTTAGGAGACGAAACAACCCCTCAATCAGTTGACTTGGGTACGTTCTAATCTAATATTTATTAATAGACATAATTCCATTAAATTATAAATAAAAAGTATGGCCCAAATAATTAAACACCGTCGCGGTTCGATAGCCAATGTCGGTAATATAACACCAATAAATGCTGGTGAAATTATATTAGGTACAGGCTCCATAGGTAACCTAGTAGGCCCTGTATTGTTCGTTGGAGATTCAAGCTCTTATAAAGCAGTCCCTCAATTATATTATGGTTCTTCTGCACCAGATATTTCTAGCTATAGCCAATTAGAAGGTGTTTCTTTCTATGAAACTGGTAGTAAAAATCTTTACATTTTAAAAACAGCTGGTAATGTTCGTTTAGACTTAGCAGGTGCTGTAAGTGGAAGTGCAATTACTCCTTCAAGTATTACTACAGGTGTAATTACAGGTTCTAACTTATATTTAAGTGGTAACGCAACAATTGATGGTAACATTACTTTAGGTGGTAATATCACAGTTGGTAATTCCGATACAGATTTTGTAACTTTTGGTGCAGATATTAGTTCATCTATTATACCAGATTCAGCAAATAATTTTGATTTAGGTGCTAGTGGTAAAGAATGGAGAACAATTTATGCTCAACAAGGTGTATTTACATCAGCTAGTGGTTCATTCAGTGGTTCATTTGTGGGTGATGGTGCTGGATTAACAGGATTAGCTACAAGTTTATTAGTATATGGTGATGGTGGATTAAGTGGTTCAATTAACTTATTAAATCAAAATTTAAAAGTATTAGGAACTGCTAATGAGATCGAAACTACATTAGCTCTAAATAGTGGATCAGACGGATATACAGTACAAATTGGTTTACCTAATGATGTAACAGTTAGTCAATCATTAACAGTACAAACTGATTTATATGTTACTGGTTCGGCTTATACGTCAGTAGTAATAGGTAGCGGAAGTATCAAATTAAAACCAGATACAAACGATGCTAGATATTTAGAAATATATAACACATCTCCTACCGATACTCATATTACAGCAAGTTCTGGATGGCTTTATTTGGGTGATGATACAACTTATATAAAAGTTGATACATCGGGGGGTGCTAATGAAAGAATAGATATAACTGCTCCTGACGGTACTTTCATTAATGGAAATTTATACCACTCAGGTAGTGAAGCTAATTTCTCAGGAAGTGTTACTATTGCAGGTAACTTAACAGTAAATGGTACTTCAACAATTGTAAATTCAACAACAGTTGAAATTGGCGATAATATTATTTCGTTAAATGGTACTGGTGTTGCAAATGCCGGTTTGGTTGTTAAAGATCCAACCTCTCCAAACACAGTATCTGGTTCATTACTTTGGGATACAACAAACGATTACTGGATAGCAGGTCCATTAGGATCAGAAAAAAGAATTGCAGTTCAAAATGCAGCTTCTTTAACAACAAATGCTTTAATATATGGTAATGCTTCAAGTGAAATAATTTCAATGACCGCTCCTTCAGCTGCTGATCAGTATGCTAAGTGGGATGGTAGCGCTTGGACAATGACTAATGTTATAGACGGCGGTACATTCTAAAATAATAATTTAAATATATAATTAATTAGGGCTCCAATTCGGAGCCCTTTTATATTTATATATGCCTGATAGATAGGTCACCGCAAGGTGCAAGTATATACTTAAAAATATTGAGCGCTTATGTCTCGTCTTATTACTCTGCGTAGAACAGCTACGCCTGGAAAGATTCCTACAATTGCTGACTTACAGTTAGGTGAGTTAGCTATGAATACTTACGATGGTAAGGTTTATCTTAAAAAGAATGTTAACGGTGTTGAAACTATTGTAACTCTTGGTGAAACAGGAGGAACAGGAGCCCAAGGTGCCCAAGGAGCAACAGGCCCTTCAGGAGGCCCTGGTCCATTAGGTCCACAAGGATCAATAGGTACTCCAGGTCCACAAGGTATAGAAGGTCCTCAAGGTAATCAAGGACCAGTTGGTGTTCAAGGATTTCAAGGCAACCAAGGCTTTCAAGGTATAAAAGGCGATCAAGGTTTTCAAGGTATAGCTGGGCCTCAAGGTATTCAAGGAACAAAAGGCGACCAAGGTTTTCAAGGAGATAAAGGCGACAAAGGTGACCAAGGCTTTAATGGTACGATTGGTGCTCAAGGGGTTATGGGATTCCAAGGTTTCCAAGGATCTAATGGATTTCTTGGAGCAGATGGTGCTCAAGGTTTTCAAGGTTCTTTAGGATTTCAAGGTAGTCAAGGTGCAACAGGTGCTCAAGGGGCAGTTGGTTCATCTGCTAGAGATATAACTATATTTACTGCAACTGCTGGGCAAACAACATTTACAGTACCTGGTGGTTATACATTAACTATGGTTGATGTGTTTTGGAATGGTGTTAAGCAAACTGAAGGAGTAGATTATACAGCATCAAATGGTACAACAGTAGTATTAACAAACCCTGCTAGTATTGGTGATACAATAGAAATAGATAATTATTTAGGTGAAATAGGTGCACAGGGGGTTAAAGGCGACCAAGGTTTTCAAGGCATTCAAGGTTTCCAAGGCATTCAAGGAATTAAAGGCGACCAAGGTTTCCAAGGCATTCAAGGAATTAAAGGCGACCAAGGTAATCAAGGTTATCAAGGTAGTGGGGGTATAAGTGCAGGACAAGTATATTACTTTAACCAATCTCAATCTTCTGATGTATCTCCTTATAAGGTATTATCAAAAGACCCAACAGCAACTGTAGAACAAACAGTAACAGTTACTACAACAGGAACAACTCCCATTTTAGTAAGTCAATTTTTAACTCCTGAATTAGGATTTGCTATAATCCCAGCAGGTGTTCAAAGATTTCATTTACATTTTTTAAAAGATTCTCAAGGAAATAATATTGATGCTTATGTTACAATACAATTAGCAACCTCAACAGGCACCCCAATAGGTCCTATAATTACTTCTGGTATTGTTGATATAGGTTGGATAAATTCATCTACAACTGTTGAAGCACTTGCTGATATAGTTTTACCATCTACAGTAATAGATCCAACAAACAGAATGATTGTTAAAATCTATGTTGTAGAAGAATCTAGTGGCTCTCATGATATAACTTGGTATACAGAAGGTTCTTCAAGTTACTCTTATGTATTAACTAGTGTAGGTGCTGTAATTGGATCTCAAGGTCCACAAGGTAATCAAGGGACTACAGGAATAAAAGGCGACCAAGGTTTTCAAGGAGCAAATTCAACAGTAGTTGGTCCTCAAGGTGCTAAAGGCGATCAAGGTTTTCAAGGAGCAGATGGCTATATTGGTGCTGATGGAGCACAGGGTGCTACTGGATCCCAAGGTTCTATAGGTGATCAAGGTTTTCAAGGTCCTCAAGGCGATATGGGCTTCCAAGGTTATCAAGGTTTTGGATATCAAGGCTCTCAAGGTGCTGATGGGGATCAAGGTTTCCAAGGCTCTCAGGGTGATATGGGATTCCAAGGTTATCAAGGAGACGGATACCAAGGCTTTCAAGGCCCAACAGGTGATAAAGGATTTCAAGGCTCTCAGGGTGACATGGGCTTCCAAGGCTACCAAGGATTTGGATTTCAAGGTGAAATAGGTCCTACTGGTTTACAAGGAACTACTGGATCTATAGGTCCAATTGGTCTTCAAGGAGCAACAGGCCCTACTGGATTGCAAGGAACTACAGGAAGTCAAGGTCCAACTGGTCTTCAAGGAACAACGGGTACTCAAGGCTCAATTGGTGCTCAAGGTCCTATAGGCCCTACTGGTTTACAAGGAACTATTGGAGCAACTGGTGCAACTGGTCTTCAAGGTATCCAAGGCCCAACAGGTCCTACAGGTTTACAAGGTGCTACAGGACCAACTGGTCTTCAGGGGGCTGTTGGTGTTCAAGGAGCAAAAGGTGATAAAGGCGATCAAGGATTTACAGGTCAACAAGGTCATCAAGGAACCCAGGGTCCAATAGGTCCTACTGGTTTACAAGGTACTAAAGGAGATCAAGGAAATATAGGTCCTACTGGTTTACAAGGAACAGCAGGTACAAACGGTGTTCAAGGTGCAACAGGTGCTCAAGGGGCTACAGGTGCTCAAGGTAATACTGGCGCTCAAGGTAATACTGGTGCTGCTTCAACAGTAGCAGGACCTCAAGGTAATACTGGACCTCAAGGAGCAACAGGTAATCCATTTGGTGGAGGTACATTTACCGGAAATTTAAGAGTACAAGCTGATATAGGTTTAGATGCAGGTCGAACTATATTCTTTGGTAGAGAAGAAGCATTTGGAGGAAGTGATACAGGAGGAACAGATTATGGTTACGTAACTTTTGATAATAATAACTCAACATATGGTACAGCAGGAGGTGAAACTTCTGTTTTAAGATTAGGAACACAAAACGATGGAGATGGCTCAGTAGGAGACCATATGGCTTTTGAAGCAGCAGGAAATATTTACTTAAGACCTGGAGCTTGGGGAGGTGGTGGAGCAGTAAGAATAGGAACTTTATCTAGTTATTCTACTGTATGGAATACAAGTAATTTAACCAACTTAAATCAGCTAACAAACGGTCCTGGCTATATAACAGGAGAATCTGATACATTAGCTACAGTTACAGGTAGAGGAGCTACAACATCTAGTCCCATAACTATTAATGGAGGTGGTAGTCAACCTCTTACTTTAACAACTGCTAATGGTTCTCCTTGGCATCTTGCTTTAGTACGTAATGACTTAGGTCTTACTAGTAGAGTATTTGCTCATAACTCCCCCTACAATGGTTGGTATTTTGAACATAATATATCAATTGCTGGTAGTACAAACTGGCATAGTGGTAATCTTACCAACCTGAATCAATTAACTAACGGCCCGGGTTATATTACAGGTATAACATCAGGAAATGTAACAACTGCTCTTGGTTATACTCCAATGTATCAAGCAGCTCAGTCTGGTGTTAATGTAAATGCATTTAATGGTACAGGTTTATATAGAGGTTCAACTGGCGATTGGAGTAATAGACCAACTGTTGTACATAATGGTGGTGCCTTATTACAAATAGATACTCACCCTGGTAATTACCACCAACAATTATTTTTTGATACTGGAGGAAATAGATTATACATGAGATCAGCAGATGCTGGTACATGGGGTGGTTGGGTAACAATGTGGCATAGTGGTAATCTTACTAATTTAAATCAGTTAACTAATGGTCCTGGTTATATAACTTCATATACAGAAACAGATACACTTAATAGTGTTACAGGAAGAGGTAATACTACGGGTAATAATATTATTACATCTGCAGGTATGTATGCAAATATCTTCTATGACTACTATGATAATGGATATTACTTCCAAGGTAGAGGTATAAGTAGAATGTATGGTGTTGCTATTAGAGGTGATAATAATAGTACAGGATCTGATAATCAAATATTTTTCTGGGGTGGTGGTAACACAACTACATCTGCAATAGGATTTAAAGCAAATGGAGGATATTTTTCCAACCCAACAGGATTTGGAGATGGGTACAATACTTATCTTACTATGGATACAGATGGTAGGGGTTGGGTGTTTAGAAGAGGTGTTGGTGGTACTGATTTTGGAGCAGCATATACTGCAGGGTGGATATTAAATAATGGTGTGTGGCAAGCAAATGCTTCTATGCGTGCTCCTATCTTCTACGACTCAAATGATACAGCTTATTTCTTAGATCCCAATGCTGGTGGCACTTCTGCAAATTTAGCTGGAACAATACGATTACAAACAGGTGCTTTTGGAACAAATTCTGTATCAAGTTCTTCACAAGCTACATTATCAAGAACATTTGCTCCACAAGGTGCATCTAATGGTTTTAATGGAGGGGGAATTACAGCCGCTATTAAAATTAGATTACCTTTTAGAGGAAATGACTGTATGTGGTCTATGAAGGTTAGAATCTATAATTATACTAACGATGCTGTTTCAGAATATACAATAGGTAACTATTCATATGCTGCGGGTGCTTATCATAGAGCAGCTCATTTTATGGGGGGTGTTAGTGCTATACCTCAAACAGTGAGATTTGGTAACGATGGTACTTATGATTGTGTGTGGATTGGTGAGACTGGTACCTCTTGGTCTTATCCTCAAGTTTCTGTTATGGATTTTCAAGGGGGATATGTAAGAAGCGATGTTGCTACTGTTTCAAACAACTGGAATATAACATTTGTAACATCATTTGATACAGTTGCAGACTCGGTTACTCCATCAATTAGATTTAGTAATGTTACTGCTTCAAGTGTTAATGCTCCTTCAGGATATGTAAGTAATGGTAATCCATGGGGTACTGCAAACTCTGCATTTTTTCCTAATGGTATTAGTACAGCAGGTGGAACTAACTGGATCTATGGGTTTACATACATAGGTAATGCACCAGGTAATGGAGCAGGACATGAGTTTAATGCTAATGGTTCTATGCGTAGTACTTCTTCTCATAGAGCTACAATATATTATGACGATGCTGATACAGGATATTATTTAGATCCTAATGATACTTCTAATTTAAGTAGACTTATAGTAAATAATGCAGTTTCAGGAGCAGCTTTACTTGTAGGTTCTACTAATACATCTAGACTTATTAATGATAATGCAAGAAAAGCATTAGTTATTAATGCAGAGTATTATCCTGGATTACATCTTAATGCTTATGCTGGGAATAATAGCACTCATGGAGCTTATATTGTAATGAGTGGTAACATAAGTGGTGGTTATAGACTTTGGACAATGGGTATAGCTAACTTAAACCCAGGTATTTTTAGTATAGGTTATAGTGACCAACAAGATGGTAATGGTCACTATGGTGTTGGTGACGGTTGGTCTGGTAATGATGCTCATCATGGTAGATTAATAGTAGATACATCTGGTAATACTAAGATTAGAGGTATGCTTTATGTTAATGGTACTAGTGGAGGAATATCTACAGGTAATGCTGTTTACCATACAGGAAATATGGATGCTCCAAATAAATCAGGAACATCTTACTACCAGACAAATACATGGATGCAATTTAATGGTGGATACGGTTTGTATTGGCCTAACAATTATGGAGGACATTTTTATCCAAACGACGGTTCAACTTATACTCAGTTTAGAATTAATGGTAACAAGAACGGATATGATGGTATATGGTGTTCATACAGCCGTGTAAATGGAATGATGTATGATAGTGGAGGTAATGGGGGAGTATATAGAGAAGATAATGGAAGATGGTATTGGTATCACCATTTAGGAAATAACTGTACTGGTATATCAACCTCATCAACATCCTCTTCTTACAGAGCTTACATTGGTGGTTCTTTATATGCTGAAGGAGATGTTGTGGCGTATTCAGATGTCCGTAAAAAAACAGATATTGCTACTATAGATAACGCCTTAAATAAAGTATTACAATTAAGAGGAGTTTACTACACCAGAATAGATGATATTGAAAAAGGAAGACAAACAGGGGTTATTGCACAAGAAATAAATGAAGTATTACCTGAAGTTGTTACATATGCTGCAGATGTAGATGAATATGGTGTTGCTTATGGTAACTTTGCTGGTTTATTTATTGAGGCAATCAAAGAATTAAATGCAAAAATAGCATACCTAGAATCGCAGTTAGCTTCTAAGTAAATATTTATACACGATCTATATAGATCATAAGACATATTAGTACATACTAAATTAAAAACAGACCATAGATATGGCGCAAATTGTTAAGTTACGTAGGAGTGCAACCACTGGCAACAAACCAACTACAGAGCAGTTGGAGTTAGGTGAGTTGGCAATGAATACCTACGACGGTAAAATTTATTTTGAGAAAAGTGGATCCGCAGGCGAAAGTATTGAAGAAATACTTACAACAAACGCCCAAAACACAGGATCACTTTCAATCTCAGGTTCATCTCACAACATCACAGGAGCTTTAGAATTAAGTGGTAGTTTAAAACTACCAAATACAGTTCGTGACTATACTAATAGTACAGGATCTGTAGGACAAGTTCTACAAATAACTGAAAACGGAGCTGTATGGATTGATAATACAGCTGCTAGTTCTGGAGATGGAAGAACAGCCAAACAAACATTTGCTGCCTCAACAACATGGGTGTTTACACATAATTTAAATGAAAAATATCCTGTAGTAGAATTATATGGGGTTGATGATCAAATTTTAGTTGCTCCTACTGTAGCAACAAACTCTAATACAATAACAATTACTTTTGCAGTTCCTGTAGCAGGTACTGCAGTTGCTACTGTTGGTGGTATGAGGGGTTATCAAGGTTTCCAAGGTTTCCAAGGCCAAGCAGGATATGTTGGAGCTGACGGAGCACAAGGTGCTCAAGGTGATAGAGGCTTTCAAGGTTTTCAAGGAGTAAAAGGAGATCAAGGAGTAACAGGTGCTCAAGGTTTTCAAGGTCCTATAGGATTTCAAGGTAGTCAAGGTGAAACTGGAGCTCAAGGAGCAATAAGTGCATCAGCAAGAAATGTAACTGTATTTACAACAACATTAAATCAAACAACATTTACAGTGCCTGGTGGTTATAATATTGGGTTAGTAGATGTATTCTGGAACGGTGTTAAACAAACAGTAGGAGTAGATTATACAGCATCAAATGGTACAACCGTTGTTTTAGCTAACGGTGCTGCTGCAGGCGATACTATAGAAATAAATAATTACTTAGGAGAAATTGGTTCTCAAGGTAATCAAGGTGCAACAGGTGCACAAGGTTCTGTTGGTGCTCAAGGAGCAACAGGTAATCAAGGTGCTATTGGCGCTCAAGGCCCTACTGGATCTCAAGGTTCTGTTGGAGCTCAAGGAAGTGTAGGTCCTCAAGGTGAAACTGGATTTCAAGGTAACCAAGGACCAACAGGTTTACAAGGTGCTAAAGGAGATCAAGGATTTCAAGGTATCCAAGGTTTCCAAGGCGACCAAGGTATCCAAGGAACTAAGGGCGACCAAGGCGACCAAGGATTTCAAGGAGCTAAGGGTGATCAAGGCAACCAAGGTCCTATAGGTCCTCAAGGTATTAAAGGCGATAAGGGTGACCAAGGCGATAGAGGTTTCCAAGGTGATCAAGGAATACAAGGTACAGTAGGTACACAAGGTGCTACTGGTGTTCAAGGCGCTAAGGGCGATCAAGGATACCAAGGTATTACAGGACAAGGATTCATAATTTACCAAACATATAACTCAGTAGCTGCATTATTAGCAGATAATACATGTCCCGATGGACAATTTGGTTTGGTTGGTGGTAGTTTATCTCAATCAGATCCAGATTATGGAAAATTATATTTAAGAAGCGGTGGGGTTTGGTCCTTTACTACAGATATGTCTGTACAAGGGATTCAAGGTTCAACAGGCGCTCAAGGCTCTACAGGCCAACAAGGTTTTAAAGGAGATCAAGGTAACCAAGGTGACCAAGGTGCTAGAGGCTTCCAAGGTGATCAAGGACGTCAAGGTTCTCAAGGTGATAGAGGTTTCCAAGGTTTTCAAGGACTAAAAGGCGATAAGGGAGATAAAGGCGACCAAGGCGACAGAGGTTTTAAAGGTGATCAAGGCGACAGAGGTTTTCAAGGCTTTAAAGGCGACCAAGGTGATAGAGGCTTTCAAGGCTTTAAAGGTGATAAAGGCGATAAAGGCGACCAAGGTGACAGAGGCTTTCAAGGGTTTAAAGGTGATAAGGGAGATAAAGGTGATCAAGGCGACCGAGGATTTCAAGGATTTAAAGGCGACAAGGGTGATCAAGGCGACCGAGGCTTCCAAGGCTTCCAAGGTATACAAGGTGCTGTAGGTACAGGAGCACAAGGTGCTCAAGGTACAGCAGGATCACTAGATGCAGTAGCTAGAGCTGGAGATACAATGACTGGTCAATTAATTGTTGGTGCTGGAGGAATTGGATTACAGAGAACTCAAACAAACAATGGTATTTGGTTTAACTCAGGAACAGATGCTAATCACATATTGTGGAACGATTACTATGGGGGTCCTGGTTCTAGAACAGCAAACCCAAGTAGTTTTGATGGAATAAAATGGAACACTTATAGAGGTATTCAAATAAGAGGGGGTTTATCAGGTGCTTTTAATTGTATTATAGTTACAAATAGTTCAGATGATTTAAATGACCATACTGTATCTCTTTATGCTTCAAACGTATTAAGACTACAGACAACAACTTCAGGAGTTAATATTTTTGGTAATTTAATTTCTACAGGTACTGTTTTTGCTACTAATGGAGGTGTTGATGGAACGTTTGCAGATGCTTTTGTAGCAAGATTTAATTCAAATAATGCAGAACAAAATGCAATACAGACTGCTGTATCTTCTGCAGCAGGTGGAAGTGGATTTAGATTTCAAGTAAGTAATGGTGGGGGTTCTTCAGGAAGAACGACAACTGCTGATTTTTTAAGAAATAATACTCTTGTTTATACAAATTTTACTGCTTCAACAGATGGTATTTTTGGTAATAACAGAACAGGAAATGATGCAGGTGCTACTGTACTAAATATTCTTGGATCATCAAGTTCATCTACATCATCTCAATTAAACCTAACTCAAGTTTGGAATGGAGTACAATATCCTGTTATATTAAGGAATACATATAATTCAACAGGTGGTGCCGCCTCAAGTGTGTTTACATTGTCTACAACACAATGGAATGGTTCTACTGCTTTTACTACCGAGAGATTTAGAATTGACGGAAATAGCGGAATATCTACATTTTCAGGAGGAGTTACAATTTCAACAAGTGCATCCCCTGGTCTTAATATTATTAAAGACGCAAGTGCTGATAACAGATATATAAGACTTTCAAATACTCAAGCAGGAAGCAAAAGTTGGGATTTAATAAATCAGACAAACGCAAATAGTAATAGGTTTGTAATATACAATGCAACAGATGATATATCTGCTTTACAAATAGAAACATCAGGTAGAACAACAATACGTGATGGATTAAAAATAAGTTCTGTTGAATCTACTTTATATGAGCAAAACGGAGCCTTAGCATATTATAGTGCTTCAAACGCTGTTTATTTAAATGGAGCAGGCCCAAATGGTTGGCTACGCTTAAATGCAGCAGGTTCAGAAAATGATAGAAACTCTATCAATATTTTTGGTTCAGGTGCAGGCTCTCCTGACCAAATGAATTTTAGAACAGGAAATGGTACAAGGTTAACTATAACCAATAATCAAGCAAATTTTAATGGTAATGTATATGCAGGAACTACAATAAACTGGAATAGTGGAATTGGTGCTCTTAGTTATGGTACAGGGTTTATTACCATGGAGACAAATTCTGCTAATGCTATACAGTTTAAAACTAATGGCTCAACTGCTCAAACAATAAACACCAATCAGACGGTTCTTTTTGCAAGTAATATAGGAGTTAATAATACTTTTGGTTTATTATTTAATGGTCTTTCTGATAGTAACTGGAAGATATATAGAACAAACGGAACTCCTGACTTTGCAAGAGCAATAATAACAGGACCTTCTCTTAATATTAATGCTCATTATAGCAGTGAGGGTTTTGCAATTGGTGCTAACGGTGGTAATTCTTATTATGAAATATTAGGAAATTCTAACGGAACAAGTGCTACCCATTATTTTAGAGGTACAGCTCAAGTTACAGGAGCTCTTAGTAGTGCAAGTTTAACTACAGGAGCTATTAATGGTAATCGTACATCTGTTGGAGTACTTAATTTTAGTTGTGGATTTGGTTCTTATACTACAGATGGATTATTTAATGCACAATCTGTATATTCTTATGTCACAACACCAAGTGGTGTAGATAGAATACGCTTTGGTTACAATGATTATGGTGGAGGTCAATACTATGGAGCTATAGGATTTCAAGGACCTACAAACTTTTCAATTGGTCATGGTTATAGTAGTAATGGTAATTTTTTTAGAATAGGAACAGGATATCGTGATGACGGGATTGTTCTTTCTGCAAATAATAATGTGCTTATTCCTGCAAAACTATCAATAGGTAATTTTGATTCTAATGATGGAGGATTAAATATTAGAGGATATGGTGTTGCAGATGGTAGTACCAACTACGGTGTTATTCTTGCAAGAGGTACTAAGATAGCTTGGACTGATACTGGTAACGCTAGCACAGGAGAATATATTTATTCACAAGCTGGTTCTCCTTATTCTGTAACAATACACTCTGGTGGTTACAATGCCCTTGCTTGCCCTAATACAAGTCATGTATATATTAACCATGAAGCAGGAACTTGCTCTATAGGTAGTACATCTTTTAGTACATCTTATAAATTATACGTAACTGGTCAAATATATGCAACATCAGACATTACAGCATATTCAGATAAACGTAAGAAAGAAAATATTACAACTATAGATCAAGCTCTTAATAAAGTTTTAGGATTGCGTGGTGTGTTTTATAATAGAATAGACGATGATTCTAAACAAAGAAATCTAGGTGTAATAGCACAAGAGGTCTTAGAAATTCTACCAGAAGCTGTATCTTATGCAAATGATACTGATGAATATGGTGTAAAGTATGGTAACATGGCAGGTCTATTCATCGAAGCAATCAAAGAACAACAAACCCAAATCGAATCTCAAAAGACAGAAATAGAAGAACTTAAAGATTTAGTAAAACAACTTATAAATAGATAATAGGATAGATTAAAATACATCAACTTCAATATTTATATTAAATAGGTAACAACATAATGGCCAAAAGTAAAAATACAATCCTTGCATCTCTATTAACTGCAGCTGGTGACATTGCAGTTTCAGGATCAGGTTCATTAACAGGAGATTTAACCGTACAAGGTAGATTAACTGCACAAGAATACCATTCAGAAATAGTATCATCATCAATACTATATACATCAGGCTCAACAAAGTTTGGTGATAGTGCTGATGATACACACCAATTTACTGGTTCATTAAATGTATCAGGTTCAATTTTGGTAAATGGTGTGGCTGCTATTGGTCCTCAAGGTGCAACTGGTTCTCAAGGTGCGACTGGTGTTCAAGGCTCTACTGGATTTCAGGGTGCAACTGGTATACAAGGTTCTATAGGCCCTCAAGGCAATCAAGGCCCTATAGGTCCTCAAGGAACGACTGGAGCTCAAGGCGATAGAGGCTTTCAAGGTTTTACAGGTACTCAAGGCAATCAAGGCCCTACAGGTCTTCAAGGTGCAACTGGAGTTCAAGGAGCAACTGGAGCTCAAGGATTTCAAGGTACAACTGGAGCTCAAGGTACAGCGGGTTCATTAGATGCAGTAGCTAGAACTGGAGATACAATGACTGGTCAATTAAATGGAACTAGTGCTGTATTTACAAGTAGTGTTTCTGCAACAGGATTATTTGGGTATATTTTAAAAGGAAGATCATCTGATAACTATGGAGCATTTGGTTTTTATAGTAATAATGGTGCAACAAGATATGGATATATCCAAACACATTCAACAAATGGTGGACAGTTTGTAATTAATGGTGATGGTGGTGGTCAGATTACACTTGATAGTAGAGGAATTGTTGGTACCGGAGCCGTTACATTTAGTTCATGGCTTAGTATAGGTGGAGGATCTGAAGGTTTAAGACTTGGTAATGTTGGGGATAATTCTTCTTATGATAATGTTAAACTATATTACACAGGTTATAATAGTGCATCTCCAAGAGTTTATTTAACTCCAAGAACTGGTCCTGGTTCAGGTATTGTTAATACCTATTTCCATTTACAAAATACTAATGGTACAAGTACATCCGCCAATAACACAATGGGATTACTTGTTGATGGTAGTGTTGGTATTGGGACAACAACTCCCCCAAATACAAAAGTAGAAATACTCAGTAGAGCAGCTGATGCTGATAGAACTTTACCACATAACATATTAACACTTACAGCAGAACAAGGAAATGCTCCTTATGGGCCTTTTGGTGGTGCTATTTTATTTAAAAATAGAAGTTATGTAAGTGGATTAGTTGAAAGTTCAAGAATAAGAAGTGTTATTTATGATGATGGTGCTCCTAATAATTTTGGAGGGGGATTATGGTTTGAAACTACCCCAACCCCAGGTGGAACTCTTACTCCATCTCTTGTTATAAATTATCAAGGACGTGTAGCAATAGGAACAAATACTCCAGTTGAACCATTAACTGTAAGTTATGCCGCACATGGACTTATTTCACAACATAGACAAAGTAATGGTGTGGGTGTAGGTCAAAACTTCTATATGAAATTTAACAATTCTGTAGATGCTGCAGTAAATTATGCAGGAATATATGCTGATATACAAGCTAATACAAATGGAGCTCATAGTGGTAGAATGATTTTACAAGTAGCTAATGCTGGTAATTTGTTATCTGCTATTACAATATCTAATAATGGAGCTACTACATTCTCTAATACTATAAATGCATCAGGTTCAATTACTACAACTCAAAGTTTATTCTCAACAAAGGCGATTGTTGCTGGTGAAGCAACACCTTTACATTTATCATACGCTTCTTCTGATGGTGTTGGACCTGCTGTTCGTTTAGGTTCTGGAGCTCAAGGTTTTTGGGATATTCAACCAAGCAGTAATAATCAAAGATTAAGTTTTGAATGGCAAGATTCAGTAAATGCATTGAGTTTATTTTCAGATGGTAATGTAAGCATAGGAACAAATAGTTCAAATTCAAATAGATTATACGTTTCTGGTAATATCTATTCTACAGATACTTTATTTGCTAGAAATGTCAAACCAGAACCTTGGGCAAGTATAACAGCAGGTTCTCCTAGTGGTGCTACTATTCCTTATGGATATAGTATGATAGCCATTGCTACACCATGTGATAATAACTGGAGATCAATCCTTACTAATCTTAATGATACTAAAGCTTATTTTTGGGTAACTTTAGGTGATGCCGCTTCAAAAGATACTGCTAACTATTTTATGTCAATGACTTCTCCAGCTTATGGTGTATCAAATTTTGGAAATGTTAGTTATCAAGATAATGGTTGGAATACTGGAGGATTTGAATTTACATATGATAATCTAGGTAATGGAACACATAGATTATTAGTAAGATGTACATCATATTACAATAGTGGAAATACAGCATATGGTAATATTTATTTCTTAAGATTAGAATAAATTAAAATTATATCTTAATATTTATAATCATGCCATTACAATCATCAGGAGCAATAAGCATATCACAAATCAAAGCCGAATTAGGATCTAGTTCAAACAGTCTTAGAACACTAAGCGCGGCTGCTGGTTTTTCAACACCAGATGCTATGAGTGAATTTTATGGATATTCATCAGAATCTATGAATGGTGTAACAGCTACAGCATTAGATTCATATCAATCATTTGGTGATTGGTATTGTGGTTGTAATGAGGTTATAACTGTTTACCAAACAACTACAGGTAGATGGTTAAGAGGTAATAGTATTGGTTCTACCCCACTTAATGGAACATTTAATCTTAATGCAGAAATTGTTTCCTTTAGTAACGGAACCCCAGGAAGTGTTGTTGGGTATTGTTCATACATCTGTTAAAAATAATATTATTTGTTAACTAACATTTAAGAGCAAGTATATCTCAATATTTATATCAGAATAACCCCGATATAATATAATGAGAATACACAACGCGTCAGTTACAGGTTCATTAGAAGTATCAGGTAGTTTTAGACTACCTGTAGTTCCCCAAGACACATCAGGTTCATTAGACAAATATTTAGTACTTAATGAAAGTACTAAGGAGATATACTATACTTCAAGAGGATCACAGGGTAACCAAGGTCCACAAGGCCCACAAGGCATCCAAGGTTTTCAAGGACAAGATGGTTATGTTGGAGCTGATGGAGCTCAAGGTGATCAGGGACGTCAAGGCACTAAGGGTGACCAAGGATTTCAAGGCATTCAGGGTACTAAAGGTGATCAAGGCTTTCAAGGCGACCAAGGTTTCCAAGGCGACCAAGGCATTCAAGGAGCCCAAGGTGACCAAGGAATACAAGGCTTCCAAGGCGATCAGGGATATCAAGGCGATCAAGGCATTCAGGGCGCTAAGGGTGACCAAGGCGATCAAGGTTTCCAAGGTGCTAAAGGTGATCAAGGAAATCAAGGCCCACAAGGCATTCAAGGCACAGTCGGTGCACAAGGTTCTACAGGACCTCAAGGTGCTAAAGGCGACCAAGGTTATCAAGGCATAACAGGCCAAGGATTCACAATCTATCAAACATACAACTCAGTAGCTGCATTATTAGCAGACAATACTTGCCCCGAAGGTCAATTCGGATTAGTAGGAGGCTCACTTTCACAATCAGATCCTGACTATGGTAAATTGTATTTACGTAGTGGAGGAACTTGGTCATTTACAACAGATATGTCTGTTCAAGGTATCCAAGGTTCTACAGGTGCTCAAGGTAGTACTGGTGCACAAGGTGCAACTGGTTCTCAAGGAAATCAAGGCGATCAAGGCCCTAGAGGCTTTCAAGGCGATCAGGGAGTTAGGGGTTTCCAAGGTTTCCAAGGTGATCAAGGAAGACAAGGCGCTCAAGGCGATCAAGGACGTCAAGGTTCTCAAGGTGATAAAGGATCTCAAGGTTTTCAAGGCGATAGAGGCTTTCAAGGCTTCAAAGGCGATCAAGGCGACAGAGGATTCAAAGGAGACCAAGGTGACAGAGGTTTCCAAGGCTTTAAAGGCGACCAAGGCACAGCTGGTACAAACGGAACTAATGGTACTAATGGAGCTCAAGGAGCGACAGGCTTACAAGGCACAGCTGGTACAAACGGAACTAATGGTTCAAATGGAGCCCAAGGTGCAACGGGTGCACAAGGCGCTACTGGTGCACAAGGTAGTACTGGTGCTGCTTCATCAGTAGCAGGTCCTCAAGGTAATACTGGTGCACAAGGTGCAGCAGGTCCAAATGTTTATGTTGATACATTAGCTACTGTTACTGCTAGAGGGGCTAGTACATCTACAGCTGTTACATTTAGTACAAGTGCTACAATAGGTCGTGCATTAATAGATTTTGATGGTACTGATACTTGGTTTAGAATGCAATCTGGTAACAGAATGCGTATTACTACTACAGGTGGTACAGATTTTATTATTCCCAATACTGGGAATATGACATATAATGGTAATATAGTATTACACGCAGGTAACTATTCATCATACGCATTGCCTCTTTCTGGTGGTATAGTAACGGGTGCTGTTACAATAAATGGAGGTGCAGCTTATCCTCTTGCTGTATCTTCTAATCAGAGATATCAATTGCAAGTAAGAAATACTTCTAATAGCATTAACTCTGGATATGGGTGGTGGTGGTTTATGGACACCAATTTTAATATGGGATTCCATGCAGATGGTGCAGCAGATAGATTTACATTAACAAGGGATGGTAATTTATCTGTAAGTGGAACAGTTAGTGGTTCTAACTTATCAGGAACTAATACAGGAGATCAAACAAATATTAGTGGTAATGCCGTTACAACTTCACAAAGAAGCTTTGATTATTTGTATGCATCCTCTTATTTAGAATCTGGAGGGGCTGTATATGGAACAATATTCTATGACAACAATGATAGAGCATATTACTTAAACCCAGCAGGAGGTTCTCGTTTAAGAAACCTTTATGTTGGAGATAGTGGTGATGATTGGTCAGATCCAGGAGGATGGGGAACACAAATTAGATTTAGTAATGGTCCTCACGTTAAATTTGTATTACATGCTAGAACACCTGGTATAGAAGCAGGTATGTATGTGCATACTCCTAGTTCAGTATACATAGGTAGTTACACTAGCCATAGTGTAAGTATGATGTATGCTGGAAATAGAAAAATGCTTATAGAAGATGGACGAATTTATACTGATGTTTACTTAGAAGCCGCAGGTTCATTACGTGCTCCTATTTTTTATGATTCTCAAGACACAGGATATTATGCAGATCCTAATGGCACATCTGTATTACATACAGTTAGATTTGGCACTTCAACAAACAGTGGAAGATTTACTGGAGACGGTACATGGGGTGTAAGATTTTATACGGACTCCGGTTATATTTGGTTTGGACCAGCTAATAGCGGTCATGCTCATATATACACTGATAGATCAAATTTTTATTTTAATGCTCAATTAACAGTTAATGGTGGAAGCCAGATTAACACAAGTGATATTCGTGCTAATATATTTTATGATCAACAAGATACAGGATATTATGTAGACCCAAATAGTACTTCTAGAGTATACCACATACATGCTGATTATTTAAGTGTTGGTCAGGCTATTAATACTAACTACCGCATTATTACAAACGGTGATTACTATGCTAATGGTGGTGGTAACTTTTGGGCAGAAGGTAGATTTAAGCAATATAGAGGTTCTGGTACTTGGCATGATGTAATTGACTCTGGCAATATAGGATCTCAATCTGTATCAAATGCAGATACAGTAGATAGTTTACACGCATCTTCTTTTTCAAGAAAAGACACAAGCGGTCAATATCTTAGAGCTTATTATGAATATGGTAGTTATTTAACTTCTGAAACTCCTGTTAATTTAGTAGATCAAGGTTTAGCAGGTGGAGGATTAAGAGTTGATTTTATGCACCCTAGTTATACAGGTAGTGGTGGTTGGAATCATGTTATTACATGGTCTGGTTACAATGGTTATAATATGTATCAACTTGGTGGACATTATGATGGTGGAACTGGAACAAATCTTTGGGTTAGGTCTGAAGCAAACCATGGTAGAACTTCATGGACTTCTTGGAGAAGATTATTAAACACAGCGTCAGATCCAAATGCTGCAAATATGAACCAAGATGTCAGAACTGATAGTGGCCCAACATTTGCAAACGTATATAATAATGGTTGGTTTAGAAATCAGAATTCTAATACAGGTTTATATAACACAGCCCTTGATACTCACATTTATGGATCAACTACCGGAGAATGGAATTTTGCTACATCTAATAATTCTTGGATACAACTTAATATGAGACCTGGTGGTTTTGGTAGTGCTGTTAGAGGATGCTTTTATGCAGATACAGGTAACAACGTTGGGATATTAAATAATGCTGGTTCTTGGGGTATTAGATTAGATTCATCTAGACATTCATACATGTACGGTAATCTAACTGTAGGATTAGGTACAAATGCGTCCTCAATTTATATGACTGATAGTGATGAAGGTACTAGAGAACTTCATTGTAACTCAAATCGAATTGGTTTCTTAAATCAATCAAGTAGTTGGGGATCCTGGTGTGATGATTCTGGTAACTGGTTAACAGCTAATGGAATGTATGCTGGAACATTTTATGATTATAATGATAATGCTAAATACTTACATAGAAATACAAGCTCATATACCGCTTGGTATATGGGTGGTAGTAATAATGGATATTCTGGTTGGAGAGTAGATGGTGGTATGTGTCTAATGATGCATACAAATGGTGCGTCTGGGCCTACAGGATTTTGGTTAAATAACTGGTCAATACTTACATATGTAGATGCTGCTCAATACCTATACAATAACGGTAATGAAAAATTTAGAACAGCTAGTGATGGTGTAGTTATAACAGGTACTTTATATGCAACAGGTGATGTTATTGCCTATTACTCAGATGCTAGACTTAAGAAAGATATTATTACAATTGATAATGCAATAAATAAAATTAAACAACTTAGAGGTGTTACTTATACATGGAATGATGAAAAAGTAAACATTGTAAAAGAAAGAGCAGGTACTAAAGATATTGGTCTTATTGCACAAGAAGTTGAAGCTGTAGAACCTTTATTTATTACTGAGTATCAATCACAATTAAATACTCCGAGTAATGACCCAGATGAAGCTAAAGATTTTATACCAGAAATGTCTGAAACATACAAGACTATTAAGTATGAAAAACTTGTAGCTTTGTTAGTAGAGGGTATGAAAGAACAACAACAACAAATCGAAGATCTAAAAAATCAAATAAATTATCTAGTAGATAACAAATAAGTTTGGATATCAAATAGTTTCATCGTACATTCCATAAAATAATTACTTTTATGGCCGATCATATTAATCATTTAACCAACGTTGGTGGTGTATTGTGGTACATTGATAAAGTTATCATTAATAACGATGTTTGTACCATTAGTGGGTGGGTGTCTCACCCAATACAACCTATTAAAGCATTTCTAATTGGTGAGGAAATTATTTCTCCTGGATTTGAATCAAGACCAGATGTGAAGGAATTTTATCCTCAAATTCCAACAGAAGAAATTGGATTTAAAATCCTTCTTACAAAACAGGAATTAAACAAACCTGTTAGTCTTATCTTACAAGACAACTCTGTTGTAAATAACATAGACATATTTGAAAAATGGGTAGTTTACCATTCAGGGTTTGACCCTGTATCTAAAAAAGGTATTGTAGTAGTAGATAATTTCTACAGTGATCCTGATTGGGTTAGAAACTATGCTATGAACAATCTAGAATTTAAAGAATCAGGTTATCATAAAGGAAAACGTAGTTACGACAGATTTATCTTAAATGGTACTAAAGAAAAATTTGAAGAAATTTTAGGTAAAAAGATTACAAATTGGAACTACGAATCATACGCAAATGGTGTTTTTCAATATTGTACTTCTCAAGATCCAATCGTTTATCACGTTGATTCTCAAACATATGCAGCAATGGTGTATTTAACACCAGATGCCCCACTTCAAACAGGTACAGCTACATATAAAAGCAAAATAACAGGTGCTACTAGGTTTGATGAAACAAGAGGTGATGATTATTTTAATACCTTTAAAGGGTTGAGTAATAATATGAATTTTTATGACTCAACAACATATGAAGTAGTAGATACTGTTGCAAACGTTTATAATAGATTGGTTATGTTTGATTCAAAAACAATCCACGCAGCAACAGGTTATTTTGGAGATGCAATCGAAAATGCAAGATTCTTTCACCTATTTTTCTTTGACGTAGAATGGTAACATTACATATATTAACGCGTTGTACGCGTCAGCAAAACTTATTGACAATAAAAAAATCGGTATTTCCAAGTCCGATAAATGTAGTTTGGCATATTATCTTTGATACAACAACATTAAAAGACATTGATGCTGAAATGTTGAATGAGTTACAAAGCCCAAATACTAGATTTCACTTTATAAAAGGAGATGGATCTGATTATTTGTATCCTCAATTAAGTGATATTATTGATAAATTACATAAAGATGTTTATGTTGTTATATTAGATGATGATAATATTATTCATCCTGATTTTTATGATACTATCAAATCAGAAATTGAATCTAATCCTGATAAAGATGCTTTTATTTATGAGCAATTTGTTAATAAGAAAGATTTTACAGGCCTAGATGTTAGAAAAGTAGGACCTGAACATATGAAATTAAGACACATAGACTCAGCTCAATATGTTATTAAACAAAGTTTATATACACAAGGTAGATATGAAGGTGGATATTGTGGAGATGGTGTGTTTATTGAAAATCTATACAAACAATTCTCAGATAAATTTCATTTTATTCATTCAGAACTTTGTTACTATAATTACTTAACAAAAGAGAAAAAAGCAAGAGTACCTAAAGTACTTTATGTAGGTGGTACATCAAAATTAGAAAGCACTAAACATTTGGGGTATGAAGACATAAGTTTAGATGTATTAAATGTTTTAAATGATTATAATATAGAAGAATTATTAACATCTTTCAAACCAGATTCAATTATCACTGTTGGAAAACATTTTTCAGAATTTGCTAATTTAACTAATCAACCTTTAGAAGTAAGAAAAAGATGGTTGAATGTTGAAAAAGATGATACTGAAAATGGAGATATAGCTTACAATGTAGCTATGAATCAAATGTTAACAGCATCAAATGAACATTTAGTGTCATATTTTACTCCAATATATAATACTGGAAATAAATTATGGAATACTTATCGTTCACTGCTTGAACAAACTTATCAAGATTGGGAGTGGGTAATGGTTAACGATTCATCTGATGGTGGTAAAACACTTAAAATAGCAGAAGAAATTGCTAAACGAGATCCAAGAGTAAAAGTATATGATTTTAGAGAAAAAACAGGAGGGATTATTGGAGAATCAAAATACAGAGCCGCTTGTTTAACAAGAGGATTCTTATTAGCAGAATTAGATCATGATGATTTATTAACAGACAATTGTACAATGGATCTAATTAATGCTTCAAAAGCACACCCAGATGCTGGTTTCTTCTTTAATGATAGTGTAGAAATAGATGAAAATTGGGAATCATTAACATATGATGATGGATTTGCTTTTGGGTATGGTAAATATAGAAAAGAAAAATATAGAGGATTTGAATGGGATGTTGTAATTACACAAAACATTAATCCTAAAACAATCAGACATATTGTTGGTGTTCCAAACCACGTTCGTGCTTGGAGAAGAGATACATATTTTGCTGTTGGTGGACATAATAGAGATTTAGCGATTGCTGATGATTATGAATTAATAGTTAGAACATTTTTACACACCAAAATTTGTAAAATAAATAAAATTGGTTACATCCAATTTATCTATAACAACCATACAGGTCAAAATACCCATGATTTATCTCGTGCAGATATTCAACGTAGAGTAAGAACGATCATGTACCATTATAATGAAAGAATAGCTAAACGTTTTGAAGAATTAGGAAAAGAAGATTGGGCTTACAAAGAAAATCCATCACATCCACTATGGGTTGAAAGTAGATTTGGTGAAGATGAAGGATATGTAAATTATATTTATAACCCACAATAATAATAAAATGATAACAGTATTTGATGATTTTATAACAGATCAAACATTATTAGATGAGATTGCAAATGATACCACTTTCTTTCAAGATCCTGGTGTGTATTATTATTGGAAAGGGTGGTGGAATGATGAAGTAAACACTGTTAAAAAGAAGTTAATAGAATATATTTGGCGAAATAATTGCCCACTTAATAAACTATATACAATTGATGGATTTGAATATTGGACAGGTGTTCAAGAAGCAGATCCTAATGGGAGATTTAGAAATTATCTAGAAATGCATTATGATGATGATGTTGCATATAGAAAAGCTACAGGAGATAGAATGACACCTACAATTGGGTGTGTTTATTACCCAATAGGATCAGAATTTACTGGAGGTGCATTAAATGTTTATACTGATGGTGAATCTAACTCTCCTGATATTATATTGTGTAGGCCAAATCGTTTAATTATTTTCGATGCTGGAAAAGTGCCTCATAGAGTTGATACTGTTTTAACAGGAACTAGAAGAGCAATTGCTATAAATTTATGGGCTGAAGAGCCATACTCAAGTAAAATGAATATTTTCGAAACAGAATAAAATATAAAAATGGTACAAACAGGCTATTTATTTTCTAAAAAACACGTTGATCTTCAAAATTATTATTATTTTGATAAAGGTTTTAATAATGAAGAACTAGACAAAATTTACAATGATGTCGCTGAAATTGATTTTGTTCAAGCTACTACAATTGGTGGTGATAATAAAGAAGCTCGCTCATCATCTATTAAATGGATTCCACAAAATATGAAATGGAATTGGTTATACGGTAAATTAATGGATATGGCTGCTGAAGCTAACAAATCTCTATGGGATTTTGATTTACACTCAGCCCCAGAACAAATACAATACACTGAATACTACGCTTCAGAAGGAGGACATTACATCTGGCATCAAGACATTGGGCCTGGGATATTATCGCTCCGTAAAGTGTCTATTACGGTCCAACTATCTGATTCTAATGATTATGAAGGTGGAGATTTAGATATTTGGCAAGGAGGTAAAGGACATATCACAGCTCCTCGCGGCAGAGGCACAGTAGTTATATTTCCTTCATATATGATGCACCGCGTTTCACCAGTAACTGTAGGAACTCGTAGATCTTTTGTATTATGGCTTGGGGGAGAACATTATCGCTAATATTTATTCACGTAAAAACAACTATACAACAATGGCAATTAGAATTACAACTCAAATTGGTACTGATTTAGGTATCACAAGCGAAGCATACCTTCGTATTACAAATTACCAAATTCAGAAAGGTGGATTTGCTAATTTTCAAACTCAATTATTTTTAGACGCAGAATCAGCAACATCAGCATCTAATTTGTACCCAGGTCCTGGAGGAATGGGAACAATAGCTCGTAACCAACAAATTGGTGATAACTTATATGTTGATTTAAGAGTTCCATCTGAAAGTGTTGTTTACAGAACAGTAAATGTACCTTCTCAAAGTGTAGATGCATCAGGAAGTGTTACTTTTACTAACGTAGAAACTACAGTTTCTGAAAGCGTTACTGTAATGGTTCCAGATTTTACTGAAGTAGAAGAAGCAAATATCTTTGAATTTGGTTATGCTAAATTAAAAGAAAAAGTTGCTGAAGTATTCGGTACTGGTAGCTACGAAGACTGTTAATTAAAATATTAATATATATTTTTAGAAGGGGATGAGCAATCATCCCCTTTCATATTTATACGTGACAAATTAAAAAATAATTATGGCTTTATCTTTAAGATCATCTCTAGGTCGTCCACTTACGTGGCAAGAAATGGACGATAACTGGACCGAATTAAGTGGTAGTATAAATCAAATTACAATATCAAATGGTGCTCAAGGTGCCCAAGGTATTCAAGGAACTGTAGGTGCACAAGGACCTCAAGGAATAACAGGAGCTCAAGGTAATCAAGGTCCTGTTGGTGTACAAGGTAGTATTGGTATACAAGGTCTTAAAGGTGATCAAGGTGATCATGGGGCTCAAGGTGTACAAGGTTCAAATGGAGTTCAAGGATCAAAAGGCGACCAAGGTCATCAAGGTCCTATAGGCGTACAAGGCCCAGTAGGATTTCAAGGTGGGGTTGGTGCACAAGGTGGTATTGGTGCGCAAGGAAGTATAGGATCAAAAGGTGATCAAGGAGATATAGGAGCCCAAGGTATTCAAGGTCCAATCGGTGTACAAGGAAGCATAGGTGTACAAGGAACAAAAGGTGACAAAGGAGATAAAGGTGATCAAGGTTTTCAAGGAGCTAAAGGTGACACCGGAGATCAAGGATCTATTGGTATTCAAGGTATTCAAGGATTTAAAGGTGATAAAGGTGATAAGGGTGATCAAGGCACTGTAGGTGCACAAGGAAGTATAGGATTTAAAGGTGATCAAGGGGCTAAAGGTGATCAAGGTAATCAAGGTATTAAAGGCCCAATGGGTAATCCTGCTGGCAATGCGCTAGTTTATGAATACGAAACGTATGGTGATGGACAGCTAGCAACGAATTCTAGTCAGTACTCAACATTAACAAACATTGGAATTTCTAGAACTTCAAAAATATCATATACCGAAACGAATCAAGAAATTGGAAATGCAACATCATGGACTGCTGGGATTGTTGCTGGAACAATTTTAAGAATCTCAAATGTTCATGAGACTGGGGGTTATGGTCTTTACACTGTTAGCAATGCATATGATATTACACTTGGGGATGGAAAAACATATAGATCATGTAATTTAGTATTAATTTCAAGTTACGGTAACCTTAACAATAGTGTTGAAGGATCATTAGTTACTATAGGATATGTAAATAATGGAGAGGCAGGAACTCAAGGAACTCAAGGAACTCAAGGAAGGCAAGGTAGTCAAGGAACTGGAGCTCAAGGAGTTCAAGGTCCTCAAGGGACACAAGGTCCTCAAGGTTTAACAGGTAATTTTGGTGGTGCTGCTTTTGATTACACATTCAGCACAAACACCTCAAATACAATTCCTGGAAATGGAAAATTAAAATTTAATAACTTAACATTATCATCAGTCACGGAATTATATATAAGTGAAGTAGACGATGCTAGTGTTTCTGTATACAACTATTTACAAACAGTTGATGATTCAACATCAGCAATTAAAGGACACTTTACTGTAACTGAAAAAGGTAGTACAACAAATTTTGCTTTATTTGCAATAACTGGAACTCACACCCACAACACAAATTATTTTGGAGTACCTGTTACATGGTTATCAGGAGTAAGTTCATTTACAAATAATTTAGATATAATTGTTACATTTGCAAGAACAGGAGATAGAGGAGATACAGGTTCACAAGGAGCAACAGGTCCTCAAGGTATTGCGGGTACAAATGGAACTAATGGAGTTCAAGGTTTTCAAGGAGCTGCAGGATCAAAAGGCGATCAAGGAGATATTGGAATAACAGGATCAAAAGGCGATCAAGGCTTTCAAGGATTCAAAGGCGACCAAGGTGATAGAGGATTTCAAGGATTCAAAGGAGATATAGGTTTCCAAGGATTAAAAGGTGATATAGGTTTAAAAGGCGACCAAGGCGACAGAGGTTTCCAAGGATTCAAAGGCGATCAAGGCGACAGAGGTTTCCAAGGATTCAAAGGCGATCAAGGCGACAGAGGTTTCCAAGGTCTTCAAGGCTTACAAGGCTTACAAGGATTAAAAGGTGACAAGGGCGACAAAGGCGATCAAGGCGACAGAGGATTTCAAGGATTAAAAGGTGACAAGGGCGACAAAGGAGACCAAGGCTTCCAAGGATTCAAAGGCGATAAAGGCGACAAGGGAGATCAAGGATTTAAAGGAGATAAGGGTGATAAGGGAGACCAAGGTGATAAAGGTTTAAAAGGTGATAAGGGTGATAAGGGTGATCAAGGCGATAGAGGTTTTCAAGGATTCAAAGGCGACAAAGGCGATAAAGGCGACCAAGGAGATAAAGGTTTAAAAGGTGACAAAGGTGACCAAGGTGATAAAGGTAACAAAGGTGACCAAGGTGATAAAGGAACTAAAGGTGATCAAGGTGATAGAGGCTTTCAAGGATTCAAAGGTGATAAAGGCGACCAAGGTTCAACAGGCCCTGGGTTTAATGCAATTTCACCAGCAACAAATAATGCTTTATTAATCAGCAATGGTACCTCAACTGGAGCCACAACTAATTCACAAATTAGAGTAAGTGGAAATACTATTGAAGCTGAAGGATTCTACCAAATTTCTTCTCGCTATTTAAAATATAATATTATTCCTTATGAAAGTGATGCTTTAGATATATTAAATAAAGTTAATGTAGTGTCATTTAATTATAAAGATGATAAAGACAATAGACCTCACATTGGTTTTATAGCTGAAGATACTCCATCAGATCTATCTACTCCAAAGAAAAATACGATGGATGTTCCATCAACAGTGGGTGTGTTAATAAAAGCAATTCAACAATTAGAAGCTAGAATAAAAGAATTAGAATCTAAATAATGAAAAGTGGCAATTTTCAAATAACAGGAAACGAGTTACAAGAAATGGTAACTGCCAATTTACTTGGTTTAAAGGCAGGTCAATCTATTCCTGCTACTAATCGTTGTTTAACTCGACAAGAAGTAGCCAATAGAGTTCATGTTTATACTGGGGATTCACCTGATGGTGGGTCATTTATCCCTAATAGTAGTTGGCAAATTGGTAATACTTTATATACAGGACCTTCCCCAAACTTTACTTGTAATTACAATTATTTAAATGCTACAAGGTTATCAGACTCTGGTGGTAATTCATCTCTTATTTTTGAGATGAGTCAAGAAACAAATCCTTATCAAAATGTGGATTTATTTGGTTTTGTTAATGGATCCGCGCTTAGATTAGATCCTGCTAATAATTTAGATGGAATGTTCTTTGGAAACCCACAATATTCACCTCAAATGAGTGCTGCCGTTAGGGTAGGAAATAGTGTTTACGTTCAAGCAAATTTTGGACTAATAAATCCTGATGGACCAAGTTATGGGTGGGATGCCCCAGGATTTGGTTTTTTAGAAGTATCTGCTAATGGAACTTTAATTAGCAATCAACAAATATTTAAACCATTTAACAATACATCATCAACTCTTCAATCATTATCTTATACATTTACTGTTCAAGCTAATACTAATTATTATGTTAAAGCTTATTCATTAGTAGCTTATCCAAATTTCCAATGCTATAGCTCAGTTTCAGCTAGTGAGGCTTGTACCTTAGCAGCTACTGGGACAGGTGATTGTGTGTGTTGTTATTTAGGAGGAGAAGGAACTTGTTAAAATAAAAAATTAAATTATGGCTCAATGTTTATATTTTTATACTTATTGCTCTTCTTTATCAGTGGGGTGTTATTTATACACGGATGAGAAAAGAACAACTATTGTAAGCGCTGGTTGGGTTTCTAATGGAACTAACGTATATTCAGTCAACTCATCAGGTATGATTACAGCTATAACAGCTTGTAGTAGCTGCCAACCAGACGGAACATTTCTCAATACTAGTTGTAGTGGTTGTGATCTATATTATGTATATGCTAATGGAAATTGTGGTACTTATAGTACTTTTATAGAGTCTAATAGTGCTTCTTGTGGATGTGGTAGTAGTTATTATTGTAGTTGTTATGAGTATGATTGTGATCCATATCCAAATCCATGTTATTATTATAGTTGTAATACATGTTTACCTCCCCAACCTTAATAAATAAAAATTTATGATAAATTATTACAAAAGAAATCAAATGCATTTATCGGTAGATACCGATACTCAAAAAATTATCGTTTTAATGAACGAACCTAATGACTGTTCAATCCGTGTTACAGCTCCAGCTTCTTTTTATAATAAAATAGCTGAGGATTTAGCTAATAATGTTATTGAAGAATCAACAGAAGAAGCATTCATTGCTGCTAGACAGGAAATAGAAACTCGTCTTTCTTCTTTATAAGATTGCGTTTTTGGATCTTCTTATATATTTATATACGAACAAAAAAATATAAAACATGTTAACACTTATTATCGTATTAGTACTCGTGGCCGCTGTTACCTTTGTTCTAATGAGAAAGGGTAAAATAGCCGATGCAAACAACAACAACATTCCTGATGCAATTGAATCAAAAATTGAAGCAGTAAAAGAAGTGGTTGAAGAAGTTAAAGAAGTAGTAAAAGAAGCTAAAGCTAAAACTTCTAAAGCTCCTAAAACAAAACCTGAAGCAGCTCCAAAAACAAAAGCAACAAAGAAAACAAAATAAGAAACAACTACAGTTATGGAAAAAATTAGTCTAAAATTATTCGAGTTTTTAAATCTCGAAGCTGAAATTAATGGTTTAGTAAACCAACAAACAGGTGAAACAATTTCTAAAGGTCTATTAAGTGAAAAACTTAATATGATTACTAAATATTGGATCACTGATTTAAATAAAAGATTGACTTCTGAAAAAGAATCAATTAACAAACTTCGTGATGAATTGATTATGAAGTATGGTTCAACAGACGAAAGTGGTGGATACCAACTATCTCCATCTATCAGAAAAGAAGATGGTGTCGACGAAGAAGGTAACCCAAAATTCAAATCAGAACCAAACCAAGATTTCTTTGAATTCCAAAAGGAATACAATGATTTGTTGAATCAAGAAAGAGAATTAGAATATAAACCTTTCAATATTAGCGATTTCGCTCATGTAGAAACAGAAGGTAATTATCAAACATTCTTCCAATTGATCAAAGTTGAAGACTAATCCCCTCTATATAAAGTGAAGAAATAGCCTCTAATTTAGGGGCTTTTCTTTATTAAATTAAGTTATATGAACAAACTAGTAGAAATAGGAAAAGCATGGATAGCAGCAGCTAATCCAACCCCTGAACAAAAATTAATAGCAGAACATAGACTATCAATATGTGATGGTTGTGAACATAAAGCCCATCAAGAAGTAATGAATTTCTGGTATTGTAATGCTTGTGGGTGTCCTTTAAATAAAAAGGTATTTAGCCCTGTAGAAAAAAGTTGTCCAAAAAATAAATGGGAAAAATAATATGAAGAAAATTACAGAACAAGAAATGACTGAGCTTACTCAGCTTCGCGATCAATATTCAAAAACAATATTTGAAATTGGTCAATTGCAATATGAAAAACACGAATTAGAAAATCAATTAAAAACAATTGATAATGAATTAACAGGATTATACGGGGATATAACATCTAACTATCAACGTCAAGATGATTATCTTACTAAGATCCGTGAAAAATATGGAGAAGGAAATCTAGACATCCAGACAGGTGAGATCTTACCGTAACCCCAATCGGTTACGTATTTTTCCGAATATTTATTATCAGAATAATTTAAATCAAATTAATTAAAAAATACTATGGCAGAAAAAATTATCTCTCCAGGCGTTTTTACTCGCGAAAACGACAAGAGTTTAGTACAAAGAGGTATTCAAGAGGTTGGAGCTGCTATTGTTGGTCCTACAGTTAAAGGTAACCCAATGGCCCCAACAGTTGTAACTTCTTATAGTGAATATTTATCAGTTTTTGGTGATATATTCAAAAGTGGAAGTAACTACTATGAATATTTTACATCACTTGCTGCTAAAGAATATTTCAACAATGGTGGAAATTCATTGTTAGTAACTAAAATTATTAGTGGCTCTTCTTATGACACTTATGCTAGCTCATCAGCAGCAGCAACATCAAACGCAACTGCTTCTTTTGTTTTAGAAGCTACTCAGTGGGGTGATATCGCAAACAACAGTGGTTCTGAAGTATCAGGTGCTTTAGCTTCTGGTTCAATAGAGAACGTACGTTGGGAAGTAACTAATGTTAACAGTACAAAAGGTACATTTACATTAGTAGTTCGTCGTGGTGATGACAACACAAATAACAAAAATGTTCTAGAAACATTCTCAAACTTATCTTTAGACCCAGCTCAACCAAACTTCATCTCTCGTGTAGTAGGTGATGCAAAACCTGTTTACAATGCTTCAAAAGGCTTAGTAGAAATTTCAGGTAGTTTCCAAGGTGGTTCTTCACATGTACGTGTTAAAACAGTAAACAACACTATCGATTCAATTGATAACTTAGGTAATTATAAAACTTCAACTTTTGGTGGTTATTTACCAGCAGCAGGTAGTGGTTCATTTAGTGGTGGTGTAGCTGCAACTAACAGAACAGCTGTATTTTTTGAAGCAAATGACACGGCAGCTACAAACTGTCAAGGATTTGCTGCTGCTGATTACACATCTGCTTTAACTTTATTATCAAATAAAGATGATTATAGCTTTAACTTATTATTAGTTCCTGGTGTAACATTAGGTACTGGTGCTTTAAGTTCAATCTCAGATGATGTAATTGCAGTATGTGAAGGTAGAGGTGATTCAATGGCAATTATCGATACTACAGCATATGGAGCTAACGTAGCTGCTGCTGTTACAGCGGCTGCTGCTAATGGTTCAAGTTATGGTGCTGCATATTATCCATGGGTACAATTGTTTAGCAATAACTTAGGTAAGGCTGTATGGTGTCCTCCATCTGTAGTAATGGGTGGTGTATTCGCATTCAACGACCAAGTAGGTGCTGAATGGTTCGCTCCAGCAGGTTTAAACCGTGGTGGAATTGGATCAGTATTAAGAGCTGAAAGAAGATTATCTCAAGAAGATCGTGATACTTTATATGATACAAACATTAACCCATTAGCTTCATTCCCTGGAGAAGGTGTTGTAGCGTTTGGTCAAAAGACATTACAGAAAAAATCAACTTCATTAGACAGAATTAACGTTCGTCGTTTGTTGATTACCTTGAAAGGTTTCTTAGGTCAAGTAGGTCGTTCATTAGTATTTGAACAAAATACAGCAGCTACAAGAAACAGATTTATGAGCATTGCAAACCCTTACTTAGAATCAGTAGTACAACGTCAAGGTTTATATGCTTATAAAGTGGTAATGGATGATTCTAATAACACACCTGATGTAATCGATAGAAACCAATTAGTTGGTCAAATCTATTTACAACCAAGTAAAACAGCAGAATTCATTGTGTTAGATTTCACAGTATTACCAACTGGGGCAACATTCCCAGCGTAAGAGTTATAAACAATAATATTTATTAATAGACAAAATTTAACATAAAATGGCTGTATTAGACGCAAACCAAATAATGTTCACCGCTTTCGAACCAAAGGTGCAGAATCGTTTCATCATGTATGTAGACGGTATCCCAGCATACTTGATTAAGAAGGCAGCGTCACCTCAATTTGATGCAGGTGAAATCGTATTAGACCACATCAACGTTTACCGTAAAGTAAAAGGTAAAGTTAAGTGGCAAGATATGAACTTAGAACTTTATGATCCAATTACTCCAAGTGGTGCTCAAGCTGTAATGGAATGGGCTCGTTTGGCTCACGAATCAGTAACAGGCCGTGATGGTTATTCTGATTTTTATAAAAAAGATTTAGTATTGAATGTATTAGGTCCAGTAGGTGACATCGTTAGCGAATGGATAATCAAAGGTGCATATGTAAAAACTGCAAACTTTGGTGAATACGATTGGGCTAGTGAGGCAGCAATTAACATTTCCCTTACTGTTGCTATGGATTACTGTGTATTGAATTTTTAATTCCCTTCATATTTCTTTTCTTAGAGGCGTCTGCTTTGCAGACGCTTTCTTTTTCTATATATTTATATACGAACAAAATAAAAATGTTATATGAGCGATTTTAAAATGCCAACCGAAACGGTTTCGTTGCCTTCAAAAGGATTATTATATCCAAAAGACTCACCACTTTCTAAAGGTGAAATTGAAATGAAATATATGACAGCTAAAGAAGAAGATATTCTTACTAATGCTAATTATATTAAAGATGGATCAGTACTCAACAGAGTAATGCAATCATTAATAGTAACACCAGTTAGTTTTAATGATATATTAGTGTGCGATAAAAACGCTATACTGTTAGGTGCTCGTATTTTAGGATATGGTGCTGAATATCAATTTAAAAATTATAATTACGAGACAGGTGTTGAAGAAATAGTAAGTGTTGATTTATCAGCATTAAAAGAAAAAGAAGTTGATTTATCATTATTTGAAGAAGGTAATAATGAATTTACATTTAAAATGCCTTTATCTGGAAATACAGTAACATTTAAATTATTAACACATGGTGATGAACAAAAAATTGATGCTGAAATTAAAGGTTTAAAGAAAATTAACCCACAAGGTTCATTTGAAATCACAACTCGTTTAAAATATATAATCACATCAGTTAATGGTGATAGAGAATTAGCAACTATTCGTGATTTTGTTGATAATGGTTTAACAGCAAAAGATGCTAGAGCATTACGCGAGTACTATGCACAAATCCAACCAGATATTGATATGACTCACTACCCTGAAGGTGCAGAGGAGGGCATTTCTATTCCAGTAGGAATTAACTTTTTTTGGCCTGACTCAGGAAGATAGACCTATGATATTTGACCAAATCCATGAAATAGTGTTTCATGGAAAAGGTGGATATGATTGGAATACAGTGTATAATATGCCGATATGGTTGCGTCGATTTACGTTCCATAAAATGAAAAAGTTTTACGATGATGAAAATGAAGCTATAGAAAAACAAAATAAACAGCTTGAAAATAAAACACAAACATCATCTAAACCATTAACACCAAACGTATCACAACCCACATATTCAACAAGAGCGCCTAAGAAATAGGCGCTTTTTATATTTATACAGGTAACTATTACCTATTATTGTTTACTCATGGATGAGAAATTATTAAAACAAATTGAACAGTACTTAAAAGACTCAGGTCTAAACGCTATTGAACTTAGAAAGCGAATGGATGAGGTTAAAGCAAGTACAACAGAGTTTAATAGAGAATTAATTAATGCTCAGCGCCATTTTGCTGAAATGAATAATGAGTTTACAGATCTTGCCGATCAATTAAAAAATGTTGTACGAGATCTATCTAGAACTAATGTTACTTCTAAAGATATTAATTCAAGTTTTAGAAAAATCAGTGGTTTAGCTGATAAATTAAAATACGACTCTCAAGATATTAGTAGATTATCTAAACAAGATTTAATAAGTAATGGAAAAAAACTTCAAATAGAGATTGATAGATTAGCTAAAAGTAAAACTTTTTTAGATCAAAAATATAAAGGAAAAACCTTAGACGCTGAAGAACAAAAAGCAATTGAGAGTAAAAATAAATCAAAATTAGAAGAAATATCTCAATATAGAGAATTATTAGGTTTATTTGATGAAGAAGGAAAATTTTTAGATAAAAATAATAATTATTTAGTTAGAGCTCAAGACTTAAATTTAAAAAGATTAAAAGATGAAGAGGAAATTATTAAAAAATTAGGTATATCTGGAAAAATAGTAGATGGGATTGTTGGTTCTTTAGGTAAATTAGGTATTAGTAGTACTTTCTTTGAAAATTTAAAAGAAGATATGAGAGATACTGCTAAAGAAGGAAGTAAATGGGATGTGTTAATGACAGGAATAAAAGGAACTGTTTCTGGAATAGGACAAGCATTAAAAGATCCCGTTACCCAATTAACTATATTATTAAAGATTGCTAATTTCTTCTTTAAAGCTGCTCTAAATGCAAATGCACAAGCAGTTGAATTAGGAAAACAATTAGGATATGGAACTCAAAGAGCTGATGCTTTTAGAGAAAAGATGGTTGATATCCAAAACGCATCTGAAAATTTAAACGTAAACACAGCCACATTAACTCAAGCATTTGGTGAACTAGTAAAGGCAACTGGATTTGCTTATGAATTTACAACAGACCAGCTTGAAACTCAAATTAAATTAACTAAACAGGTTGGATTACAAGCAGATGAAGCAGCTCAAGTTCAAAGATATGCTGCATTGTCTGGTAAATCATCTGAAGAAACATATAGATCATTTGTTAGAGGTTTAGCAACAGCAAGAAACCAACTTAAAGTTGGTATTGATTTCAGATCAGCATTAGCTGAGGCTGTTAAAGTATCAGGTCAATTAGCTGCTAATTTAGGATATAATCCTGAGCGTATAGCTAGAGCTGTAGTAGCTATGAAAGCCTTAGGTACTACATTAGAAGATACTAAATCACAAGCAGAATCTTTATTAAATTTTGAATCATCAATTGAAAATGAATTAAAAGCTGAATTATTAACAGGTCAAGCTTTAAATTTAGAAAGAGCTAGAGCATTAGCTTTACAAGGTGATATGGCGGGTGTGGCTCAAGAATTAGCAAACCAAGGCATGACTGCTGTTAAGTTCTCTAAAATGAATGTATTAGCACAAAACGCTTATGCTCAATCTTTAGGAACTACATCTGATAAATTAGCTGAACAATTAAGAAAAAGAGAAGAAGCGGTTAAATCTGGTAAATCTTTAGCTCAAATAAATGAAGAAGAAGCAGCACAAGCTCTTGAAAGACAAAATGTTCAAGATAAGTTTAATGCTGCTATGGAGAAATTACAAAGAATTGTAGGAGATTTGTTAGCAGGTCCTTTAGGTTCCTTTTTAGATTTATTAAGTGGAGCTTTGAATATAATCAATTATATGGCTACTCCTATCAAAATAATAGGAGGATTATTTTTAGGTATCTATGGAACAATGGCTGCAATAAATGGAATAGGTAAAGCAATAGCAGTAACTGAAGGGTTATCTGCATCATTGATGGGTAGAAAAGCAGGATACCAAGCAGCTTCTTTAACAAGTAAAATAGCAGAAAATGTAGCAACAACCTTTGGTAACGCTCAAGCAGCAATAGGATTAGCTACTGAAGGAGGAAAATTATCATTCAGACAATTAAACTCAGCTTTAGAAAAGGAATCATTAGTTACTAAAGCAATAGCATACGGTTGGGCTCTTAAAGATTTAATTGTTGAAAGAAGTAAAGCCTTCCTTTCTAGAATAGGATTATTATCTTTAGTAGGGCAGATTGCAAAATACCCAATAATGTTAGCATTAAGAGGTACAGAAGCAACATTAGCTACTACAACAGCCGCTGCTACAGTTACAGCGGCAGAAGCCGCTTCATTTGGTGCTGCTACAGTATGGATTATAGCAGGTTTAGCAGCTGTTATGGCTTCTTTAGGTACTTATATGGCTATGAAAGATGGTATAGTTGATCCAAGCAAAGGCCCTGTAATGACTGGAGAGTTTGGTTCTGTACAATTAGATCCAAAAGATAAAGCAATGTATGGGGCCGATGGTAAAATTAAAGTAGGCACAGATTTAGCAGGTGGTGAAAGTGGTGGTGGAGGAGTATCTATTGATTTATCACCAGTAGTAGCAGCTCTTAATGAAGTTAAAGCGGCTATTGGTCAATTAATCAATAAAGAAGGTATAGTAATGATGGATAGTGTGAAAGTAGGTACAACACAAAATATGAACGGACGTTACAAAACGGCCTAATTTAATATTTATACATAGACAATTTTAAATTAAATAAAATGGCAATCATTAATCAAAAAGACAAAAGCAAATTGGGTTTGACAGCTAATAGATTAGAAGCTAGAAAATTTGGATATTTTGCTGGTACCGCAACTGATAAATTACACAATCAGTATTCAATTCACACAGATCCTAAAGTTAAATTAGTTGACTTTAATGGTTCTTCTAAAGTTAGACCAGAATCTACATTAAATGAATTAGATCCTAAGGCACCACGCAACCCACGTGCAAAACAATACAAATCAAAATCAGGTCGTAAATATAGCGATTTAGGTCCGACTGACGGTCGTTATTAATAAACAAATCAAGGAATGCCTATAATAACACAGTTAAATGCTACCAAACTACGTAGTTTGAAGTACGGTAATGATACTTCAGACGGGGGTAACAGTGGGCAACCTTATGTAAAAACCGAATTAAAAGATTTAGATAAACCCCTTACTAGATTTAGACTTACTAAATTTGATGATGGTTTAATTAGAGGGGGACATATAGGAGCTTTAAATGCCTCAATAGTTGATACGATTCGTATAGGTAAATTTTTTAAAGACTTACCTAAAGGACCTTTATTTTTAGCTAAACAAGTTGGATTGCAATTATCTAATCCAAAACTTGAAACTAAAAAAAGTCTTGGTGGGTTGCTTGGTTCAACTCGTTTATATAATTTAGGTATTAACACCCTTCGTCAAATCCCTCTTACGGCATTCGGTGGACACTTAACAAGACATGGTCTTTTCCCAGTAACGGATGATAGTATTAAATACATTAAGGTAGTTGCTGAAAATAATAAAAATTCTGATAATAATAGATTAGTTGCTTTAACAGATAAATTCAATTTAGGAGATAATATAGGAGGTGTTGGTGAGGATTTTGATTTACAAGAAGAAAGAAGAGAAAATAGAATTGCTAACAGAGAAGGAAGACGAGCTAACAGAGCTACTAACAGAGAAGGAAGACGAGCTAACAGAGCTACTAACAGAGAAGGAAGACAAGCTAACAGAGCTACTAATCAACTTTTAAGACAATATTCTAAGGAATTTGGTGGTGATTTTTTTCGAGAAAAATTTATCCGTACTGATTTTGATCGTACTAATTTTAAAAGAAATAAACTAGATGTAAAAGCATTACTTAGTCAATTTACTATTGATAGTTACAATGGAGGTCCTAATTCATTATATGGTATAGGAAGAACTACTATCAATAGACATACTTTTACTGAAGATAAAAGAAAAATAAATGACGCTCTTGTTGAATCACAATTCCAAACTATAATTGGAAGTATATCTGTTAATCCATTAACCGAACAAAGCAGATTTGAAACATCTGAAGAAATTTGGACTACTGGATCTATTTCATCTCCATTATCACCCCTCTTCCCATTAAATAAAGTTGTAGAAACTGATCAATTTAAGGCCTTAGGTAGAAAAAGACAAGGAAATGATTTCTTTTATAGTACAGAAGTTTCAACAAGTAAATTACAAGATGATATTGGGAATGGAAAGATTTTTGTAGATGTCAAAGCGACAGATTTTATCCCTTCAATAAATCCACTTACAGTTGCCTCTTTTGATAAATTTGTTGCATTAAAATATACTAAAGAAAATACAGAGTATATAGGTGGAAGTAGAGAGATTACAACTTTTGTTGGAACATCAGGAGATTCTTTTATAGGGGAAAAAGGAGATGATCCTACAGGCACTCAAACATTTACTAGTAAAATATCTCAAGCAGATGCTGAAAAACAATTATCTGACTGGGAAAATATATCTAGTAAATTAGATGAAGTTATTGTTGCTAGTGGTAAACGTGCAAAGAAGAATTTAGTTAAAGCATCTATTGTAAATGTAAAGAACATTCCTGAAGAAAATAAATTAAAAACAATATATGAAAATGGAGAAATGGCTGATTCTCCAAAAACTGAAATAAATCAAACAAATTTTAAAACAGAAGAAATTACCATAGATAGAGATCCAAAGATTAAGGGTAGTGGTAAACCTTCTTTTAAATATTTTAGTGGACGAGATACGATTCCCAACTTTGATAGAATTGATCGAAACATAATGCTAGTAACTTTCGATCCAATAAATCCATTTGACACTACTGACCTAGGAACAGTAGTATTCTCAGCATATTTATCAGGTTTTAAATATAATTCAAACTCAACTTGGAACCCAGTAAAATATGTGGGAAGGTCAGAGAGTTTTTATACCTTCACTGAGCATAAAAGAGATGTAAGTTTTAACATACAAGTCCCATGTTTTAATAGAATTCATTTACTTGAAAAACATAGAGCATTAAGTCAATTACAATCAGCAGGTGCTGGAAAATATGATGGTAATAATAGATTAGGAGGAATAATTACAAAAGTAACATTAGGGAATTACTTAGTTGCAGAACCAGGAATATTAACATCAGTTTCTTTTGATATACCTGATGTTTCATCTTGGGATATAGATGAAAAATTAGCAATGTATATAAATGCACAATTTAGTTTTACTATTATTGGAAAAGAATTATCTACATATAAAGAAGGTGGATTTTTATCTTATTTAGATAACCCAATGAGTGGAACAGGATTTTTAACAGGATCACAAGCTAGATAATGAGATACACAACAAGAGATATTATACAAACACCAACAGGTACTAAATACCTTAAGTTAAAGAAATACCCAAACATTCCTTTAACCGAGGATGATATCTATGTTATCACAACAATAGGAGATAGATTAGATCTATTAGCCTATTCATACTACAAAAACCCAGAATATTGGTGGATTATATCATCAGCAAACAATAATATAAACAAAGGATCTATGTTCTTAACACCAGGTACTCAATTAAGAATACCAACAGATTTAGGTGCTGTATTAAAAATGTTTGACGATTTAAATTACAAATAATGTTATGTCTATATTTAAAGAATCATTTCCGTCTCATATCAAACAGCAACTCTTAAAAAGAGGAGAGGCTCTTAATAGACGTAATTTAACAGACATATCAATCCACAACGGTGCAAAGGCATGGTTAAGAATGTCTTCATCTGTTGATGTGAATGGAGATAGTGGAGCCTTAGCTAAAAATTATGTTTTATTAGGTGGTGCTTTACACAATGATAAATTAAGAAGTGGTGTAGGAAAAGGTCCTGAAAATGCATATTCATTGCAAACACCAAGCGGTAAAACACATTTGTATGGTATTAGACCAATGCCTGGTATTACAAGTGCTGAGGTTAAATCCAAAGGTGCTTATGGTTCATTAAGAGAAGTAACAATAAATTTTAATTGTTGGGATATAACTCAATTAGAAGATTTAGAATTACTCTACATGAGACCAGGTTATTCTGTATTATTAGAATGGGGTTGGACTGCTTATATTAATAATAATGGAGATTTAGTAACAACCCCAGAAACTCCATTTAATATATTTGATAGCAGCCTCATTGATAAAGATTATCAAAATGTATTTCAACAATTATTTGAAAAAGAGGAAAGAGCACAGGGAAATTATGGTGGATTCTTAGGTATAGTAAAAAATTATAAATGGTCTGCAAGACCAGATGGAGGATATGATTGCTCAACAACTCTGATTTCTATCGGTGAAATGATAGAATCATTAAAAATAAACTACTCAGCAGCTAATTTATCATTAATATCATTAGAAGCTAATGGGTACTTAAAAATAACACCCTCAGCAAAGACTCCAAAACCAGAAGATCTAAAAAAATTCTATTCTAGAAACTTTATTTCAGGATTAATATACGAATTGTGGTGTTCTGTTGAATCAGAAAACCAAAGTGCTAAGTATGAAGTAACTGATAAATATGGTGTTACATATGATATGTTTACCATGGATATTGAATTACACGGAGAAGGTGAAGAAGATGAAGAATTTGACGACACTGATCGTCAAAAATTCATTACACTAGAATCTTTATGTAAGTTAATAAATAACCATATAACAGTAGGTATTGTAGCAGAAGATGGAAATAAACCAATTGTTGGTGTAACAACAAGTGATAGACCTTACCAAAATGGAGTAAAAATGTCTTCTGGAAATTTAAAAAAACCAGAAGCCCCTTATTTATTAGGCTTATGCCATCCTTTACAAATATCTGTAAATCCTACAGTATGTTTAATTAAAAATGATATTTGGGGAGCTTTTAAATTACCTGAAGATTTAGCTTCAACCCCTACAGGATCAGCAGCAACTACAACTGTTGTAGGGGACCCAGGACCTCAAGTTAAGAATAGTGATGGTACAAGTAAAACTATGGATTTTTTAGGCTCCAAAATTACAGTAGAAGTTGCTGCTAGTATAGTAATAAATAACACAGTAATACCTGAGGGTGTGAAGGATAATAGTGATGAAAAAACTATTGCAGATTCTCTTACAAGATATTTTGATGCTTGTAATAAAGCAGGCATTGATGTAGATTCGGCTGCTCGTGAATTGCAAAGACAATATGAATTAGCAGTAAAGGTTGAAAAAAAGGATGGGTTTATTACCCCACAAGTATCTACAGGTGGAAAAGGTTATTATCAATTTGAACAATTTTATGATTTTCTAGATGCATCTTTTCTAGAATCAGAGATAGAAGGTATTTCTTTAGGTTTAAAGAATTTAAAAGGAACAGATTTAGGTATAATTAAAACTAAAAAAGCAACAATTACAGCTCAAATTGAATTAGAGCGAAAAACAAAAGAAGTAAAAGATGCTCAAAAAGGTGCCGCAAATGCTCTTGCATTTATGGATAATTTAAAACCATTTTCTGTAGCTGATGATAGTGGCACTCCCGATGCCGCTTGTAAAGCAGGTTTAGGTCAAATAGGAAATATATATGTTAGTTTACGTTATTTGTTAAAAATAAGTAAAGACCCTGGATTAGAAGGAGGAGATAAAACTGAAAAAAATACTATTAATCTGTATGATTTTCTAAAGAAAATGCTAGCAGATATATCTACTGCGACAGGAAATGTAAATAATTTTGATATACACGTTGATCCTGTAGATAATATAGCTAGAATTATAGACATCAACTTTGTAGATACACAAAATAAAGCAGATGCTTATAATAATGCATTTACATTCTATTCAGAAGATGGTAAACCAACAGGAAAATATAATGGTTTGTGGTCTACTGTAAGAAATTATTCATTAGAATCACAAATATTTTCTGAACAATCTTCTATCGTAGCAATAGGAGCCCAAACAGGGGGTGGTCAATTAGGCTTAGAAAATGATACTATGGTTGGTTTTAACCAAGGTGTAAAAGACCGTTTAAAGAAAAAAATAAATGCTATGAATACAACGAGTGCTGATGATAGCACTGCTATTCAATTAGAAAATTTATTAACTAATTTATTACCTATATATGAATTTATTAGTTGGATGGGTAAAAGCTGGATTGGTGATTTTGAAGCAGATTTTGAAGTAACTGAAGCATCTAAATATGAAGGTGCTCTTAGAGATGTTATAGCAATTTTTAGAGCATTGTCTGCAAATCCAATTAAATTTAAAGCAATTATCCCAACAAAACTATCATTAGAAATAGATGGTATATCAAATCTAATTATAGGACATATGTTTAATATCCACCCAGATTTACTTCCTAAAGGATATAAAACTGATGGTGAAGTTGGTAGAAGATTAGGATATATTTTAACAGGTATAGGACATACAATTAATGACAGTGGTTGGACAACTAAATTAGAGGGACAAACAATTATTCTAGAAGACCCAGATGGTGAAGAAGTAGATTTATTTGATGTTACTTTACAAGGAAGTAGAGTTACTAGTGCTACTGCTAAAGTTAGAAATGGTGGTGGAGGATTAAGAAGTTCTAACTACACAGATGGTACTGGAACATGGAAAGAAAATGTAAAAAATGCAGAAGGAGGGACTTTAGTTAAAGTAGGAGAAGCAGTATCAACTCAAAATTTCTCTAAATACTATCCAAATTACAAATTTATTAAAGGAACATCAGATATAGATTTATCAAAACAAAAAATACCGCTATTAACAGAAGCGGGAATTATTGATGATACAAAATTAAATAGATTTAATTTAGGTACTATTTCCTCACCCCCAACAGCATTTGTAGTTCACCACACTGCGGGTAGCACTGGAAGAGACGGACGTGAAGGATCAATACACACATACAGAACTTTTTATGATAGGGGCCTACCAGCACAATATGTAATTGGAAGGGATGGAGGAATTTATAGATTTATGCCAGATGGAGCTAAAGGATGGCATGCTGGAAATTATAATGGTAAATCAATAGGAGTAGAGGTAGTAGCACTAAATGATGCAGATGTATTACCAGTTCAGGTGATAGCAGCAGCACGCCTTATACACTTTTTAGGATTTAAAAAGAGTCAAATCTTTGGACATGGTGAAATTGCTCCAAAAGATTCAAAAGGACGTGCTACAAAAGCCCCATCTGAAGGACAAACAATTAAACAGTATATACTTAAAAATTTATAATGAGAGTACCTAAAAATGTAGCAAAAGTAAATTATACATCAGGGGAAAAATATTTAGATTCTAATTATAACCCCTATACAGGATATTACTGTGAGGTGAAGGGTAAAGCATATCCTGGAAAAGTATATACAGGAAGATCAAAACAGTTAATATTAGCATCTAGTTTAGTTAAAAATAATAAAGTAAATGGATATTATTTTAATTTAAATGATGTCATTCCTGAAGAAGATGAAGAAGGGAATATATCAACTGATGAAAAGTTTGTGTTAAGATATTTTATTAAATACATCCATACTATTCCTGTTTATATAAAAGAAATAAATATTGATACTTATAATTCTGTTAAAAATAATCCTTTATACCAAACAGTAGTATTAAATTGTGATGTAACAGGAGGTTTTAGAAAAGGGGGAACTTTTAACATAGATGAAGTAGAACAGGCCGATAAAAAAATGCCTGGAATAAAACTTTATCTTCAAGAAGAAACTTTTTAAGTCAAAGTTTTTATATTACATTTAAGTCTACAAAAAAAAGGTTATGTTTTATATTGTTGAAAAATCATCGCAATTGCCTCGCGCATTTGGAGATTGTTTCATTCGGTTCATCCCATTCAATGACAATTTCCATCCATCTCTTACTGAGTTAAGTTTAATATATCTTAGGCCACTTAAGGATAAAAAGGGGTACATATTTTGCCTAAACCATAATGAATCATTTGGAATAAACAAATCAGAACTAACTGATTGGTTATTAAATAACACTGATAAATTATGGACATTAGATAAGAAAAAAGCATTACATTACTTATATCCACTGTCTGATAAATTATATGATGTAAATTTTATTGAACATGTTGATATCAAATCACTAGACAATACTTGCATTAATTATTATTACAGCAAACATTATTCATTACCTAATGTTAATTGTCTAATACCAATTAGTAAACATTATGAAATGTGTGAGGCTATATTTGATATGGCATTACCTGTCATTAAACAACACACATTAGGTGATACACCGTTTCAATTCCAAAATTTCTATACATCAGATGTATTTTATCATATTGAGAAAAACGGCATAATGGTCGATAAAAACTGCTTCATCGATTATTACAATGGGAAATTAACAACCCCACAATTTAATTTAAACCGCAGTAGAATATACACTCAATATAATCTATACACCACAACTTCACGTCCATCTAATACATTTAATAGCATTAATTTCGCAGCATTAAATAAAGATGATGGTGAACGCGCCTGTTTTAAATCAGAAAATGATAAATTTATTGAAATTGATTTTCAGGGTTATCATCCACGATTAATTGGCGAATTAGTAGGTTTTGAATTTCCTAAAAATAGAAACACATATGAATATCTGGGTGAAATATTAGGCGTAACACAACAAGAAGCCAAAGAATTAACATTCAAACAATTGTATGGTGGTGTTTGGGCTGAATATAAAAATAAACCCTTCTTTAAAGAAGTAGATATGTTTATAGATGGTATGTGGGATACGTACCAATATGGAAAGCATTTAGTGACAGATAATAAAATATTTATGTTTGACGCTGATATGACTCGATCAAAGTTATTTAATTATATAATTCAAAGTAAAGAAACATCAACCAATGTTGGGTTATTAAGATTAGTATTAAATGAATTAGAAGGTAGAAAAACAAAATTAGTATTGTATACTTATGATGCTTTCTTATTTGATTATAGTGAAGAAGATAAAGAATTAATTTCGGATATAATAAATACATTAAAATATCCAGTAACCATTAAACAAGGCCAATCGTACCACGGTTTGGAGAAAATATAAATATTTATTATGGAACAATTAAACGAATTAGACTTGAACAAATTATTCTGTACATTTACAACTCCATTGGATTTGGAAAATACAGTTAACACAATCAATCGTCGTTACGCTATTCTCTTTAACAAGATATTCATTCTTGAATCTCCACAAAGCGAAGAATTGATGTGTACTTATAATATTGACTCGGGCAACGTACAAGATGCACCGATGGCCAATACTATCTTGTTACATCGTAAAAAAGAATCAAATACATTATACACCATTAATGCTCTTAATACTTTAATAAGAACTTTAAATAATGGTGTGATGGACAAGAACTTTATCGTAAATTGGAATGACTATAAAAATTGTATTTTATTAACAGATGGCCCTGGCCTACGTCGATTAGATACAGCAATCCATAGGATAATAGACTTCAACAAATAGTTTGGAGGGCCAAATTTAGAATCATAGATTCACAATATATTCCGTTCATAGAACGACTTACAATTAAAACAAAAACAATATGGATTTAAGTTTTGTCAAGCAGAAGCTTGAAGCGAACGCCAACAAAGGCGCAGGTCGTGAAAAAATCGACTACACTAAAATTTTCTGGAAACCAAAAGCAGGTAAACACCAGATCAGAATCGTCCCAAACACTTTTAGAAAAGAGTGGCCATTGCGCGAAGTTCAAATGCACTATGGTTTTTCAAAAGGACCAATCTTAGCACTAAGTAACTGGGGTGAAGAAGACCCAATCACAGATTTTGCTAAGAAACTACGTAAATCATCTGATAAAGATGATTGGACTCTAGCCAACAAAATTTCTCCTAAAACACGCTATTTTGCTCCAGTAATCGTTCGCGGTGAAGAGAGTCAAGGTGTACGTCTATGGGAAGTTGGTAAATTAGTTAATGACCAATTAATGGGTATCGCTAGTGATGAAGATTACGGTGATTTTACAGACATTACAGACGGTCGTGATTTTACAGTTGAAGCAATTGAAGATGTAATTGCTGGTAGAAAAGGTATTAAATGTACTCTAAGACCAAAACCAAAATCCACACCAATCTCTGATGATGCTGCACTTGTAACTAAATCATTAGAAGAACAACCCGACATCTTATCTATTAATCGAAAGTACACTTATGATGCATTAAAAGATATATTGCAGAAGTGGCTATCTCCTGAAGATGAATCAACTCCGGAAGCAACTCCAACATCAATTGTGGATGAGGAAGATGATTTCTTGAAAGAACTCAATTCTCCAATCCAACCTTACTCTTTGGATGTAAAACCAAGAGCAACAGCAACTGATAAGTTTGATTCACTATTTAATGATTAATAAATAATGGCTAAAATGGCTAAAAGTAAAGACAGTTTAACGACGGTTGTATCCGAATCGTTAAAGAAATCATTTAACATTGATGCGTTTAAGAAATCTAAATTCTTAGATCAATCTGTTAAATTTAAACCACAAAGGTGGATCCCGCTTTCAAAAGCATTCCAAGACGTATTGTCGATTCCTGGTATTCCTATGGGCCATATAACCCTGTTACGAGGCCATTCAGATACAGGTAAAACAACAGCAATGCTTGAAGCAGCAGTGTCTGCACAAAAAATGGGTGTACTTCCAGTTTTTATCATCACTGAGATGAAATGGAATTGGGAACATGCTGTACAAATGGGTTTTGAACTAACATCTGTAGCTGATCCTGAAACAGGTGAAGTTATTGATTATAAAGGTTTTTTCCTTTATGTAGATAGAGGTTCATTAAACACAATTGAAGATGTGGGTGCTTTCGTAGCTGATTTGTTAAGTGAACAAGCAGCAGGGAAATTACCATTTGATCTACTATTCCTGTGGGACTCAGTAGGATCAATTCCTTGTAGATTATCTGTTGAATCAAATAAAAATAACAATGAGTGGAATGCTGGAGCAATGTCTCAAACATTTGGTAACTTTATCAACCAAAAGATTATCTTATCTCGTAAAGAAAATCAACCGTATACAAATACATTTGTAGCAGTTAATAAGGTGTGGGTTGCAAAACCAAATTCACCTATGGAACAACCTAAGTTAAAAAATAAAGGTGGTGATACAATGTTCTTCGATTCATCTTTTGTAATTACTTTTGGTAATGTATCAAACAGTGGTACTAGCAAAATTAAAGCAACTAAAGATGGTAAAGACGTTGAATTTGCTAAACGTACTAAGATATCTGCTGATAAAAATCACGTTACTGGAGTACAAACAAAAGGTACTGTTACAATGACAGTTCATGGTTTCATCCCTGATGATAAAAAAGCAATTGATAATTATAAAAAAGAACATTCAAATGAATGGCTCCAAATTCTAGGATCAGCTGATTTTGATATTGTTGAAGAGGATGAAATGGAAGAAAATTTTAAAGAAATAAACTTAGTAGATGTCCAAGAATAAATACTTTGATCTAATCTCAAGTATTCAACCAGACACTAGGACACAATTAGACTCAATTTTAATCATAGACGGCCTCAATACATTCTTGAGGTCGTTTACTATGATTAATCACATTAATCCAAATGGTCATCATATTGGTGGTCTAACTGGATTTTTAAAATCAATTGGTTATGCAATCAAAATGCTTAATCCAACCAAAGTGATAATTGTATTTGATGGTGTTGGTGGTTCGAATGCTAGAAGAAACTTATACCCTGAGTATAAAGCAAATCGTCATGTTAATCGCATGACAAATTATTCTATTTTCTCTTCAAAAGAAGAAGAAACAGAGAGTATAAACAATCAGATGGCAAGATTGATTCAGTATCTTAAATGCCTTCCAGTTACTGTTATTAGTATTGATGGTTTGGAAGCAGATGATATTATTGGCTATTTATCAAATAAATTCCAGGCGTATAATGAGACAACAAGTGTAACAATCATGTCTGCGGACAAAGATTTCTTACAATTAATCTCAGACAAAGTACAAGTATATTCTCCAGTTAAAAAGAAAGTATACAAACCAAAAGATGTATTAGAAGAATTCGGTGTTAGTAGTTATAATTTTCTTAACTACAAGATATTGATGGGTGACCAATCTGATAACATTCCTGGGGTTACTGGCTTAGGACCTGTTAAGTTACTTAAATTATTTCCTGAATTAATCAGTGAGAATAAATTAGAATTAAGTGATATTATCGAGTCATCTGCTAATAAAATAGATGAAAATAAATTGTATCTGTCAGTAGTAGAAAGAAGACATCAACTAGAAATTAATAGAAAATTAATGTCTTTAGATGGAAGTTTCTTATCACCTGAAAATAAACAATTGGTAAAAGATGCTTTTAACGATTCATATGAATTAAATAAGTATCTATTTCACCAAATATATGTAAATGATAAATTGGGAGAATCAATACCGAATGTAGATAATTGGCTTACAGAAGTTTTTGGTTATATAAATTCTCTTAATTAAATTTAAAAAGTTATGACAACATTACAAAAATTACAAGCATACGGACCTCAGTTTCAAACGAAAGTAATTGGAGCACTATTAACACAGAAAAATTTCTTAGTAAATGTGTCTGATTCTTTAGAAAAAGAATATTTCGAAAATCAAGCCAATCAATGGGTTATTAAAGAAATACAATCATATTTTTCTAAGTATCATACAGTACCAACAATGGAGGTACTATCTACTGAAGTAAAAAAAGTTGATAATGATGTTTTAAAAATTGCTATTACTGAGGGGCTAAGAGAGGCTTATAAAGAATCCCAAGCCAATGATTTAGAGTGGGTAGAAAATGAATTTACTAATTTTTGTAAAAACCAACAAGTAAAGAAAGCAATCATGACTTCTGTTGACTTGCTTGGAATGGGTGATTATGATAGTATTAAAACACTAATGAATAATGCTCTAAAAGCAGGTGAAGATAAAAATATTGGTCATGAATATGATAAAGATATTGAATCAAGATACAGAATAGATGATAGAAATGCAATACCTTTCCCTTGGCCTGTATTCAATAGTCTAACTCAGGGGGGAATGGGTAAAGGTGATTTAGTACTAGTATTTGGTAATCCTGGGGGTGGTAAATCATGGGCTGTTATTGATATGGGAGCTTATGCTGCTGCTATGGGGTATAATGTAGTACACTATTCACTTGAATTAGCTGAAGGTTACGTAGGTAAAAGATATGATGCTGTATTTACAGGTATTCCTGTTGATACTTTGGATAAAAATAGAGCTAAAGTTGAAGAAACTATTAGTAAAGTTAGAGGTAAAGTTGTTATTAAAGAATACCCACCTAAAAGAGCATCATTCGATACAATTCAGGCTCATCTCCAACAATTAGAAATGCAACATGGTTTCAAACCAGATTTAATCATTATTGATTATCTTGATTATGTTAAGAGTTCATCTCGTTCTAGAAATGGAGAACGTAAGGAAGAAATTGATGATGTTTATGTTGGAGCTAAAGCATTAGCTAAGGAACTAGGAATACCAGTTATATCCCCTTCACAAGCAAATAGAGGTGCTGCTAAAAGTAGTATTATTGAAGGTGATAATGCAGCAGGATCGTATGAAAAGATTATGATTGGAGATATTATTTTATCTCTAGCTAGAGGAAGAAAAGATAAAGTAAACGGAACAGGACGTTGGCACGTCATGAAAAATAGATATGGTGCTGACGGATTAACATTTGGTTCCAAAATAGATACATCAAACGGAAAAATAGATATATACGAAACACCATTAGACGATGATGATGAAGATGACTCTAAACCTGTAAATCAATACAGTAGCGTTAATAATGACGACAGAGATTATCTTCAACAGAAGTTTTTTGAGCTTAGTAAAAACCAATAGTATATACTATATTTATAACTACAACAATAAAAATTATGGTAACGGTAAAAAGGTTCACGGCTGCTTGGTGCGGCCCATGTAAGCAACTTGCTCCTTTAGTAGCGCAAGTTCAATCAGAATTAACAGATGTTAATTTTGAAACAATAGATGTAGATAGCAATCCAGATTTAACACTAAAATATAACATTCGTTCAGTTCCTACTTTAGTAATAGAAGTTGATGGGCAAGAAGTAAAGCGTACCTTGGGTATGCAATCAAAACCAACATTAATTAACTTATTAAATTCATTAAAATGATAACTGAACCACGTATTTTCTACAAACCATTTGAATACCAAGAAGCATTCAACTTTTATAAAGACCAACATAGAGTACACTGGTTGGCTGATGAAGTACCTTTGGCTTCTGATCTAAATGATTGGAAATTAAAATTAACCGATTCAGAAAAGAATTTGATAGGAAATATTCTAAAATCATTCGCTCAAACAGAAGTACACGTTAATGATTATTGGTCTACTAAAGTATCATTATGGTTCCCAAAACCAGAGATTCAAGCTATGGCTCGTGTGTTTGCTGATTTTGAAAGTATTCATGCTGAAGCCTATGCTCGATTAAATGAAGAATTAGGACTAGATGATTTCCAAGCATTTATGGAAGACGAAGCATCAAAAGCAAAAATTGATCGCTTAATTGAAGTACCTGGTGATAATATTGAAGAAAAAGCATTATCATTAGCTATATTCTCAGCATTCACTGAAGGTGTTAATTTATTCTCTTCATTTGCTATATTGATGTCTTTTCAATTAAGAAATTTAATGAAAGGAACTGGTCAGATTGTAGAATGGAGTGTTAGAGATGAGTCATTACACTCAAAAGCAGGATGTTGGTTATTTAAAAAATTATTAGAAGAACAACCTGAATTAAATACAGCAGAAATGAGATCAGGTGTAGCAGAAGCTTGTCGATTATCAGTTCAGTTAGAATTTGATTTTATTGATAAAGCATTTGAAATGGGAGATATTGAAGGTTTAAACATCCCTCAACTAAAAACATTTATCAAAGCAAGAGCAAATGAAAAAATGGTTGAATTAGGTTATAATGGTATTTTCAATGATATTGATCCTAACTTACTAAAACAAATGGAATGGTTTGGACATTTAACAAGTGGAAAAACACACCAAGATTTCTTCGCAGGACGCGTGACTAGTTATTCAAAGTCAAACGCAGATTGGTCAGACCTTTAAAATTAAATTATAAGATGAGTATACAAGTAGACACCAGTACCTGGGTTAAAGGTAAAGATTTTCCTTCTTGGATGGATGAAATAGCATTAAGTATGATTTCTAAAGGGTATTTAATGCCTGATGAAGATGTATTTGGTGCGTTTAAAAGAGTAAGTAAAGCTTCTTCACGTAGATTAAGACGTAAAGACTTACAACCAATATTCTATGAAGCGATAGTAAAAAACTGGCTATGTTTAGCATCCCCAGTATTATCAAATTTAGGTACTGAGCGTGGAATGCCTATTTCATGTTTTGGTATTGATGTTGGTGATTCTATTGAAGGTATTGCTGATGCAAACTCTGAATTAATGAGATTATCATCTCAAGGTGGTGGAGTTGGTATTGGAGTATCTCGTATTAGAGGTAGAGGTAAAGCCATTAGAGATAATGGTGTGTCTGAAGGTGTAGTGCCTTGGTGTAAAATTTATGACTCAACTATTCTTGCTACAAACCAAGGATCAGTTAGAAGAGGTGCAGCATCTGTTAACCTAAGTATCAACCACCCAGATATTGAAGAATTTTTACAAATCCGTAGACCAAAAGGTGATGTTAATCGTCAATGTTTGAACTTACACCAATGTGTTGTTATTGATGATACATTTATGGATAAGTTAGAAAATAAGGATGAACGTTCTATGCGTTTGTGGGGTGATATATTAAAAACACGTCTTGAAACTGGTGAACCTTATATCATGTTTGAAGATAATGTTAACAATGCAAATCCTGAAGGATATAAGAAGTTAAATCTTCATGTATCAATGACAAACATTTGTAGTGAGATTTCATTATACACAGACGAATTACATTCATTTATTTGTTGTTTATCATCATTAAATTTAGCACGTTGGGATGAATGGAAAGACTATAAATTCGAAAATGGTATGACATTACCAGAAGTAGCATGTTGGTTCTTAGAAGGTGTATTACAAGAATTTATTGATAGAGCTAAGAATATCAAATTTATGGAAAATACAGTTCGTTCTGCTACTAAAGGTAGAGCAATTGGAATTGGTGTTTTAGGATGGCATACATTACTACAATCAAAAGGAATACCATTTGCTAGTATTCAATCATCAGCATTGACTAGAGTTATATCTGAATTTATCCAGACAGAAACTTTAAAAGCATCACGTGACCAAGCAGAACTATACGGTGAGCCAGAATGGTGTAAAGGTACTGGATTAAGACATTCCCACCATTTAGCAATTGCACCAACGGTATCAAATGCTCATATCTCGGGAGGTGTGTCACCATCGATTGAACCAATTCCAGCGAATGTATATAACCTTAAAACAGCAAAAGGCGTATTCATTAAACGAAATAAAATTCTAGAAGAATTACTAGATAAAAAAGGATATAATATTGATAGTGTTTGGGATCAAATCCTAAAAGATCAAGGATCAGTAATTAATGTTCCTAGTTATATTTTAACTGATGAAGAAAAATCAGTGTTCTTAACATTTAAAGAAATTAATCAATTAGAAATAGTAAAACAAAACGCTATTAGACAACAATATATTGATCAAGCAATTTCATTAAATTTATGTTTTGATCCAAATGACACTCCAAAATGGATATCTCAAGTACATAAAGAAGCACATAAAGCTGGTATTAAAACATTATACTACTTACGTACCGAATCAGTATTGAGAGGAGACAATTTACAACGTTTATCTGAATGTGTATCTTGTGAAGGATAAGCAATTAAGAAACGGAGTTGATTACTATATAGAGGGTGAGCGCGTGATTTTCACTGCGCTTACTCATATTAATAGAGGCAGTTGCTGTGGTGATCATTGCAGACATTGCCCTTATGAACCAAGAGATACTAAAGGAAGGGTGGTATTGTCAGAGGAAATACTTAAATTCACTCCAAATAAGAAAAAATGAACTTAATAGAATTACTAAATAAAGCAGAACAAATCCAAACCAAATTAACAGAAGACGATGTTGACATTACTTCATTAACTAAAGAGTTGGAAGAAATTATGGATCAAGTTTACAGTATTATTGATGATGATAAAAACTGGAAAATAGTAAATCAAACAGAGTTAGACGAATTAAATAACGACGAAATAGAAAATGAATAACAACATGAAACCAATTGAACAAGCCTTGTACCTTGTAGGATTATTAGCCTTAGCTGCTTTGCTATTTGGTCTACCTCTACAATTTTTATGGAACCAACTAATGCCAAATATTTTTGGGTTAAGATATATTAATTTTTGGGAAGCATGTGGATTAAATCTAATGGCAGGAATCTTATTCAGATCAAATATTACAATAAAAAAAGATAAATAAAATGGCAAAGTTTCAATCAACAAAGTTGTTTGACGGTTTCAGTACAGTATTTCGTCAATGGAAAGCAGAAGGTACTCACTGCAGATTCCTCCATGGATATGGAGTATCATTTAGAGTATGGTTTGAAGGTGAATTAGATGAACGTAATTGGGTTTGGGATTTTGGTGGTATGAAACGTGCTAAAGGAAACATTGATGGTAAAAACCCTAAAGAATGGATGGACTATATGTTTGACCATACTACAATTATAACTGAAGATGATCCAGCATTGGGTGGGTTTAAAACAATGGGTGAACTTGGTATTATTCAACTTAGAATATTACCAGCTGTTGGCGCAGAACAGTTCGCAAAATATGTTTTTGAAAAATTAAATACATTTGTTCAAGAAGAAACTAATGGTAGGGTTAGTGTTGTAAGAGTAGAATTCATGGAAAACAACAAAAATACCGCCATATATGAATAAGAAACTAGGTAAAAATCTAGAAAAAGCACGACGCAAAGCTCTTCGCGAAGAGTATGAACAACAAGCTCCCCATTATACTGAAGGATATTGGGAAGAAGCTATGTTGGAAAATAACAGTTATTGGGACATTGATTATCTTGAAAAAGCAAATGCTAAAACTAACAAAGGTATTAAGTATTGGGAAGAAAGATATAAAAATGCATCTGGTAATATGGGTAAATGGTATTGTCAAATTAGAATTAATAGATTAAAGAAAAAATTAAAACACTATGAAGATTAGTCATGAATTACCTTTAGCATTAATGCACCATGCATATAAATGGAATGATTATGATTATTGTTTACCTCACTTAATTGATCAGTACGATCAATATAGAATATTCTTTCAAAAATCACGTTTAGATAAACGTTTCATTATCATGGATAATGGTTTATTTGAAGGTGTATTGCATACAACAGAAGATTTATTAGAAAAGATTAATTTAGTTCGTCCTGATATATTCATTGTACCTGATGCCTGGAACGATTCAACAACAACATTAGTTAATGCTAAAAGTTGGATGATTAATCATAAACCAAATCTACCTGAAGGAGTTAATTTAATGGCTGTATGTCAAGGTAAAGACATGGGTGAATTAATTACAACATATCAAACATTAGTTGATTTAGGTTATACTCATATTGCATTTAATCATTCAAGCATTGCATACCAATATGAATATGAAGGAATGGATCATTTAAAAGCAGCAATGTATGGTAGAATGGAGTTTATTAGACGTTTAGTTGCATCTAATACTATCAGAAAGTCACATTACCACCATTTGTTAGGATGTTCATTACCACAAGAGTTTATGTCATATAAAGATTGGACATTTGTTAAATCAGTAGATACGTCTAATCCTATTTTAGTTGGTGCTGAAGGACAAAGATACACTGATAGTGGTTTAACATGGAAACCAAAGGAAAAATTAGAGCATTACTTTGAGAAAGACTTGAGTGGGCAGGTAGAAGATATTACATTCAACGTACAACAATTCAGAAAATTTATAAAATAAAAAAGTTATGATAACAATGATTTCACTTTATGATTATTTAGGCAAACCAGCAGGTTCTGCTTTGGGCAAACAAGTACATGACTTCTCTAAGATTGTAAACGCGAGACGTGGTACTAAGATTGTTGCTCATTCTCCATTTAAGAATGGCATTATTATTACCTATGAAAAACCGTTTTTAGATCAGTTTTTCAAGATTAAAGCATTATTCAACAACGCTTAAACGGGAGTAAGCGTTTAATAAATAAATACGATCCCAAATAAATTCATTTAGAATGAAAAAAGCAGTTTTATCATTATCAGGTGGTATGGACAGTAGTTCATTATTGTTACACCTATTAGCTAGCGGCTATGAAGTAACAGCATTAGGTTTTGATTATGGTCAAAAACACAAAGTAGAATTAGAGCGTGCTACATCATTAGTAGAGTACATTAACTCTAATCCATTAAGAGTATTCCATCATGATCGTGCTCCAAACGGGTTTGAAGAATTCTACCCAACAGTAAACTTTCAAATTATTAAATTAGATGGTTTATCACAATTATTAAACTCAGCTTTAGTAACTGGTGGTTCCGATGTACCAGAAGGACATTATGAGCAGGACAACATGAAAGAAACAGTTGTACCTAATCGTAATAAAATATTTGCTTCATTGATTCAAGCTGTAGCATTATCAGTTGCAACTAAAAATATTGGTGATGATTGTGCTATAGGAGATTCAGTAGCAATCGCAATGGGGATTCATGCTGGTGATCATGCAATTTATCCTGATTGTAGACAAGAGTTCCGCGATGTTGATTTTGAAGCGTTTAAAATTGGTAACTGGGATTCTGAATTAGTATACCATTATACTCCATATCTTGAGTTAAATAAATTTGACATTTTAGAGGATGGGCAAAGATCTTGTGGTATCTTGAATCTCGATTTTGATGAAGTGTATAGACGTACTAATACATCTTATAAACCAATTTACTACTGTCAAGGAGATGAATATGGTGAATGGTATTCTGATTATAAATCAGCAGCATCAGTAGAGCGTATTGAAGCATTCATTAGATTAGGACGTCCTGATCCTGTAGCATATGCTGACGAAACAGGTCCTGTAACATGGGAAGTAGCTAAGGCTCATGTAGAAAAAGTATTAGCTGAACACAATTCGTAAACAATAAATCAAATATAGTTATGAGTTATCAAACTAAAGTACGTGCGAACTACTTAAACCGCACAGCAAAATTGTCATTCTTCACTCACCGTCAACGTATTGGTGATTTGACAAGATTATCTGAAGAAACAGGTTATTCTGTTAGTCATTTATCTAACATTACAGCCTTTAGACGTAGAGTAAATGATCCAATTGCAAACGCAATGTATAATTTAACTCGTCGTCGTGTTAAAAACACAGAATTAGCAACTGCTTAATTCAACCACCCAACATCTCCCTCGTCTATGGATGGGGGAGATGTTTTTTATTTTAAAACTATGAAAATATTAGTAACTGGAGGAGCAGGATTTATTGGTTCAAATCTTATAGCAAGATTGCTTAAAGAAGGACACACAGTAGTATCTTTAGATAACTATGATAGCGGCTCAAAAGAGAACGAAATTGATGGTTGTAGTTACCATTCAGGTGATATTGAACAAATATCATTAATGGATAAAGATTTTAAAATAATCTACCATTTAGCAGCACTTAGTAGAATACAACCCTCATTTGAGAATCCATCAGAAACTTTTAGAGTAAATACAATGGGCACTCAGGCTGTTTGTGATTTTGCAAAACAGATAGGTGCTAAATTAATATATGCTGGTTCATCTTCTCGATGGCACAACCCACATAGATCCCCATATGCATGTTACAAATACATCGGAGAAGAAATTTGTAAAATGTATAAAGAGGTTTATGAATTAAATGTTGAAATAGTTAGATTTTATAACGTTTATGGTCCTAAAGAAATTACTGAAGGAGATTGGGCAGCAGTTATAGGTAGATGGAGAGGACAGATTAAAAAAAACCATCCAATTACAATTGTTGGTGATGGTAAACAGAAAAGAGATTTTACTCATGTAGATGATATAGTAGAAGGTCTTTATAAAATAGGTTTAACATACCATAAACAAAATGATGCTTGGGAATTAGGAACAGGTAAAAACTATTCTATAAACGAAGTAGCAGATATGTTTATTAAAAGATTTAACTGTGTAAAAGTATACATGTCAGATCAAAAAGGAAACTACAGAGAAACTTTACGTGAAAACGATTCCGCATTAGAAAAACTAGTATGGGAACCAAAAGATAGATTACAAGAATATATAAATTCACTTTAAACATGCATGAAATAATCCACGTATTAGGGTTTTGCGGAGATAAACATCCAAGCATTATGTTCATTATTTTGGAATGGCATAATTTTAGTCCTATATTCAATTATATAAAAACAATATTTAAATGAGCAAAATTGATCCAAATAAACTACTAATCAGTAGTGATTTTTACAGTGTGCAGGGTGAAGGTATTTCATCTGGTGTCCCTTCGTACTTCGTACGTTTTGGTGTTTGTAATCTTACCTGTGGTATGAGTAGAATGTTTACCAACAAGTTAATGAAAGAACAAACATTAGAAGATGGAGAAATATTCGTTGGTGACCTTCATGCTGAAGGTAAAGCAACTTGGACTTGTGATTCTACAAGCCAGTGGTTGTGGAGAGGTGAAGATAAAGATTTCCAATATCTAATCGATCGATGGAAAGAACAGGACATTTATGATGATATCAAAGATGGTAACATTCATATTATTTGGACTGGAGGTGAACCTACAATTAAAGGACATCAAGAAGCCATTTGTAATTTTCTATATTACTGGTATAAATTAGATACTTCAGTTACTCCATATAGTGAGATTGAAACAAATGGTACAATCTATATTGGAGACGAATTATTCAATCAACTAGACCAAATTAACTGTTCTCCTAAGCTAGCCAATTCAGGTATGACTGAAAAGCAACGTATTGTTCCTGCTGCTATTGAGCGTATTATGGAACATAAGAACTATCAATTTAAGTTCGTTATCAGCACAGAAGAAGATGTACAAGAATTATTCCGTGACTTTGTAGTACCATTTAATATTCCACTTAAAAACGTTGTTTGTATGCCTGGTTTAGACGATGCTGCTGAATTTGAAGAACGTACTCAATTCTGTCTTGAAATGGCTAAAAAATATCGTTTCCGTGGTTTAACAAGATTGCATATTGCTGCTTGGAATAAAACACTAAATGTATAATATGGAAGAGTTAATTATCTGGGGTTATGTTGTTATAGCTATACTATCAGCATTTGGTGCTGTAAATATGATTAGACAAATTAATAAACTAAAATAATATGGAAAAAGATCATTGCATGATTTGTAAGGTAGAGACCGCTTACGATAAAAATACTCATATTGATATGAGAATGGGTTATATTGAAGGGTTTGGGCAATTATGTCCTAGTTGTTATGATAGAGGTAGTGTTCATAAATCCATATTAGTACCTGAATATATTATTAATGGTACTCCAAATAATAATGAGTTAGGAGCAAAAGTAAGACAATTATATTGGGATGTCAAATCTCTTTAATTATATTCAAAATAAAAATAAAAATATGAAGTTATTAGAAAAATCAAATGGTAATCTAGCTCGCACACCAGAAGAAATTGAGCAAATGATCGAAAATGCTTCTGAAGCATATGCCCAGTTCCTTACAGCAGTTGGGTTTGATTATAAGGCTGATCGTCAAACAGTAGATACACCTCGTCGTGTTGCTAAAGCATGGTTAAAGGATTTGATTGTAGGTTCTGTTACTGATGAACCAAACATTACAGTATTCCCTAATGATGAAGGATATGATGGATTAGTAATTCAATCAGGTATTCCTATTGTTAGTATGTGTGCTCACCATAATTTAGCATTTACAGGTTATGCTACAGTAGCTTATGTACCTGCTGAAAACGTTATTGGTTTAAGTAAATTAAATCGTATTGTTGAATGGTTTGGACGTAGACCACAAATGCAAGAGTCATTAACAACACAAATCCATGATTATGTTGCTGATAAGATGGAATGTGGGTCAGTAGCAGTTAGTATTGCTTGTAAACACACTTGTTGTTCACATAGAGGTATCAAACATGGTTCTGTAATGACTACAAATAAATTTAGTGGTGTGTTTATGGAAAAAGATAATTTAATTAGAGAAGAATTCTTACACGCAATTGAAGTAAATGGAGCAAAATTCTAATAAAAGATTTATTACCTGGGAATATATTGATGCTGCTATAGAAAATATAGCAGCTCAAATATTGTCCAGTGATCATCAGATTGAACATGTTTATGGTATGCCTAGGGGAGGATTAATCCCTACAGTAATGTTATCTCATAAACTAAGTATCCCTTTATTTACACCAGGGATGGTGATAAGTAGTACAACGTTGGTAGTAGATGATATTTGTGATTCTGGCACAACAATGTACAATTATTGGAAATATGGCATTCCATTCGCAACAATTCATACTAAACTAACAGCATCTGTTCAACCAACCTTCCATTATGAAGTAGTGGGAGATGATTGGATTGTATATCCATGGGAAAGAGCAGATTCAAAACCAATTCAAGATTATGCAGCCAAAGGAAAGTAAAACAAACACACACTTTATTCTTAGTATGATTAAAAGTGTTATTAGATTAGGAGCTTGTGTTCTTTTAGGATACAGTTTCATCCAACAAGCAGCTTTTGCTTTTGCATTTGCTGAAATGTTAGGTATTATTGAAGAATTATAAAATATAAATTATGTTAAACGCAGAACAAATCCTTGAACAAGGACTACTTAAGTTAGAAAACACTAAAGGTAAACCTGCTCAAGTAGGTTATGATTTATCACTTAAAGCAGTACAGAAAATCGGTAATAGAATTGGTGGTAATTTTATGGTGGATGGTAAAATTGGTAAAGTACTAAAAGACAAAACTGAATTAACTACATACACACCAATAGAATCTATCAAATTAGATGGCGCTGAAGGTTGGTTATTATATGAAGGTGTATACGATATTACATTTAATGAAGGTTGTAAAATACCAAACAACAGAGTAGCATTCATTAAACAACGATCATCATTATATCGTAATGGAGCAATTATTAATAGCCCTGTATTTGATCCAGGATTTGAAACTGAAAACATGGGTACTATATTGTATGTTCATGAAACCATATTCATTGAAAAAGATGCTCGTGTAGCACAAATTTATTTCCACAAATGTGACTCTGCTGAAGAATATAATGGGCAGTGGCAAGGTGATAAGCAAAGAAATTCATTATAAGTAATTGGGGGTGTCAAAACCCCCATCTTACATTTAAGTTATGTATCAAGCAATTTATTACGATAGGTCAACCTACACATTTCACTTACGTGATGATAAAAAGGGGTGGAGTGAATTTAAGTACACTCGCCCCCGTTTTATTATTGACCCAAATGGTCAATTTCCTACTTTAGATGGTAAACGAGCCAATCCAATTACTAAATATGAGTGGAAAGATAATTCATTATATGAATCTGATTTAGATGCTAATACAGCAGTATTAATTGATAAATACAGAGATAGTGATGATGCTCCTGAATGGCAAAACATAGTTTATTTTGATATTGAGTGTGAGATCGCAGGTGCATTAACACCTGATCTTATTAAACGTGCTCCAACTAAAATTACCTCTATTGCTGTTTATGATAATACTACTAAAAAGTATTACTGTTTAATCTTAGATGAGAAGAAGCAACTCCAAACTATTAATGAAGAAAATAGAGCTGTTATTCCATTCTCCCATGAGCATGATTTATTACATGCCTTCCTTAATTTATGGGAGCAATTAGATCCAACTATTATTACTGGTTGGAATAGTGAATATTTTGACGTTCCGTTCTTATATTACAGAATAGAAAATCAATTAGGTACTAATGAAGCAAATCGTTTATCTCCACTTAAGAAGGTTAAATTTGGACAATATGTGAATGATTCCCCTGTAGAATTAGCAGGTGTTAATCATTTAGATTATATGTTATTATTTAAAAAATATAATGCTAAACAAGAACCATCTTACAGATTAGGTGATATTGGAGAAAAGTATGCTAAGTTATCTAAAATAGAATATGAAGGTAATCTTGATAGATTATTTGCTGAGGATATAAATAAGTTTATTGAGTACAATATTCGTGACGTTGAGATTCTAATTGAATTAGAAAAGAAATTTAAATTTATTGAATTAACAATTGCTATTTGCCATTTGTGTCATGTGCCTTACGAACAAATTTATCTATCTACAGCACTAAATGATGGAGCTATATTAACATATCTAAAACGTCAAGGTATAGTTTCACCAAATAAACCAACTACCACTCGTCCTTCATTATATGATATTAAAGAAGAATATGCAGGTGGGTACCTAAAAGACCCAGTACCTGGGTTATATGAATGGGTTATTGATCTTGACTTTACATCGTTGTATCCGTCAATTATACGCTCGTTAAATATTGGTATTGAAACATACGTTGGCCGAATAGTTAATAATGATAAATACGACAATCAATGGACATTGGGTGATTTAAAACGAATGAATCCTGAACAATTGATTACTATTGAGCGATTAAAAGATGATAAGACAACTAATCAATCTCAAGCTACAGTAGGTCAAATCATTAAATTTATTGAAGATGGAGATATATTAGTTGCAGCATCAGGTGCTATGTTCAGAACAGATCGCTCATCAGTTGTATGTGATGTATTAACTGATTGGTTTAATAAACGTGTTGAATATAAGAACCTGATGAAAACAGCATACAAAGCAGGTGATGCTGTAAAAGGGGAATTTTATAATAGACGCCAACATGCTTACAAAATTAAATTGAATGACGTTTATGGTTGTTATGCTATCAATGGTTGGAGATATACCGATGGTCATAAATTAATATCTAAAGCAATTACATTAACTGGCCAGCGTGTAACACAAGAATCAATTAAGTTTGTAAATAAATGGATGAATAATGAATTAGGCACTACAGATAAAGATTATGTAGTTACTTCTGATACCGATTCATTGTTTATTGAGTGTAAGGACTTAGTATTGCAACGTTATCCTGAAACCAAAACAAAGGACGAATATATTAAAGCAGTATTAGAGATTGCTACCGAAATACAAAAAGCAGCAAATGATAATATTGATAAAGTAACTAGAGAATATTTCAATGTTAAAGAACGTCCACATTACTTTGAATTAAAACAGGAAGTGATTATTGAAAGAGGTTATTTTGCAGGCAAACGTCGTTATGCAATGTATATTGTAAATAAGGAAGGTGTTACTGTTGATGAATTAGATATGAAAGGTCTTGATTTGATGAAATCAAATATGACTCCAATGTATTCTAAATTTGGTGAAAAACTAATTCAAGACATTATGTTTGGTAAACCTAAAGCAGAAATCGACCAACAAATAATTGACTTTAAGAAACACGTTAAAACAATCCCTATTGCTGAACTAGCTAAACCTACAGGAGTAAAACAAGTATCATCATATATTGATCGCAAACCAGGTGTTGGTGAAATATTTAGTACATTAAAGTTAAAATGTCCCATCAATACTAAAGCAGCAATATGGTACAATGATTTATTGCGATTCAAGAAACTAGATAAGCAATATCCATGTTTTACTGAAGGTGATAAAATGAAATATATCCAATTAAAGGATAACCCATATAGAATTGATGTAATTGGTTTCACAGGTAAAGACCCTGATTTTATTGAGCAGTTTATTGATCAGTATGCCGACAGAGATGAAGGATTTGAAGCAACATTGATGAATAAACTAGTGGGTATTTATGAGGATTTAGGTTGGGACTTTCCATCAATGCATGAGAAAGCAAGCAAGTTCTTTAAATTTGGATAGTCCAAATACTAATCATATATTCACGTTATGCAATTATTAAAAGGTTTTATATTTGGTCTATTTGCTCAAGTACTTACATTCCTCCAATTACAAGGACAAATGAAGATAGAATGGTTTAAAAACAATACATTCTTAGTAGCATGTATGGGAATACCAATATCATTGTTATTTATGTATTCTGTACGTAACTTTGTAGGAGCATATGATGGTGCTATATGGCCATCTCGTTTGATCGGGTTTGGTATTGGTGTAGTAGTATTTACTGCTATGTCATATTATATGTTTGATGAACCTCTAACTCCTAAAACACTTACTTGTTTGGGCCTAGGAATCTGCATAATTTTAATTCAAATACTTTGGAAATAATATGGAAAAACAATCATTCGTTTCGTTAATCGATAAGTACTACCTAAATGGGGTAGGTGAGAAAGTAAGGTGGAGTGTTAAAGATGGTGTAGCTACTATCAAAACATTCTCTGCTACTAAAGACATGGTAGGAGTAGTAACAGGCGCTGTTGAATTAGTCGATAGTGAGTTTGTTATATTTGACACAAGTAAATTTCTAAAGCTTGTTGGTATATGTAACCAATTCCTTACTACGGATATACAATTTCAAGGCAATATCGCCACTAAATTACTAGTAGCCGATAATGAATACAACTTAGAGTATGCGCTTGCTAATTTGATGTTAGCACCACAAGTAAACTTTACAGTTGAGGAATTTGAAAGTGATTATTCATTTAGCATTACAAATGAATTTATTGGTAAATGGATTAAAGCTAAAAAAGCATTAGGTAGTGAATTTTGTACTATTGGTTTAACAACTAAAGACACAGGTAATGTGATTAATTTTACTTTAGGTGAGCCCGAAGGTCATTCAAATAAAATTGAATTTGAGGAAGTGCCATTAGAATCAAAACATACTATCCATACACCATTGCAATTCAATGCCGAATATTTAAAATCAATATTTGATGCTAATTATGGAGCAGCAGGTACTATGTGGATAAGCAATGAGGGTGCAATGAAATTGGATTTTGCAAGTGAAGATGGACAGAAATCCTCTTATATAATTTTAGCAAAAATCTAAAAACACTATATTTATATTTAAGATACTTGACAGGTCTTATTTATTTATCAACCGCTTACCTTAGGGAAGCACAAACGTTTAAAAAATGACAAAAACAAACTTTGGGGATGTCCCTGTTACCTTGCAAGGAACAACAACATCCGCCGTAATTAACACAACAGGAGGAAATTCAAGCCTTACATTTGGTTATTCACCAGCTATTGGTACCACTACACTTTTCAATAGTGGTAACTCATTAATTCAACCAACATACGATGACTTTTGGAACTTCAATGAGGAGTTTGATTTGCTGTGGAAGTCTTTCTTCGATAGCAATGCAGGTTATCGTCCTATTAAGGAAAAAGTAGCAAGTATTCCTTGCGATATTCAAGAAACAGAAAATGGATTGCTGATAGAAATTGCAGCAGTAGGTCTAGATAAAGAAGATCTGGACATAATTGTGGATTCAGAAACACTACGTGTGGCTTATCGTAAATCAGATAAGGAAGAAGAAGCAGAAAAGAACGAGTATAGATACTTGTTAAGAACAATTAAAAAAGCAAGTTTTGATATTGGGATTAAAATCTCAAGTAAGTATGACTTACAGAAAATGGATGCTAAACTAGAAAAAGGATTGTTAATTTTGGAAATTCCATTTGCAAAAGAAAACAAACCTAAGAAAGTAACCATCAAATAGTTTTGAAAACCGAAGACCTGTCAGTATCTTCATTTTACATACAAAAATAATAATAATGAAAATAAATGCGTTGCATAATCACGTTGTGATTAAACAAGATGAAAATCAAGAACAAAAGTATGGTAACATTGTTGTTGCCGATCTAGGTAAAGAAAAACCACTACAAGGTGAAATTGTAGAAATTGGTCCTGGTAGATATACAGAAACAGGGGCTTTTGTTCCAACAACACTTAAAGTAGGGGACGTTGTGGTATTTCCTTCATTTGGGGGTACTAAAATTACTGTTGATGATGTAGAATACATTATTATGAAGGAATCAGATTTGTTAATTGTATTAGAAAAATAAACTATGAGTAAAATAATCAGTTTCGAACGCGAAGCAAAAGAAAAACTACAGGAAGGTGTAGACAAGGTCTACAAAGCTGTAGCAACAACAATGGGTCCCTTCGGACGTAATGTATTAATTGAAAAAGAATATGGTCAAGTATCATCTACTAAAGATGGTGTTACTGTAGCTAAATCAATTACATTGGAAGACCCAATTGAAAACATGGCTGCAACTGTTATTAAACAAGCAGCATCAAAGACAGTTGATCAAGCAGGGGATGGAACAACTACATCTACTGTACTAGCTCATTCAATTGCAATTCAAGCATTACAAGCAACATCTTATGCTTCAACAAATGCCACTCAGGTAAAGCGTGGTATTGAACAGGCTGTTAAGAAAGTAGTTGCTGAATTGAAAGCAATGTCTGTGGATATTACAGATGAAGCACAAATTAAACAAATTGCTACATTATCAGCTAATGGTGATGAAGAAATTGGTAATATTGTAGCTACAGCTATTGATAAAGTAGGTAGAGATGGAGTAGTAACTGTAGAGAAATCTCGTACAGGTGAGACAACATTGGAAGTTGTTGAAGGTTTGCAATTTGATAGAGGTTATAAATCACCTTACTTTGTAACCGATAACAATTCAATGCAAGTTACATTAAATGACCCTTATATTTTAATTTATGATAAGCGTATTAGTGCGGTTAAGGATTTACTTCCATTACTTGAACGTGTTTCTACTGAAAGTAAATCTCTTTTAATTATTGCTGAAGACATTGATGGTGAAGCGTTAGCTACATTAGTAATGAATAAAGCAAGAGGTGTATTACAAGTATGTGCTGTTAAAGCTCCTGAATTTGGAGATCGTAGAACAGCAATTTTGGAAGACATTGCTACATTAACTGGTGGACAAGTAGTTTCATCTGAAAAAGGTATGACTTTAGCTAAACTAGATATTAACTGGTTAGGTAAATCTAGAGTTGCTACTGTTGGTAAAGATACTACTACAATCGTTGATGGTAAAGGTAATGTTGATAAAATTGAAGAGCGTATCTTGAATATTAAAGCTCAAATGGACAAACCAGATACTACACCTTATGAAATTGAAAAATATCAAGAGCGTTTAGGTAAAATGGTAGGTGGAGTTGCTATCATCAATGTTGGTGGTGGTAATGAAATTGAGATCGAAGAGAAAAAAGATCGTATTGATGATGCTTTACAAGCAACTAAAGCCGCTCTTGAAGAAGGTATCTTACCAGGTGCAGGTGTAGCATTACTAAATGCTAGAAAAACATTATTAGCTGATTTAGATAAAAAAGAAGACATAGCTAAAGGTGCTGAAATTGTATTTCAAGCTTGTGCGGCTCCATTTAAACAAATTCTAAAAAATGCTGGTGAAGATGCTACTGAATGGTGGATAAAAATTATAAATTCTGATTCATCATCTGTACCAGATTTAACAAATAATACAGTAGTAGACGCGTTTGAATTAGGTATCATTGATCCAACTAAGGTAGTACGTTGCGCCCTAGAAAATGCAGCATCAGCTGCTGTTACATTACTAATGACTGAATGTGTTGTTCATGAAAAACCTAATGAAAAGAAGGATGACATGGGTGGTATGGCAGGATTTGGTATGTAAATTTAATACATGAAAAAGTTATACTTAGACGATATCCGCACCCCTCAAACAGAGGGGTGGGTTATCGTTCGTAACTACGATGATTTCGTAGCATGGATTAGATTAAATGGTGTTCCTGATGAAGTATCATTCGACCATGATTTGGGAGAAGATGTTGCTAAAGAAAAAGTAGAGGCAGGAATGTCTAAACGTAAAGCAAGAGAGCAAAAGAAGGAAACTAAAAGTGGTTATGACGCTGCAATATGGTTAGGACGACATTGTCTGTTAACCGATACTCCTTACCCAAAATGGAATTGTCATTCTGCAAATCCTGTTGGTAAGGCAAATATAGAAGCATACATTAACAATGTAATTAAACATCAAAATCAGTTATGAAACAACACACACTCTGGATAGAAAAATACAGATCACAAACCTTAGAACAATACATTGGTAACGATGTTGTTAAAGATCGTATTGCTGATTGTATTGCTAAGAATGATATACCCCATTTCATATTCGCTGGCAGCGCAGGTACAGGTAAAACTACATTAGCTAAACTAATTGTGGGAAACATTCAATGCGACTATCTTTACCTCAACGCTAGCGATGAGAATGGAATTGATACAATTAGAGATAAAGTAAAAGGATTTGCCTCAACAGCATCATTTCAACCTATTAAGGTTGTAATATTGGATGAAGCAGATTTCCTAACACAGCCCGCTCAAGCAGCATTACGTAACCTAATTGAAGAATATTCAGCATATACTCGCTTTATATTGACTTGTAATTATGTTGAGCGCTTAATTGAACCACTTCAATCACGTTGTGAGTTACATATGCTTAAACCACCAACTAAAGGTGCTGTTGCAAAACATATCTGCATCAATATTTTAGATGTTGAAGGTATTACATATGAAATGGTTGATGTAGCTAAAGTCATTAATGAATTTTATCCTGATATTCGTTCTGTAATCAAAGTATTACAATCTAATATTAAGGAAAGTAAATTAGTTGTTACTGCTTTAGATGATAACTGGACTAAACAATTGGTTCAAATACTATCTAAACGCGAGAAAAACGCTTGGTATCAAGTACGCCAACTTGTAGCTGACGCTCAAGTAGACGATTTTCAAACCGCTTATCGTTATATGTTTGAGCATTTAGCTGAATTTAGTTATGGAAATGATGCTCAACTATCAGTTATATTAGATGATTTTATCTGGAGAGCAGGTGTAGTGCCTGATAAAGAAATTAACTTTGCTGCTTGTATAGCTAAAGTATTAGAAACAATCAAAAAACAAGTATTATAATGGATCAACAAATGAACCTAAACATTGGTTTAGACAAGACATCACCAGTATCTTGCGATAAGTGTGGTAGTCAAGTTTTCCAAGAAGGAGTATTGCTTAGAAAAGCATCTCGATTATTAACAGGAACAGCACAAGATGCTTTGATTCCTATTCAAGTGTTTGCCTGTATGAGTTGTGGAAGTGTGAATGAAGAATTCTTACCAATACAAATGAGACAGCAACCACAATCACAACCCACTACTAAACCTGAAGAAGAAGGTGGACGAATTATTAAATTTTAAATTATGATAACATCAATAGCATTACTTATAGTAGCAATTGCCAATGCAGTTACAGTATACTATAGCACTAAAAGAATGGATAAACTCCAAGACCAAATAAATGATTTAGGTCAACAAATCTATGACACTAATTCCCTATTTGAACGATCAGAAAATCTTCAAAGAGCAATTAATGATAATTTAGATAAACAAATCAAATCTCAATATAGCCATTTTACAAGTCGTATGGATAAATTGAAGAATGACGTATTACAAAATACAAGACAATACTAATGAATATATTTGATCATATTAAAAATATCACAACTAATAAAGGAACATACTTAGGAGATGAAGGTTGGAACAACTGGATGATTAATCGTTTTCTCAGTATGGATCCTGATTATTGTGAAGTAGTTAATGTTGTTCAAAAGAATACTTGGCAAATGAAGGGCGAACACCTATACAATTTGTATAAGGATCTTATTCCCAAACAATACAAGTATCTTAAATATATTAAGCCTAAAAATAAGAAAGATTATGATGCTGGCGAAGTAGAAGCAGTATCATTGTACTTCGAAGTAAGTAAGAAGGAAGCTAAAGAATATATTTCAATGCTTCCTAAAGACGAATTAAATAATATAATATCACAAATCAATGGAAAGTAAAGAATACTATTATACTGAAGACGAGAATGGAGAATTACACCAAATAGACTCAGTTGTAAGTTCAATTATTACTCAGTTTACAACAAGAGCTATTATGGGAAAGAAAAAATATGGTGTTACTTTAGACCGTACTGATTTATCTTTACTTGAGTGGATTGAGCACGCTAAACAAGAGCATATGGATGCTATCTTGTATTTAGAAAAAATTAAACAAGAAATTAGTGGGAAAGAAAAAATTAACTGAGGTTGAACTTAAGATAAAAAACCACCAACAACCTGAGGTTAATCCTGCATTTCATAAAACTGTATCTTACTCTCAATATACTATGTGGGCTTCATGTCCTCATAAGTGGTATTTAACTTACGTAGAAAACAAACAACCATACCAAGCTAGTATTCATACTGTATTTGGAACAGCATTTCATGAAACTATACAATCGTATCTTGAAACGATGTATAATGTAAGTGGAGCTGCAGCAGACAGAATGGATTTGGAAGAATTATTCCAAGCTAAATTCTCAGAAGTATATTCTAAGGAATATAAGAAAATGGGATCTCATTTTACTACACCTCAAGAAATGGGAGAATTTTATGAGGATGCTGTTGCTATAATGAAGTGGATTAAGAAAAATAGAAATATATTATTTAGTATTCGTCGAGTAAAATTATTAGGTATTGAAATACCAATATTAACAAATGTTGCTAATAATGTATTTTTAAAAGGATTTATTGATTTTGTGTTGTATGATGAAGATTTAGATAAAATTTATATATATGATATCAAAACATCAACACGAGGGTGGGGAGATAGAGAAAAGAAAGACGATAATAAAATTGCTCAAGTGTTATTATACAAGGAGTACTTTTCAAAACAATTTGGGGTCGATATTGAGAAAATTGAAGTCGAATACTTCATTGTTAAACGAAAAATCTGGGAGCAATCAGAATACCCAACTCCAAGAGTCCAATCATTTAAACCAGCAAGTGGTAAAATCAAACGAAAGCAAGCAATAGATAATTTTAATAATTTTCTTAAAGATTGTTTCGATGGTTTTGGGAAACCACAAATAAAATCGTACCTTAAAAATGTAGGCGAAAGCTCATGTAAATGGTGTCCTTATAATGATTCACCAGAGCTTTGCGACAAAATCATAGTTTCTTAAAAATTTATATATTTATATCCGAATATATAAAAACTACAAACTATGGCAGAAAAAATGCAATTAACAAGTGTAAAGGTGCCTGAATCGTTATTTGAAGAATTCAAAATAGCCTGTGTTAAACATAAATTCAGCATTCAAAAATTAACAGAGCGTGCAATGTATTTATATTTAACTGATGAAGAATTTCGTAAAACGGTACATAACCAATTAAATACACAACTGAAAAAAGAAGACTAACTACGTTATGAAAGAAGGTTATATTAAACAAGAGGATAGAAAGAAAATCCTATTACTTTGTGATGATATTAGAATGACGAGCGGTATATCCACTATGGCTAGAGAAATAGTAGTGGGTACCGCTCATCACTTTAATTGGGTCAATTTAGGTGGTGGTGTAAACCACCCTGAAGAAGGTAAAAAATTAGATATTTGTGCTAGTACTAACGAACATGCTGGTATTGAAGATTCTAGTGTATTTATTTATCCTGTAAAAGGATACGGCACTATAGAATTTGTACGCCAAATCATCAAGAATGAAAAACCAGATGCAATGATGATCTTTACAGATCCTCGTTATTGGATTTGGTTATTTCAAAATGAGCATGAGATAAGAAAACAAATGCCTCTTATTTATTTAAACATTTGGGATAGTATTCCTTACCCAATGTATAATAAATCATACTACGAGTCATGTGATGCTTTACTAGCAATTAGTAAACAAACAGAAAACATTAATAGGGTTGTATTAGGGGAGGCAGCTGAAGAAAAAGTAATTAAATATGTTCCTCATGGAATAAATGAAAATATTTTCTTCCCTATCACTGAAGATAAACCTGAATATTTAGCTTTACAAGAGTTTAAAAAACAATTGTTTGGTGATAAAAAATATGATTTTACATTATTATATAATGCTAGAAACATAAGACGCAAATCAGTACCTGATTTGATGTTAGCATGGAATAAATTTCGTTCTCAATTACCTAAAGAAAAAGCAAGTAAAACTTGTTTAGTAATGCATACTCATGTAAAAGATGAGCATGGTACTGATTTAGAAGCAGTGCGAGATATGATCTTTGGAAAAGAAGGTGGAAACATTATCTTCTCTCAAGGTAAACAACCAGCACAAGTAATGAATTTACTTTACAATGCTTGTGATGCAACTGTATTACCTAGTAGTAATGAAGGATGGGGTTTAAGTTTAACTGAATCTATGATGTGTGGCAAACCTATTATAGCTACAGTAACAGGTGGTATGCAAGACCAAATGCGATTTGAAAATGAATTAGGTGAGTGGATTAAATTCACTGAAGAGTTTGGTTCCAACCATAGAGGTAAATATAAAAACTGTGGTGGGTGGGCATTCCCCGTATTTCCAAACAATTTAAGTTTAGTAGGTTCTCAACCAACACCTTACATATTTGATGATAGAGCTGAACCATTTGCTATTGCTGAACAAATCTCAGTAGTATATGGTCTTAAAACAATCACACCTCAAAACTTTAAAGAAAGAGGCCAAGCAGCTTATAAATGGGTAACATCAGATGAATCAATGATGTCAGCTAGATTAATGTCTAAAAATGTTATAGACGGTATTGAAGAAACATTTAAAAAATGGACTCCAAGATACACATATGAATTAATTCCTGTTGAAACCCCGGATCAACCACAACATTATAACCCTTATTTAATAGCAGAATAGTTATGAAACCAGTTATAGCAATTAGTTGCCCAATAGATACATTTAGTGGCTATGGAGCAAGATCGAGAGATGTAGTTAAAGCACTTATCAACTCAGAAAAATATGAAGTTAAAATCCTATCACAAAGATGGGGTAGTACTCCATTTGGATTTTTAAATCCATCAAACCCAGACCATAAAAAAATTATTGATTGCATTCAGCTAAGCAATAATAAATTAGAAGGAGTTCCTGATATTTGGATTCAAATTACAGTACCTAACGAATTTCAAAAGGTAGGTAAATACAATATTGGTATTACTGCTGGTATTGAAACGGATTTATGTGCTACTACTTGGATTGAAGGATGTAATAGAATGGATTTAGTATTAACTTCATGTAACCATTCTAAAAAGGTATTCTTAAATTCAAAATACGAACAACGTAAAAAAGACAATCCTGAAGAAGTTGTTGGAATAATTGAAACAACAGTACCAGTAGAAGTGTTGTTTGAAGGAGTTGATACTCAAATTTATAAAAAAACAAATAAAGTTGATGAAACTTTAGACGATATATTAAAAAGCATTCCTGAGCATTTTAATTTTTTAGTTGTTGGTCATTGGTTACAAGGTAATTTTGGGGAAGATAGAAAAAATATGGGTGGAACCATTAAAGCATTTCTTGAAACCTTTAAAAATAGAAAAATAAAACCAGGACTTATTCTAAAAGTAAATGGTGGTAATTATTCAATTATGGATAGAGACCAAATGATTGCTAAAATAGAAGAAGTTAAATCAATGGTTGATGGTGATTTACCAAACATTTATTTATTACATGGTGAATTAACAGATGACGAAATGAATGGTTTATATAATCATTCCAAAGTAAAAGCAATGCTAAGCTTAACTAAAGGTGAAGGATATGGTAGACCATTAATTGAATTCACTCAAGCACAAAAACCAATTGTTGTTAGTGGATGGAGTGGACATACTGATTTCTTAAGTAAAGAATTTAGTGTGTTTGTTGGTGGTGAAATAAAGCCAATAGATAAGAGTGCTGTTGTTGAAAATATGCTGATATTAGAATCAAAATGGTTTACTCCGGACTATAACCAAGCTTCATTAGCATTAAAAGCAGTTTATGCAGATTATGATGAGTATGTTGAAAAAGCAAAGAGACAGTCGTATATTTGTCGTAATGATTTTAGTTTAGAAAAAATGGGTGAAAAATTAGTTGAAATATTAGATGCTAATTTTACTAAAGAAATACCACTTCCTAAGCTAAGCAAAACAACATTACCAACCTTAAATAAAGCTGAAGATGACAAGTAAAGAATTTGTAATTTGGTTGAAGGGATTTACAGAAGGGGTACATGAGTATAATCTTACTCCAAAACAATGGGATACATTGAAAGAAAAATTAGAAGAAGTAAATGATACCTCTAAAACACCCCCTTGCTCAGGTCATGATCAAGAAAGCTGGAATGAAGAAGAATTAGAACGTAGAATGGATATTATAGGACAGAATGGAAACGAAGGTCTTCACTACAACGCAGAAGATTTAGGTGGAAATTGGGTTACAACAACAACAAATAAATTAAAAAATAATGGATAAATTAATCACTTGCCCTATTTGTAGTTCAGACTTCTGTTATGAAGTAGAACAAGAGCAAAAGAAACTATGGCATTGTTTTGGATGTGGATTTGCTTCTAATTCAGATCAACATATTGAAAAAATCAATTTAGAACAAACAGAAGCTGTATTACCCGAATTATATAGAGCTATTAAAAAACTAGATAACAACGGATATTATTGGTATCCTTCAACAATCAACCACCCAACTAAAGGAATGGTATTTGTTGATTTAGCCGATAATGTTTGGCAGTGGGCTGGAGTTAAAGCTACTCCTATTACTGAAGAAGAAAAAGCAAAATTCCCTGAAGGTGCTACTCACAAAGCAGATATGAAAACAATTCAACACTTTGGAAGCACATACATGGAGGCTTTAAATTACATTGAATATTTTAAACAAGATTAATGCACGCAACTGCTGAAGCTAACGCTAGAAGATTTTTTGGAACTTATGTTAATCAAGTTTCAAACCCAATTATAACTGAAATAGGATCTCAAATAGGGGGAAATGGGAGAGAATTTAATATCCGTTCATTAGCCCCATCAGGTTCTAAGTACATAGGAATAGATTTAGAAAAAATGCCTGGGGTAGATGTAGTATTAGAGGATCCTTATAAATTTCCTATTGAAGATAATTCTGTAGATTTTATTGTGAGTTCTTCATGCTTTGAACATATTGAATTCTTCTGGTTAACATTCTTAGAAGCAATAAGAATATTAAAACCAACAGGAGTTCTTTATATCAATGCTCCATCTATAGGAGCATTTCACAGATACCCTATGGATTATTGGAGATTCTTCCCAGATAGTGCACATTCATTATCTAATTGGGGAGTTAGAAATGGATATAATTGTGGTGTATTAGAACAATATACTAGTGATAAAGAAAATGACATTTGGAGTGATTATATATCAGTTTATATTAAAGATAAAAAATATATCTCCAACTACCCTAATAGAATAATTAATAATTTTAAGAACTATACTAATGGTTCTATATATCCTCACAACACAATATCAAATGAATTAAAATGGAGATAAAGAAAAAATTACCTAACTTTAGGTATATGAGAACAGAATCTATTATGATCCAAGGGTTATATGATCTCATTGAGTATATAAATGAAATATCCCCAACCAAAAAAATGAAAATGGTTGAAATAGGATCTTATTTAGGCGAATCTACTTTAGTATTTGCTGATCATTTTAAAGAGGTTATTACAATAGATCCTTTTTTAGATGATTATGACCCAAACGACGAGACTTGTAAACATGTTTCTTTATCAGTAGTTCACGAACAATTTTTACTAAATATAGAAGATAAAAATAATATTAAACACATTCAGAAATTATCAGATGATGCTATTGAAGATTTAAAAACTCAATCATTTGATTTTATCTATATTGATGGTCTCCACACTTACGATCAAATAAAAAAAGATATTGAAAACTATCTCCCTTTAATAAAAAAAGGAGGATTTATAGCAGGACATGATTACCACCCAAACCACCAAGGTGTTATTGATGGGATAAATGAGATGCTAAAGATAGATCAAACATTTTCTGATACTAGTTGGATTAAAAGAGTATAATTATGTTTTTAAATATTATAACACCATGTTCTAGGCCACAAAACCTAATGACAATAAGTAAAAGTATTAATATTCCTAAAGAGAATTATAGATGGATAGTTGTACTAGACGCTTCTGATTTATCTACATTAAGTGAATATATTTTACCTGAAAATTGTGAGTTTCATAATTATCAAGAAGAAGGAAGTATAGCAGGTCATGCTCAAAGAAATTATGCTATTTCTCTTATAAATGAAGGGTATGTTTATTCAAATGATGATGATACTGTTATTCATTATGATTTATGGAATAATATTAAAGACCTAAATGAAAATTTTATTTCATTTGATCAGGAAAATCAAAATGGAACTTTTAGACTAAACGGAGACAATATCGCCTTACATAGAGTTGATAGTCATAATTTTATAGTTGATAGAGAAACTATAGGTGATACAAGATTTCAAATTGAAAAATATGATGCTGATGGGTATTTTGCTGTAGAATGTTTTGGTAAAGCAAAAACAAAGTCGTATATTCCTAAGGTATTATCAACATATAACTCATTAAGATGGTATCCGTAATAATTCCAACATATAAAGAACCTCACGCTTTAGACGTATGTCTAAAATCAGCAATTGAAGGACAAACAAATAAAAACCAAATTATAGTTGTTGTAGATGGTTTCTACGATATTAATAAAGAGGTATTAGATAAATATTCTAAACATATTGATGTACTTAATTTACCTGAAAATAGAGGATTAAATACAGCTACTAATTTTGGAGTATACAATGCATCATCAGATAAGATATTAATTGTAAATGATGATAATGTATTTGATAAAGATTGGGATGTTAAATTAGAAGAAATATATGATCCAAACATTGTTTGGGCTCCAAACCAAATAGAACCTAATCCAGGAATATTTCAACAGTTTGTAATTCATCCTTTAGGAACAGTAGAAGAATTTGATATTAATAAATTTTGGGAATATACTGAAACAATCAATAGAAAAGAATCTGATAACTGTGGTTCCACTCTTCCTATATTCATGAATAAAACCAAATATCTCCAAGTTGGGGGTTGGGACGAAACATATCCTGGTCCTTGGGTTGTTGATTGGGAATTTTTTATGAAATGTGAAATGATGGGGATGGAGATGAAAAGAACATATAATACTCACTTTTATCATTTTGTTTCAGTAGGTACTAGAAAAGTAGAACCTGAAGTAACATATCAGAAAGGATTAATTGAGAGGGAATGCCATGAATATTTTAAATATAAATGGGGTTTCTATGGGTACCGAGACGGAAAAACAAATTCTAACTGTCCTCCTTTGTTTAAGCAATAATTTGGACTTATATTTATAAGAGAAAATTATAAATTATGTCAAGAGAGCGTCGTTCCAAATTAGACCCATTAAGTCGGATCATAACATTGGGGGATATTGAGTGTGAAACTGTTAATCAAATTATACAAGATATATATGAGATTAACAATGAAGACGCTAAAAAGCAAACAGTAGAACCAATTAAACTCATTATTAATTCATTTGGTGGGGAAGTGTTCAGTGGATTGGCTTTAATTGATGTAATTGATAATTCGCAGACTCCAATCCATACTATATGCCATGGTACAGCAATGTCAATGGCTTTAATAGTATATGCTGCGGGACATCACAGAATTGCGAGTAAATATTCGACATTTATGTATCACGAAGCGGCATATGAAATTAATGGTAAAGTAGCATTTCATAAACAAGAATTAAAAGAAACAGAACGTATTGATAAATTATGTGATACTTATCTGATTTCTAAAACAAAACTAACACCAAAAATATTACAACCTCACAGAGACAGGCAAGCGGAGTGGTATTTTGATGTTAGAACAGCACAAAAATATGGTCTTGTTGATGAGATCATAGAATAATTAATATTTATATATAAACATATTATAATGGCAGATTTAAACATAAAACCAAAACTTAAAGTAGATGTAAACCATAACCCAACAAAAAAGGGTATTAAGGTACAATTTGCATTACCTCAAACATTAGTGGGTGATGATAAAGCTGCTATGACTCAAAAGCTACAATCAAAATTAAACCAAGGTTTGCAACAATTTAATATGACTGCAAATATGGACACAGATGTTCCTTTTGATAATGTTATTGGTTTTCTAATTCCTATTCAGGATATCCGATTGATGATTAAAAAGGCAATTATGCCTGAAGAACAACCAGCAGAGGAAGTTCCAACAGAAGCCCCTGCAGCGCCAGAAGAAGAAGTTACAGCTGAGTAATCACTGTTAAAAAGGAATAATATGAAAAGGAGAATTCCAGTGTTTAAAATATCACTTGGTGATGGGGCAACCTATGAACAAGTAAGTACACATCCTGCAATTAGAAAAGCAGTTATAGAGGAAACAATATTTGCTATAAAAGACGGAATTAAAAAGAAGAAAAAATCAATTTCTTTATTTCAAATTGCAGGTACAACTTCATATTTGGAATTAGAAAAAGAGAAATGGCAACCAACTCTTGAAAATCTATTAGAGCACTATGTAGAAAACGAAGACTATGATAGATGTATTGAGATAAGGGATTTAATAAAACAAATTTAGTTATGGAAGGAAATGTTGATGACGCAAAAAAATCAATAGATTTAATTTTAGGTTCTGATACAACACTTACAAGAAGAAAAAAGACACAAGCTGATGCTACTAGAGAATTATTTAATAAAATTATAATTAATCTAGAACAAGCAAACACAAGATCTTTTCTATTAAGTGGTGATTTTCAATTAGATCTTACTAAATACGATGATGTATTTTATGAGGCTATTGATAATTTAATTATATTACATTTTGGAAAAGAAGCATCTGAATTAATATTTTTCTATTTATATGATCGAATTGATCCTGAAGGAAATATACAAGTTTTAGTTGATCCTAATGGTAACGAAATACTCTTGCAAAATCCTGATGATTTGTGGATGTTATTACAAGTTATAAATGGGAATGAGAAGAAGAAAAAATAGTTATGAAACCAAAACCGTTTTCGAAAGATGATATCTTAAGGGCTATGAGACACACTCGTAGTAATAGAGCAGCTGCTCGTTACTTAGATTGTTCTTATACTCATTACAAAGCATACGCTAAGCTCTATAAAGATGATGAAACTGGTAAAACTCTATTTGATACTCACTTTAACCAGTCTGGTAAAGGCATTCCAAAACATTTAGTTGGAGTTAAAAAAGAACCTGCTTTAGAACAGATATTAAATGGGCAGATGGATCCATCTCATTTTAATCCTGAAAAGATTAAGAATAGATTGATTTATGAAAATAAAATATCTGAAGATTGTGCTAATTGTGGATTCTGTGAGCGTCGAGTAACTGATTACAAGATACCATTGTTACTTAATTTTAAAGATAATAATAAACGTAATTATCGTTTAGAGAATTTAGAATTGTTATGTTACAATTGCTATTTTCTATTCATAGGTGACGTGTTTACCCCTGATCAAGTGGATAAAATTGAGAGTTTCACCACTAACAAATTCAAAGTAGAGGAACCGGATTTCCAGCTTTCAGAAGATCAAATAGAAAATATGAAAGCGCTTGGAATCCTATAATGCCCGTCGTATATTCACATTAAATAAAGTTATAAAATATGGAAGGATTACACAACCAATACGCTGGTTTTGAATTACCAGAAGAAGTAAATCAAATGTACAAAGTTGGCTATCAACCATTTGGCTCTAGAAATATGGCTAAAATGATGTTCTTTGCTAATGAAGTAAAATTAAACAATAACATGATTGATTATTACTCAGGAATTGGTCCTGCTCGTAGAGAAAGCGAGTCATTAGAAGATTACAGAAACCGCACTAAATTTCAAAAAGCACTATTCAAATATAGAGCACACATTTATGATTATTCAGTATACACAAAAAAAATAAAATAACATGGCACAGTTTTTCCAAGTAAAAGTTCAGTTTACAACTGAAGACGATAGAGGTAAAGTAAAAAAACAAAATGTAAATTATTTAGTTGATGCTCAGTCAGTAACTGAAGCAGAAGCTAGAACAGTACAATATTTAGTAAGCAGAGGAGAAGATGAGTTTGAAGTAAAATCAGCATCTGAAGCTAAAATTGCAGAAGTAATTTTACTAGACTCTGTAGAAGCTGAATAAACAGCTGCTCAGTTCGACTAAGGGTTAGGTCACATCCCTTTCACGGATGTAATACGGGTTCGAATCCCGTACTGAGTACAAAGTGGATAAAATGTGCAGTAACCACAGGGAAGCTAGCTCCCACTGCACTCCAGGAAAGATGGCAGAGTGGTTGAATGCACCGGTCTTGAAAACCGGCATACTGAAAGGTATCTGGGGTTCGAATCCCTGTCTTTCCGCATATTAATGCTCCTAAAGCATTGCAGGCGATGCGCATGACTTGTAATCATGATAACTTGGTTCGATTCCGAGTGGGAGCTCAACAAGGGCCTGTAGCTCAATCGGTTAGAGCGGCACACTCATAATGTGAAGGTAGTAGGTTCGATTCCTACCAGGCCCACGTGCAACGTTTATTTGACATAAGGAAATTTAGAAAAAATGTTGGACGGGCAAAAAGAAAATTGTAAATTAACCACATATGAAAAAAGAATTATACGACATGCTTATGGCTTCAGCAATAGCTGACAAAACAAAAGCTCTATTAACTTTGGATCTATTGTCTTATCACGCCGCTGGTATTGGTGATCATTCAACAAAAGACTTCTACAATAACGCTGAAGAAGCGCTTACAATGTTAGTTGATGCTGAAGATAAAATTGCCACGCTTGAAAGACATTTCAAACAATAGTTATTAAGCTGGAATTGTAGGGTGGTGAAAAGGCGTACGCTTGGCAGACATGCCCTCCCGTCTCGAGGGTGCGGAGTTCGAGATAGACAAATGATAATGGGTTGACCACAGGCTAGCTAGCAAAAGTGTCATTTGTTGAATCGCCGCGTGGAGGTTCGAATCCTTCCCCTACAGCAATCGTTCGAACGTGGAACGACGAAGACAGAGTAACTCCTCTGGCAACATGAAACTCTCCGTATCGTATGACGGCGATGTTGGCAACTCATAGGGTAATACAAAAGTTGCACATGCCGGGGTGGTGGAATAGGTAGACACGCAAGACTTAAAATCTTGTTCGCCAACGCGAGTGCGGGTTCGATTCCCGCTCCTGGTACAATAATTATGGATATGGCCTGTTGGGTATTAATGTTAGAAAGTAATCGTCAATTCCTTCAAATGATGAGGGATAGGGATAGTGATTTAATACTTAAAATGGTTAGATGTGTTCTTAGTGCTCATAAACGAGGTAAAGATCGAATAGATATATTTGATATTACATTCAAAGACACAAGTGGGATGATATTTAACATTGAGAAATCACAATACAAAGAATTGTTAAGTAATTGTATGGATGATTTGATCAAGTTAGAAGAATATGAATTGTGTGCTGATATTCAAAAAATATTAGAAGGCAAAAAACGAAAGAAAAAAGCAGAAGTTATTTAACACATGGGGGTGCCTGGTTTTGACAGGTGCGATGAGTTGGTATAGTTGATGCAAGCCGGGTTAGATGGAAATCCGTAAATACCTATCGAACAATAAATGACGTAGAATTATCTACAATGACCTTCGAAGATGCTATGGCATTCGTTGGTGCGGATTACGCAGTAGCTGCCTAGTCCAACTCGGGTCGGTGCACATATAACCTAGGAACAGAAGTGCCTACAAAGGGGGTCTTAGGGTGGAGCCCTCATAAAATAATTCCACAACCAGGTAATTTGGAAGTATGATTCCCACATACATCAAACTTCATATTTTGTTAATTTAGAAAAATTAACTAAGCTTGTGAACGAGATTTATTAAATCCGTATCTGGACAAGGGTTCGACTCCCTTCACCTCCACAATTTAAGACAACCAGAAATGGTTGTCTTTTTTTTTGCATATTTATGTTCGAACCATTAAAAATTAAAAGAAGATGAAACAAATAGCCATAAACATGGCCACCAAACTGCGTGATGTGTTCGCGCTAGGTGTGTTCTATTTACTAGGATCCCTTGTAATAGCTGCATTAGTAGTACAATTGTATTTTGTATATTGTCAAATTTTTAAATCTTATGATGAAAATTTACAAATGTCTAATGCAATTAGTCATAAAATTGACGGTACATTTAAAAATTCCCCAGGTAATATCTGGTATAACGCAGATGAACATATCTATGTTGAAAAAGTTACTAATAAAATAGTTGTTGGTAAATTAGCAGGTAATCGTAATCTAGAATTTGGTGTTAAGAATGTATTAGAAGAATTTTTACAAGATAAAGGCTATAATATATCATCAGACGCTACAAACAAATTACGTGTCGAAATTGTTTATTTAGATGTATTAACTACTAAGAAAAATATTTCAGTTTTCCATAAAGGTGAAGAAGAAGTCATTATTCGTTTAAAAGGAATCTTATATAAAGATGGTATAAAAGAAAAAGAAATTATTGTTGAAGAATCTTCATCTGAAGTTTCCATGTCTACTTTACTTGTGGATGAAGGTGGTAAATTTAATCAAACTTCACTAAGTAATGCTCTCAAAAAAGGTTGTGATAAATTAGTCACAAAATTATTTGAAAAATAAAATCATGAAAAAATTATTATTATTTTTAGGAATATTCCTAACATCATTAACATCATTTAGTCAGATTACTGTATCACAATCAGTTACTCCAGCCCCACCTTATGAAGTTGGTGATACTTTAACTGTAAAATACACAATAGCTAGAGGAACAACAACACCTCGTTATTTTTGGTTGAGATACTCATTTAATAACAAGGCATTAGCGATGGTACCAAATAGTACAGTATTCTCACAAGGTACATCAGTTCAAACATTCTTTACAGGTTGGAATAATTACAGATTTACCCCTGCAGCAAATGTTGCTGAAACTAATTTATCTGGACAATATCAAGCAACTCCTTGGGGTTATGCCGTAAATAATGATTGGAATGTTGGACAATTAACAGTTCAAAGAACAGATGCTGCAGTGAATGGTGATATTGCAACACAGAAGTTTGTATTAAAAGACCAAAACACTTACAATGATATTCATAAATTGGATTTAGCTTATGCAGTAAATGATACTTCTTCCCCAATTACTCCAATTACTCGTAGTGCTACTAATTTATCATTAACAAATGTAACAGGTAACACATCTCAATTCAAAGTTAAAGTATTGTTCCCACAAGGGTATACTATTACTGATCACAATGTTCAATTAATGCCACTTAAAACAGATGGTAATATTGATTGGACAAAACAACCTATTGCTCAATTACCCTTAGATGGTAGTGGTGAAGCATTATTTACAACACAAGTTAAAGTTGGTGATTCGGTTGGTGTATTTGTTGGTCCATCAATGACTAAAGCTTGGATGAATAATATCATAACAGTATCAGATGCATACAAAGCATTTTTAGGACATTCTCAAACTGATATTAGTGGAACACCTAATTTCTTTACTTACCCTAATTTAGAAACTAGAGTAGGTAATGTAACACTAAATGATAATACATTTAACGAATCCGATTCATATGCATTGTTTGCTCACGTAATGGGACAAAATATGAGTTCAGTAGCAATGATCCCAACATCAACCTCAACATCAGTAAGATGGCAAAGTGGACTATTAAACCAGAGTTGGTTAGATGGTGTTGCTAAAAATAAAGTATTAATTGATACACCAATAAAAGAAGTACATGCCGTATTTGCTTGGGGTGGTGATTTGAACTGGTCACACTCATCAGACCCTGCTGTAATTGCTACTAGAATTAGTAGTGGATTGTATACCAACTCAGTTAATGGTGAAGTGAATTTGAAAAAATCAATGAGTTCAACACCTGTGATGGCATATAGAACTGAAGCTGTAGAAACTGCTAAATTAAGTGTAACATCTACATTAGAAAATGGTAAAGTAATATTAACAACAACATTAACTAAAGCAGAATTAGCTGGGTTACAAGTGATAATGAATTATGATGAATCTAAATTAACATTAGACAATATCATATTTGATTCAGGTTCAACTATTACTAACTTTTCAACTCATAATGATGGTAGATTAACATTTGGTTCTATTGATCAATTAAAAACAGCAAGAATCAAAATTGGTACACCATATAAATTAATATTCACCCCTAAAGTACAATTAACAAATACTGCAGGTTTATTCTATTTTGTATTATCAGATGCGGTAGATGCTAAAGGAAATAAAATAGACTTAATAATAGAATAATGAAATATCTATTAGTTACATTATTTTTATTAACATCATTTTTAGGGTTCGGACAGAGTGTATCTGCTCCGGACTCTAAATCTTTTACACAATCTACATCAGGACAAGATGCTAGTGGGTTTGTATTAAGTGGATTTAATTCTACTGCAACTTTATTAGCATCAATTAGTTTAGTTAATCCACCAACTGGTACAACATTTAATTTAACTACAACAACAGGTCTAACAGCGGCAAGTGGATTCACTTTAACAGGTAATAAAACTCGATTAGTAGTTACTGGAACGATGGTAAGTATTAATACGGCATTAGCATCTTTAAAAGTAAATACAGGTTCGGTAAGAGGTAATGTTGCATTATCTGTGGCAGCAACAGTCAATCCAGTAGGATATTATTACAATGGTGTAAACGGACACTTTTATAGACCAATAACAACCGGAGCAACTTATACAAACGCAAGATCAGCATCATTAAATACAACATTTAAAGGACAAAGAGGATATTTAGTAACAATCACTTCAGCAGATGAAGATGCATTTATTTTTAATAATGTGCCTCAAAGTAATATTTGGTTTGCGTTAACTGATGAATTAGTCGAAGGTCAATGGAGAATCGATGCTGGCCCGGAAGCAGGAACTTTAATCAAAACATCAAACGGACAATTTGCCGGAAACATTCAAGGGCAGTATAATAACTGGGCACCCGGTGAACCAAACAATAGTAGTAACGAAGATTATGCAGTAACTAAATGGAATGGTTCTCAATGGAACGATTTACCAAATCATTTTTCAAATCCGTATGTAATTGAATATGGAACTTGGACCAACCCAGATGATGCAACATTCACTGAATTCTACACTAACTCAGTAACACATACAAACGGAGATGTATTAACTGCAAGATTTAATTTTGATTTTGGTGGTAATGTTGATGAAACAAAATTTACATCAAAAGCAAATACGTTTGTAAATAATACATGGGGTGTAACAACAAATACATCAAGAGCATTAAGTGGATTAGGTAAAGTAGATTTAACAAATGATTTAGATACAGTAAAAGTAAGTGGTGAGGGAGTAAGAGCAACAACAACAGGTGGAGAAGTAGAGTGGTGTGTGGTGTATGATTATGAACCTCAAAATCAACGATACCAAATTTTAATTGATAAGAGAGAATTTCCACAAGGCACCTCAGCAAGTAATGTTACAAGTTTACAGTTATTTGATTTATGGAATGGGCCTGTAACATATCAATGGGATGATGGAACATGGGCAGCTTATTGGATTTCATCACCAACAGAACTTAATTTCTCAGGCTCATCATTTACATCTAGTATAAGACGAGCTGGATTTTTCTGGGGATTAAGAGCGGAATTTACATTCACACCTAATATGATGTTTAAACAACATGGGATAGAATTATCTCATACTAATCAAACTGAATTGAATACATTATATAATAACATTGTGGGTGTATCAGATGTTTATCTAGCATTTAAGGAATTAGCAGATGGAGGTATATTTGGTAATCAAAGTGGATTAGGCTTAACAAATGGTATTCAATATATGAATGCTGATGTTGATGGTAATGGTGTATTTAATGAAAATGACACATACAAATTATTACAACATTTAACAGGTACTCAATCACTTACCCAAAATACTACTCTAACAAATTTAATAAAGCTATACAATAAATCAGATTATGATGCTATAACAACGAGCAATTGGGGAACTCAATTTAATTCAACTCGTAATTTAATTCCATTTACTTTAAGTGGAATGAATAATACGTACAACATAAATGTAACTTGGTTAGGTGATGTAAACCAATCACATTCAGCTCAACAAAGCATTACTAATGTTAGTAGCAATTCAATTAGAACTATGAGTTTAATGAGTAATGCTATTATAAATGAAATAAATGTATCAACTATAGGTGAAATTATAAATAATAAGGTTATAATTATATTATCAGTAGACCCATTACAACAAGAATTAGTAGGTACACAATTTCAATTAAATTATGATAATACTAGATTAAAGTTTGAAAAAGTTGAATTTATAACAAAAGGTAATCCTACTAATTTTGGAACTGATAAAGGTAATTTAATTAATATAGGATCATTGATAACAAGTGGAGATGTATTAGATAAGACAACTGAATATCGAGTTATATTCACTCCCGTAGGTAATATATCTGATATATTAGGGTTGACATCAATATCAACAACAGATGCTGTTAATAAAGCTGGTAAACAATTAAAAGTAAAAATCAAATGATAAAAAAGATATTACTAATATTTGTGGTCTTATTAGTGGGGTGTACTAAAATGGAAATAGAACCAACTCCAACCCCTGTTCAAAAGATATTTAATGTATCTGAGAGTAGTGTAACTGATGGACAATCTATACATTTTGATTTACCATCACCAGGAGTATATACATTAACCCTGATTGATAAGAAAAATGACCAAGTTGTTAGTAGAGAACGATTCACTGGTAAAACGGGCGAAAATATAAAGAAGATTTACACGAGTTCAATACAGTCTCAATATTTATACTTAGTATTAGAAGATGGGTCTAGAACTCAAATAGCTAAAACAACCATTAAAATTAATTAAAATGAAAAAATTACTTGTAGTAGTATTACTAGCAGTTGGATTATCTGGATGTTATAAAGATGATTTAATTGAACCTGTTTTAGAAGTTAAAAAAGAATTGCAAATCCAAAATGCAGTTGGACTTAAACTAGAATCAGCATTCGTGACAACTGAAGTTGCTATGAATGTTAAGTTAGAAACAGCACAATCCGTTACAATTAAGATTTTTGATATCTCCAATAGAGTCGTATCAAAAGAAACCGTAGTGGTTAAAGCAGGTGATAACTTACTTAAAGTATATACATCAGCATTGCCTTCATCTGCTTATAGAATTGGATTATACGATTCTAAAGGTATTGAATTAGGAATAACAGATTTTAACAAACTATAAATTTAAATAAAATGTCAGAAGAATTAGAACAAAACAATGATGGTACTTGGTCTGGATTAAAAAAGACTATTATTGGTGTTGCTACAACAGCAGTTATGGGTTTAGGAACTTGGGGTGTAACTCAATTAACAGGTGGTGATAAAGAAGCAGCTCCTGCTACAGCACCAGCTCCAGTAATTAACATTACTAACTCAAATCAACAACAACAATCTGCAGGTGGAACTACTATAATTAAAGAAAGAGTTGTTGAAAAGCCAGCAGCCGCTCAACCCGCAGCTAAACCTGCTAAGAAAAAAGAGGGTGATGAGTTTAAGGAAGAAGCTCCTAAGTGGTAATTTATAAACAAAATTAGATATGCAACCAAACACAGGATTTAAAGAATTATTAAACAAGATGATGGCCAGAAGATGGTACATCACAGCAATGGTATTAGGTGGGTTTATTTTAATAATAGCAGGTATTTTTGCTGCTGTTGTGGGACAAACACCAATGGCAGCAGCATGGAAAGAATTATTAATGTTATTGTTAGGTGCCTTCATTGGTAGTTATGGTAAGATTATTGATTACTGGTTCAGTGATACTGACAAAGATAAAATGTTAGTACAGAAGATGGATGAAGAAGATGGTGTTACTTTAGGTCATACTAATGATATGAAAGAAACAAACAAACCAGTTACTCCATTGATCCCAGATGCATTTGTAGCAGGTGCTGCAGCAGCTAGAGATTTAGCTGTAGTTGAAAATAAACAAAACCATGAATTAGCAGCTGATCAACAAGAACATAATCAAGCAATGGCTAAAGATGCTCAAGAACATGAGCAAGAAATGGCTAAATTAAAATTAGAGCATGAAATGAAAGCACATAGATACTGTGAACACGTTTGGGGTGACTCAGACAATGACGGTGAATTAGAGTGTCAAAAGTGTGGTTTATTGAAAGATGCTTACGACGAATCTCACTAACCATTAAAAATTAAAAGTATGAATTTCAAACAGTGGGTTATTGATCTATTCAAAGATGAAAGAGGATCAACTTCAGTAAAACCGGTTATCGCATTTGTAGGAGCTATGTTCTTATGTGTTACAATGATGTTAAACTCATTTTCACATGCTGATTTTGCTCCATCAGCTGAATTAGTAAACGCAGTAATGGTAATTACCGCGATTGGAATGGGTGCTGATACATTCGATAAATTCTCTCATAAAAAGAAAGAAGATTAAAAAAACAAAACTAAAGGGAACTTCGGTTCCCTTTTTTAAATTTAAAACATGTATGAAAAATTTATTTATATTATTAAGTTGCTTTTTACTAAGCAACATTGCTGTGGCTCAAAACGTAGGTTCAACAAAAACTGAACAATATAAAGCATCATTCGAAACTGCGATTGATATTTCTCGTTTTATGGATTATGAAGGTAAACAAATCCCAATTCAAATCTTAAAGGCAGGTATATCTGATGAAATGTATGAGATGTATCCTGAATTAAAAGAAAAAAGAGTTGGTTTAGGTGTAGCTAACATTTCAATGGAATATTTAGAGAACCTTAATCGTTTTAAATTTACTGAAGATAAAACAGAAATTAAAAACAGAATGGTTAAGCAATTCCAAGCATCACAAGCAGGTATTTCTGAGAATAAATTAGATGGTCGAGGTAAAATTAATCTAGCTGAATACTTCGTTACAATCGAATGTTATGATTACTCAGTATCTGAAGATGAAACTATCAACCTAAAAGATGGAGTTAAAAACATGATGGTAACTCGTATTGGTTTACAAGTTCGATTTACTAATGCTGAGACTGGTGTTGTGTTTGCAGCATCTGGTTTAGGTGAAGCCACTACAACTAGAGAATTAACATTCTTATCAGATGCAACTGTGGATGAAATGAAATTCAATCAATCAACTATTTCTATAGCAACAAAGAAAGCATTAGATATCGCTTGTGCTAGAATTTTAGATAGAATGGTTAAGAAAGGCATATTTCCAAACTAATGAAAAAATGGTTAATAAGTTTATTATTAATCACCCTTTTCCTATTTGCTAAAACAGCAAGTGGGCAGGTTTATACTCAAACTTTTATTGATAAATGTTCAGGTCAAGTTAAAATTGCTACTACAACCATAGTAAATGGTAACTCAATAGTATCATTTTATGGACAGGTAAGATCATTTACTCCAGCACAAGTGGCAAGTGGAGAATTACAAATATGGCTCCAAACAACTTACGCTTACTATAATTCACTAGCATGTCCCGTAGCAGCACCCGTAGTAACACAAACAGTACAAAATACAGTATCACAAGCAGCATCTCAAGCAGCAAGCTCAGCAGCATCATCAGCAGCAAGTTCAGCAGCATCAAATGCAGCCTCAGGAGCAGCAAGTGGAGCAGCTTCAGGAGCCGCATCTACAGGAGCGTCAGCAGCAAGTTCAGGAGCAGCTACCTCGAGTGGTACATCTACCCAATCATCATCCTCTTCATCCTCATCATCATCTTCCCAATCGTCTTCATCTTCTGGGTCTTCCTCTTCATCAAATTCTGGTGGAGAAAAGAAAAGCGAAAGCAGCAGTTCAAGCAGCGAATCAAAGTCAGAGAGTAAATCTGAATCTAAGTCTGAATCCAAATCAGAAGAGAAAAAAGAAGAAAGTAAATCTGAGTCTAAAGAAGAAAAGAAAGAAGAAAAAAAGGAAGAATCTAAAGAAGAAAAGAAAGAGGATAAAAAAGAAGAAAAGAAACAAGTTAAAATGAATCCAATAATGTTGGGTTCTGATTTAACTGTAGCTCAAAATCCCACTGGTGGGTTTACACCTGTCATGTCATTAAGTATGTCTCAAGCATCAACTACAGGTGAATCTAGTTGGGGTGTATCAAGTATGATTTGGATGGATTTTAAATCATTTGCTTTATCTGCTAATAAAAGCACGATGAATTTTAAAAACGGAGCACTCAAATCAATAGATGCCTATTCATATACCGTTGCTTACGTAGCAGGTACACATATGACTTTTGGTGGTTTCACCCATGTTGTGCCTCACCCGAAATATGGAACATATGGGTATAACTTATCTATTATTAATATTAAACTGAAATTAGCTGAAAATAGTTATTCATACTCAATGATGTCATCAGCTACAGCATTTTGGACTAAACCATATCAAATAAGCAGAAAATCAACCTTATCTCCAGGAGTGTTCTTAATGGCCTCTCCATACACATACAACAGTAAGTTAGGAAGTACTTGGAATTATAATGTAATGAGTTTGGTGGGCACAGGATACAGTCTTAAATTGAGCAAAAGATTTGGATTTAACATTGATTATAAAGCTAGTGTATCAACGGTACCTGGCTCTCCAATATTAAGTTTCTTTCTAATAGGTTCAAGACTTCAACTATAAAATTGGTTCGGTCAAAACCTCAATCGTATATTTACATCAAATAAATTTATTAAACAAAAACAAACAAATGAAAAAAGTAATCGCAATTTTCGCAATCGCAGCTTTGACTGCATGTGGTGGTAAAGGTACTTCAACTGAAGGAACTGATTCAACAGCAGTATCAACTGACACTACAGCAGTAGTAACAGATTCAACAGAATGTATCGCACCTAATGATACAACTGTAACTAAGTAAGTTATTTTGGCCCCACCATTAATTTGGTTGGGCCAAATTTCTGCTTTACATTTATGTCATGTATAAGATCAAACGCTTCTTTAAACGTATCCGTAACCTAATTCGTTGGTTTCCAATTATTTGGAAAGATCAAGATTGGGATGATCATTACATTTGGGAAATATTAAAATTCAAATTAAAGAATCAATCTAAATACATTGGTTATCACAATAGACACGTCAGTGCTAAACGTGATGCTGAGATAATGATGTTATGTACTCGTTTAATTGAAAAAATACAATCACAATATTATTTACATGAATATAGTAATTATCATCAAACAGAATTTATAACTACTCCAAGTCCAACCCATCCAGGTAATTATGAATTGGATTTGAAAGAAATATCTGAAAATTTTGATGATTATTTTGTAAAATATCCTCGTATTTGGGTAGCGGTAAACAAAATGGATAATCCTCCATTCTCAAAAGACACTAAGGATGGAATCGCTATTAACATGAGTCATATAAATCATTTAAGAGCAAAAAAATTATTATTCAGTATTTTAGAAGAAAATATTGAAAGATGGTGGGATTAATTATATAAACAACAATAAAATGGCAATAGCAATAATCAGTATAGTATTAGCATCCGCTTTGATAGCTTGGAGATGGGTGGTAGGAATTGATTTTATGAAAGAAAACCATCCTGATTATAAAGGATATGATTTATTCGATGAAGAAGATAAAGATAATGTATTATGAAACAGTATATAAACCCAATACTAACAGCATGTTCACTGTTAGCACTATTAACAACCATTTACTTTCAGAACGAAAGAATTAATCAATTTAAGGTTGAAGTAAAAACATTACAATCCACTGTAGATAGTTTACGTGATGAAAATTTTATAAATCATGTACAACTTGATAGGTATGAATTAACTTTAGATCATTTACAACAAGTAAATCCTAATGCTGCTCTTCAGTTTGTAAATTTTATGAACCACGAGACTGAATAAAATATTTCTGGTTAGATATGAAACACGGAATAACCTCAATGTATGGAAACCCAATCCATCCAGGCCATATTGAATGTTTAATGTTATCTAAAGAAATTGTTGATGAATTGTGGGTTATAGTAAATAATGATAAACAAGCAGAACTAAAACGTGGGATACCTTCGTTCCAAAACGAACAATACCGTAAAACCGTTATTGAATCTATCAGATATGTTGATCATGTAAAAATATCAATTGATCAAGATAGTAGTGTTTGTAAAACAATTCAGTTACTTTATAATAAAATTAAATCTCTAGATCCCGAGTCTGAAATTATTTTTACAAAGGGGGGAGATAGATTTGCAAATGAGATTCCTGAAAAAATGATTTGTGATTCTTTAGGAATAAAAATTGTTGATGGATTGGGAGATAAAATATACAACTCAAGTGACATGGTTTCTATAAAACAATAGGAGCATATATTTATATATGCTATGACACGTACAATTAATATTAAAGGAAAAGAATATTGTGTTGTTACAACAACATTTACAGCACATGGTGTTGAAACGTACGTTCAAATTAATATTGACATAAGTAAATTAGATACATCTGAAAGATTAATCATTGTACGTAATGCTAATTTATTTTTCAATCGTCCTTTCAAAATAGCAAAATCACAACCCGAAACTAAGAAACCTTGGTGGAAGATTTGGTAGTGGCAAAAATAGGTTATTAAATTCAAGTTATGAAAACAGTGATAATCGGAGACATCCATGGTCGTGATGCATGGAAACAAATTATTAATCAAGAACAAGACGCAGATAGATTCATCTTTGTAGGTGATTATTTTGATTCATTTGATGTTCCTGGTTTAATACAATGCCAAAATTTTCAAGATATTATTGAATTTAAAACTACAACAGATAAAGAAGTTATACTGTTGATTGGTAATCATGATTATCATTATTTCCCTGAAATTGGGGAAAATGGCTGTTCGGGTTACCAAGTTAGAATGGCACCTACAATTCAACATATTGTTGATATTAACAGAAACCATTTACAACTAGCTTATCAGTTTGATGATTTCTTAGTTACTCATGCTGGTGTAAGTAGTGAATGGTTAAATGATAGTATTGTAATGTGGGATGTACCTAATCTAGCTATGTACTTAAATGATTTATTCAAGTATCAACCCCTTAAAATAGGATATCGTTCATATAAACAAATTGGAGATCAAGTGTATGGTACTGGAGGTTATGGTGATGAGACATTCCAAGGTCCAATTTGGATTCGACCTAAATCATTAATGAAAGCTAATTACGATACATTACGTACTAAGATTAGACAAGTAGTAGGCCATACAGGTCAAAGACAAATCGATATTGAAGGTAAATCCACTGGTGGTCGTTATTATTTTATAGACACAATACCAAGACAATATTTGATTGTCAAAGATGGAGACGTATCTTTAGGAGAATTAAAATAAAGGTTATGAAACTAAAATACATTCTTACCGATTTGAGATGGCTAAAGGCGTTGAATAGTCCATTCAAACCATTCAAAGTTAAATTATACGCTGGTAAAACACAGGTGGGTACTCCATACTTCCTACCTCGTAAATGGGTAAAAGCAACACCAGAACTAGCATATAAAGCAGCTAGTGAGGAGATTGAACAACAAGAAAAATGGAACAAACTTAATCCTGAACATGCACGTAAAATAAAATCAATTGGAGAATTATTTCATGAAAAATTAAACTATACTTTCCCAGTACCTCTTAAAGTCGGATTTAGTTACTGTGGGTTAGGGTGGAAAACAAAATGGTCATCTGAGGATTTTAGACATGAGTGGAATCCAGTATTGTCGTTCGTATTTTTCGGATATCAAATTGCATTAACATTTTACAGTCCATATCATTCCCACTATTGGGAACCATGGTTATATTATGAGTATGCTACTGATAAAACCAAATCAAAGAGAGAGAGAATAGAACAATGTAGAAAAGAAGCTCCACAAACATGGACTTCAAGCAGATATAATGAAGAACCAGTAACAACAGATTACTATACTAAAATACTCAAATCAAAATGGCTAAAAGATTAACACTTCAGGAAAAAAAAGATATCTTTATTGTGGATGTAATCAATAAAATGTTTGAGATTGCAGGACATACTGTTACATTTGATGATATTAAAGATAGAAAAGATGATTGGTATGCTCAATGGACAATGACTGTGGAGCAAAATGATACCTGGAAAGAATGGGGGATTAGGGAAATGAAAAAGAGATTCAGGTATAATAAACAGTGGGCTGAAAGAGAAATGGGAATGATATCACTTATGTGGGGTTTAAAATTTAGTAATTGTATTTATGAAAATTAATAGAGACGAATTGTATAAACTTTACATGGAGTGGGTAAATAAAGTATCAGATGAATTTGATTGGAAAACCACTTTTGGACCCGAAGAGATCGTACATTCAATAGCAAACATATTAGAAACAAATTCACAACTAATTCAAGATGACAGGGAAGAAAAAAGAGAAGCGTAAAGAATTTATTGTAATGAATTCACAATTAGAATATTTTTGTGGGTTAGCATATGGTGGGAAATCAGTGTGGTGTAGTGATTATAAAGAAGCAAAACCACTAGATAATGAACTTAAATTTAAAACATTACAAAGAATGTGTTGGGGCGAAGAACTTGTCTTAGATTATATAAATTAAAGGAAAGGTTAAGCGACCCGACCTGCCTACAATTCGGGTGTGAGGTGTTAGTAGGCAACCTTTCCTATTTAAATAAACAGTTATGGAAAACGAATTTGGATTAGATGAGGAATACATGAAGCATGTTCGTGAACGCTTCTATAAACAAGTACGAGAAACAAATTGGGGTCAAGATGAAGATCGTATCGTTAAGTCTAGAGGCCGTAAACCAAAAGAACGAGTAGTAGTACAAAGACCATTAAATCAAAAACAAAAATTTTTCAATTTTAACTAATAAATTATGAACTCAATTAGTATTGATATAGACATTGAAGATATTATCTGGGGGATGGGAACCTATGATAGAAAAGCATTATTTAAAGCAATGCAAGATAATGATTATATTTCTCAATCATGTGTTATTACAAATGATGGTCATGTAAAAGCAGCAGCCCATGTAGAACGAAGAACATTAGATGAAAGTACAGATGATTTTAATTTAGCACTACATAAATTGTTTGGAAATGGGTGGAAGCTAACTAAAGAAGAAGAAGAATATATTATTAATTTATCAAAACGATTCTAATATGAGCGATAAGTATCAAGCGCTAGGTAACAATTTATTTGGATTTGAAGTATTCGAAGCAGTATTTAAAGCAATTAATGAGCGTGGGTACGGGGATCAGGAACAAATGTTTAAGGCGGGTGTAGCTAGTGCTGAGGCAGCCGTTAGGCGTTTACGTGAAGAGTATTATGAATCGATTAAAGAACACTTAAGTGAATAGAAATCAAGGTAAAAGAGACAATCAGGTAGAAGATAGTAATTCATTTGCTGTGTTTGCTTTGATCTGCATGGTTATTACCATTATAGTATCATTATTAACTGATTGGGTAATAAAATAGGCTAATCGTATATATTTATAGGCATGAAAAAATGCCTAATATCCCTACTATTAACATTAGTAGCTGTTGTATCTTATAGTCAAGGTATAACACCAATTACACAAAACATTATAATCAAAAATAATGTATTTGAAGTTCTTTATTCTCAAAGTTTAGAACAACCTCTTAAAATTAAATATAGATCAACAAACCGTCCCACGAATGTAAATAGAGGTTCAATGGATTTCTATAAGGAACCAAACATCAAAACATCAGATGCGGATGACTACAAAGCAAACATCTACGATAAAGGACATGGAGCACCAGCTGCTACATTTTCTGATAATCAAGAAAATTTAAAGCAAACATTTTCCTACCTAAATTGTATCCTACAAGACCAATACCTTAATAGAGGTGAATGGAGATTATTAGAGGAACAAGAAAGAAAGTGGGATGATGCTGAAAATTTAACAGTATTAATTACAGTTCATTTTGATAATCCTGTAAAAAGAATACCTACAAACGCAGCAATCCCCTCACATCTTCAGAAACATATCTATTTCGAAACACAAAAGAAATGGAAATGCTATGTATTCTTAAATGAAAAACCTAAATTTAAGTGGAGTGAATTAGAAATGATTTGCCCACCATCTGATCATCAATAAAAAATAATCAAGAATAATGTTTGTACCCAACCATTTACACCTATTAGTGAAAGGTTACATCACTAACCCACCCAAATCAGAAGAATTATTAAATGACTGGCTTCGAGAATTAGTAAGTAAAGTAGGAATGGTAGTTGTTGCTGGTCCTACCTCAATATATGTTAATGAACCTGGAAATGAAGGAATAACAGGTACAGTAACTTTAGCAACATCACATGCTTCGATTCATGTATGGGATGCTTTAGAATTACCTATGTTTCAGTTTGATTTATATAGTTGTTCTGAATTTACCCCTGATCAAGTATTAAGCCACATTAATGAATACTTTACTCTACAATCAGCAACATGGCAGTTCATAGATAGAAATACAGATGAATTTGAATTGATTAGCAGTGGAAAGTGGATGGCAAAATAAGAGTCGTACATTTACGTCAAATAATAAAATATGGCATTTCAAACTCGAGACGAAGCTCAAGACAAAGTAAGTAAAAAGTTAGACAGAGTATTAAACAAGAAAAAGAAACAAGTGCCATTAAGCCAGGAGAGTTGGGATGATTTAAATAGACGAGGCGCTTCATTGGCTGAGCAAGAACAGTGGATCGTATTGAGACGCAAACAAAAAGAGCGAGAAATGTAGTTTGGATGGGCAGGGCCCTTCGATTACATTTACATCGTACTTAAAAATTAAAGGTTATGATAGCAGAATTGCAGATTAAATGTCTGGAGATAGAGAACTGGACCCGATCGCTCACATTGAGAGGAGTTGATAAAGAAGAAATCGTAGCTAAAATTGATGAAATGTATGAACCTGAATCGTTAGATGAAATGGAAGCATACAGTGAAGCGATTGCTTATGCTCGCTTAGGAGTATTAAACTAAAGGTGGCCGGGCAAGGCTGTCAACGTATATTTACAACGTAAAAATTAATATTTAAAATATAAAGGTTATGAACTACAGTTTAGAAAACATCAAGGTAATTGCACCGTCAGTATTTACAACTGAAAAAGCATCTCACTTGTCAGACAAGTATGTACAAACTCCTACATCACGTGTAGTAGAGGATTTAATGAATTTAGGTTGGGTAGTAACTAAAGTACAAGAGGTTAAATCTCGTAAGTACAAAGGTTTCCAAAAACACTTAGTTGTGTTCCGCAATCCTGATATTATGATTAAGGGTGAAAATGGAGACGATTCGTTTCCTCAAATCCTATTAACTAATTCTCATGATGGTAAAGCCGCTTTCAATTTCAGAGTTGGTATCTTCAGATTAGTATGTAGTAATGGGTTGGTAATCAGTGATGCTGATTTTAATAATGTATCTATTAGACATACCAATTATACCTTCGAATCATTACAAACCAAGATTAATGAGATTATTGCTAAATTACCAGGGTTGGTAAATAAGATTAATGTATTCAAAGCTAAAACATTAACTGAAGTTGAAATGAATGACTTTGCAACCAAAGCATCTCAGTTAAGAACTAAGAAAACAGTTAATATCATGGATGTACTTAGTGCTACACGTACTGAGGATCAAGGTAATGATTTGTGGGTTGTATTCAATCGTGTTCAAGAGAAAATATTAGGTGGTTCATATACATCTGGTGGTCGTAAGGCTAGATCAGTAAAGAACTTCCAAAAGGATATCCAATTGAACGAGCAATTATTTGAATTAGCAGAATCATATCTTTAATCTTAAATAATATACTAATGTTTGACGGACAAGTATTTTGGAAGGAAGATTTCACCGATGGGGAAGCCAAAGGTGGATTCTTTATAAGAGCATTTGATTTAAAGAAGTTCTTAGAAAAAGTAGAAGCTGCAGAGTATGGTGGTGAAGTTGTTGGACTTAGATTTGAAGATAATAATTTAGAAATAATTGTAAATCCGAAAAAGTAATATGTGGGAATTAGAAAATAACGGATCGATATCCATAGGTAAGGGTCAACAAATAACAATGAAGGCTTCTCAGATTGTTCAAATGAATGATCATTTAGTATTATTAACAGGGAGAGATAAGCAGGTTGAATTGATTGTTGAAATTAAAGCTGATTTCGAAAAAATTCCATCTGAATGGCATTCTACAATGATACAGATGATGGCTGCTCGTTATGGGGGTATTATCAATTGTTATGACAATACAAAACCATTTGAACCTAAAACTCCTAAGAAGAGAAAATGGTGGCAGTTTTGGGAGGTAAAGTTCTAAGCGTACATTGACGTTCTAAAATTAAAAGTTATGATGTATCCAATTCTATACAAACGTTCCGTTACTGGAAAAGTATCAACATGGCAAGCCGAAATCGAAGGTAATTGCTTTAGAACAATAAGTGGATTCTCAGATGGTCAAAAAGTAACATCTGAATGGACGTGTTGTAAGGCTAAAAACGTTGGTAAGAAAAATTCTACTACTGATGAACAACAAGCTCATGCTGAAGTAGAAGCAATGTATACCAAACGCAAAGATCTAGGTTATTGGGAAGACATTAATAAAATAGACACACCAGTATATTTCAAACCAATGTTGGCTCATGACTATGAGGACTATAAAGATAAGATTACATTCCCTATCTTTGGCCAACCAAAATTAGACGGTGTGAGATGTATCATTAGAGCAGATGGAATGTGGTCTCGAAATGGTAAACCAATTATCTCAGCACCCCATATCTATTATTCACTTAGATCGTTATTCGAACAAGACCCAGATTTAATTCTTGATGGTGAATTATATGCTGACAAATCAGTAGCTGACTTTAACACAATTATATCTTGTGTTCGCAAAACTAAACCAACTAGAGATGATTTGAAGTTAAGTGCTGATTGTATTCAATACCACATTTATGATTTACCAAGCAATGGTGGTACGTTCATTCAACGATTCAAATCATTATTCAAATTAAAACTACCAGAGTGCTGTGTTATAGTACAAACTGATCAAATCGATAATGAAAACGATTTATTAGCTTATTATTATGATTACATGCATTTGGGTTATGAGGGACAGATATTAAGAACTGATTCCAAATATGAGAATAAACGTAGTAAATCACTTCTAAAACATAAAACATTCAGTGACGCTGAGTTTACAATATTGGGTGTGATTGAAGGTAAAGGTAACTTAACAGGTAAAGTAGGTAAATTGCAATTTGAAATTGATGGTAAACCGTTTGAGTCTGCTGTTAATGGTGATTGGGAATACTTAGCTGAGTTGCTACAACGAAATGATTTGATTGGTAAGCAAGCAACAGTTAAATACTTTGAATTAACTGAGGATGGTATCCCTCGCTTTCCAAAGGTAATCGCAATTAGGGACTTTGAATAGGCAGAGCAACGTTTGTACATTTACAACGTACTAAAATTAAAGGTTATGTCAGTTATTATTGGTGGGGATAAATTAGTTATTCATAGTTGGCGAGTACCAGTATTATTTAATTCAATTCAAGAACCTGAAAAGAAATATGCTATTACATCTGAAGATGGATGGGTAGAGGTTCCAAACCATTTCACCTATAAAGATATAGTGTGGTTTAGAAAAGAAGATAGAAATACTAAAAACGAAGCGTTCAAAAATACATTTGAACAGGAGGTTGATGGTAGTAAAGGTAAAAAATACACAGTTAAAAATGAAGACAATAGATGGAGTTGTACTTGTCCTGCATTTGGCTGGTCAGGTAATTCTCGAAAATGTAAACATATTGATCAAGTAAAAACTGAAAACGGATGGAATTAAGTCAACGTATAGCAACCTACACTCCAACAAAATACAATCCGTATTATTGGTGGAGGCGTTTTAAAAATAGTAAAAGTCCACTTCATAAATACCAACCACTTGAAAGCAAAATTAAAAATGGTGATTATGAAATAAGTGATTATCATTGGTGGTTAATGTGGGAGAGGAAATTAGAAAACGACGCAATCAAAGATGTAACAGATATAGCATTAGTACATGAATTGAGAGGTTTACATAGTGAACGTATACGCAGACTAACTGTAGATTTTGAGCGAGAAGAAGCTCAAATATTAGAGGCAATGTATAAAGATTTCTGGATTGAATTTAGAATGGAAAAAGAAGAACTAGAAGAAGAAATGCTTCAATTTGATGGTACATTGTTAGAATTTTATCAACATATTTATAGCAAGAAAAAACAAAATTAAAAATGGAAATTAAAGATGTCTTAAAGGAGCTAATCCTAGTAGCAAACAATGAGTTAAATCATAATGGCCACCCTGATAACTTTGATCTAGAAGAATTCATTTATACTTTAGAATCGTATTATGAAGAACTAGATGACCTAGGGGAATTGATTTATTCCGAATCTTCACTTGATGAAGACTTTATGAATAATGATGATGATTATGATGACAATTATTAAACTATAGTAATGGCATTATTTAAAATTTTAATATTATTGTGTTTACTATCAGCACTATTTACAATAGGGTTAGTAGTTGGAGAATCAGTATCAACTAAAAATCCCAATACTCGCTTTGCAAAGTGGTGGAGGCGAAACATAATAGGAATAATGAATTAAATGTGGATGGGCAAAGTAATTTGCCTATCTTTATGTCATGAAAAATTTAATTATTCACCCATCGGATCCAACAACGGACTTTTTAAAGCCGATATATAGTAACATTAACGACGCCATTATTGTTAATGGTGGGGTTAGTAAAGATCAATTAACACAACTAATTAAAGAACATGATCGCATCATAATGATGGGACATGGCTCGCCTAGTGGATTATTTGCTGTAGGTATGTTTAGTGATGCTAAATCATCTATATATCCACAACGATTTAACCATACTTATGCTATTGATAGTTCAACAGTACCATTACTGAGAGATAAAGAATGTATTGCAATATGGTGTAATGCTGATCAATTCATGAGTGAACATCAATTAAATGGATTTTATAGTGGTATGTTCATTAGTGAAGTAAGCGAAGCATTATATTGTGGCTTACCAGGTATATCCCAAGATACAGTAAATGTATCTAATAATTATTTCTCTAAATTAGTAGGTGAAGTGATTAATGAACCATTAAATGTTATTTATGAGCACGTCATAGATAACTATGAATTAATAGTTGAGGAAAATCCAGTTGCCTTCTACAATTACAATAGATTGTTCTTGGCAGAGTAAGGTTCGTATATTTACATTACACAAATAAATAAAAAATAAAAGTTATGAGCACAAAAATCAAACCACATCACGGCGTTACTTACGAATGTTACAAAGGATTTACAGACCAATATAACGATCGCTGCAGATCAGGTCAAAAATTCAAATGGAGTACTGAACACGACGAACATGAATTTACAGGCTATTATGTTATGGAAAAAGCATCAGGTCGTGGAGTTAACATTGCTGTACCAGTAGGTGAATTCCAATCATATTTCATTCCTGTAGATGCAAAGGAGTATATTTCAAATGTAAATGAACCACAAACCCACAACCCAGAATATTTTAATTTAAACAGTATGGAATTATCAGCATCAATGATTGCTGCTCTTAAAGAACTAAAAGAGCAAATCAAACTACAATTCCCTGAGTATTTCGCTACTCATAAAGTAGGTAACAGATATAAACATGAAGATGGTAATCGTTACCTCCTAATAGGTGGTCGTGTATCAAATCAAGTAGCATTAGTTAACCTTAAAACAGGTAAGATTGAAAGCTATAAGGTAGCAGTAAATGATACTGAAAATATCACTGCAGGTGAATTTAGTGAGTTGTGTTTCGACTCGAATGCTTTAAAACTAATTAAGGAGCGCCAATAGGCGCTTTCTTATTGGTTGGCAGGGTTCCGTTCGTATATTCACATCGTACTAAAAAATTAAAGGTTATGAATAAGCAAATCATCTTAGATGCACTCGCATCACAGTTCGCAGTTAAGCAGAACGAGTTCGAACAATACGAAACAACAGTGTATAATCCCGCATTAGTTAGATTAAATCAATCTATTCATGATTGGTTCAGTAGCGTATTAAGTGTAAGTCCATATAACGTTAAATACACAGATAATACATTAGAAATCGTTCCAGTAGAAGATGGTAGATGGCCTAGTGCTATTAATATTAGAAAACAATATAGCTATAGAGATGAAGATGCTTATTATGATATTGACTACAGAAGTAGCCATACCAAAATAAATACTACTAACATGTACTACTTAACTATATTAGGTAAAGTAGCGCAGCATATTGCTTTAATTATTGACAATATAGAGAACGAGTGGAAACCAGCATACAAAGAAATCTACAAACCATATTGGGAATTGAATAGTGAACTTTATAGGTTGGAACAAGAAATAAATAGAGTTAAACAAGAGATTCACGTTGCTAAACGTGAAGAATATAAAGTACCAGGATTCGAACATACCATATCGCCTTACCTACATTGTAAATTTAATTACGATACCAATCAATATGAATTAGTAGAAACACCAAATTCACTCGTATTAGAAACAGGACGTGGTAAGTGGGATTACACAAATGTAAACGTCTATAGAGTAGTTGGACCTGCTAAGTATAATAAAATAGCATTACAGGTTAAGAGAACATGTGATGAACAATGGAGTGATATCGAGGTTAAACATGACTATTTCGACTCATTCATTGAAAGCGTATATGCCTGGGAAACAAATAATAAGGCGAGACAAGAAGCTGATGAGACGGCTCGTTACAATAGATACATTGGACAGGCAGAACAAGTAGCGTAAATTCATAATATGAAGACGAATAACGAATTAACACTGGAAGAATGGGCTCGCAAGCATGGTGTATCAACACTATGGGACAAGGGCGATAGTAAGAATAGACAATTCCTAAAACGATTGGACGAGGCTAGAGCAGCGTTCCATCCTAAAAAACAATTCAGATATGAAAACATTTAATGATCTAGAATTCATTGATCACCCAATGGGAGCAGAATATGGAGGTATAATCAGTCGTATTTCGTTTGATAACGGGTATGGAGCAAGTGTAGTTAAAGGTCCAATGTCATATGGTGGTAAAAACGGTCTATATGAATTAGCGGTATTAGATAGTAATGGAGAACTTCACTATGACAATCCTGTTGCTAACGGAGATGTTGTTGGATATCTAAGTGAAGAAGATGTAACTAAATTACTAGAACAAATACAGAAACTAGAAATAGCACCCTAAAGTTAAGCCACAAAAGTTGGTGGCCACACCACACAATACTTAAATACGTATATACGATTCGCTATGAATAGATTCATTCCATGGTACCCAATTAACGAAGTAATTAAAACGAAGGATAGATGATACTAATGCTAATATACCCACTTGGATTCTTAATAACGTTAACGTTCTTCAAATACTTTGGAAAGCGAATCGGATTCGATTATGACGAATGGAATAAAGATGGATGGTATGAAGATTGGGAGAGCAATGAACAAGCATACTTCGGATTCTCAGTAATGTGGTTCATGATAGTACCAGTATTAATCGCAGTTGGATTATGTAAGGGACTATACATGATTAGTAAATGGTATTTAAAATTATAGATAGATGACAGCAGTAGAATACCTAAAACAACAATACATTGAGCGTGGTGAAACATTACCATCAGGTGTATTTCAGGAAGCGTTGGAGATGGAACAGAAGCAAATGAAGGAAATGTATTTGAAGGGTATAGAGAATTATGATCCAACGTTTAAGAGAAAGTCACAGTGGACAGCAACCGAAAGCACATTCAATAGTTATAGAAGACCAAATCAATAGAATAGAATATTAAAACGAAGTATATGCTAACAATAGCAGACATGAAGGCGATGTATGATCGCTACAACGAAATGTTGGAATGGTATAAGATGCAGATAATCAAGGGCATCAACTATGAGAAACATGACGAGTATAGTGAGCATATAAAGGAATTATCAGTGATCGTGTTTAACGTAGCCAGACAACTTGAGCAAACGATTGAAGAAGCATATAGCAAGCATATTAGACAATATTAAATGGAAAGAATAAAACGATTCATTACAGAATGGAACCTAATTCTAGTAGTGTACTTAATACTAATGGGAATGATCGGAGCACAGATGCTCTACATTTACCGAATCAAGAGCGAGTTAAAACTATTTCAAGACAATGAAAACATTCCATCTACAAATAATAACGGGAAATAAGGCGGTTAATAATGGAACGTATGTAACAACATGCAACGCGGAGGGATTCACAGTGGAGAATGGAATATATCTATTCAAAATGGAGCAAGGTGAGATAGTAGCGTGTTACCCAATTGATAGAACAATCATATATAAAATCACGAACCATGAGCAAGTTGAAACACATTGAAATTAAATTGGTGGATGATGAGGGTAACTACTCAAAAGCCACAGTAGAATATCCAGGATATATTGATACACAAACCAAACACGGTATTGATATGGTTAAGGACGTACTGGATCATATGGTTAGGGAACATAAAAACGGTAAAATGGATTCGATGGCTAAAAAGGTAATTGAACTAAAAACACGTTCGGGAAACGAGGATTTGAAACTAGAGATTCAACGGCTACAACAGCAACGGGTTAAAATGATGAAAGGGGATGAGGACGATGATGAATAGGATAATGAATACTCAGCATACGGGTGAGACGGTGACGGCGAAAGAACTAATCAAGCAACTTGGTGGTATAATGAACACGGAGGAATTGATGACTGAGTTTGCTAGGATGCACGTGCGCAAATCACTAATGGCGGCTCATTATGCTGCTGTGAGTACGTTGGACGGACGAGCATGGGATACCGTGTACAATAAGAAATTTTTGTTACAATGTTATCCTGAAGATATGGTTAAATAGCGAGAGATACGGAGACGGTGAGTGATATTGTTGTGTAGAGGCCGCCGTTTTTTGCGTTGTTTTTGCGTTGAATTTGCGCTGTTTTTTATAGCGTAGGTTATATAATGGGTGAGGAATAGGGATAGTATGGAACGAGTCGGATTTTTATCCACGTAATGTTTTGTTTAGGTTCGTTATAGTATGTGACGAGTTGGTTGGTGACGGTGATTTGGTGTTGAGTTCCACCCCATTTTCTCTCCACGCGATCCAAACTTTTTTTTATGAACTTTTTGTCCCAAACCCCATTCCTTTTTTGACGCACAACTACACTTTTTTGTTGCATAACTTTTTTTGGTTGTTGCACAAAGTGTTCGTACCTTTAGGTGTTTTTTGTAGCAATTTTGTCGCGGTTTTTTGTGACGTTTTTGTTGCAGGAGGGTGTTGTTGTGGCAGAGTTTTTGTCGTACATTTACGTCAATAAAAATTAAGATATGAAGATAATTGAAACCCCGTTTATGGTTGGTGAGGACCAAATAGGAACTGTGAAACGCTACGCTGATATTTTCCCTGAGCTAGCTAATCCTCAGCCACGTGATAGGGTTTTACCCGCACCGTACTTTTATGAGACGCGTATGTTTTTTTCACTGATCAAACAACGCGAACCAGGTGAGCCAGGATGGCCCCGTGGTGGATATGAGGTACGTGATGAGGGAGGTGCTAGTCGTTGCTTTGATCTGGATCAGGTAATTTTACACCCGTCCGTGATTAAGCACCGACGCACCCTTAACATGATGAATCGCAGTGATGAGAAAGCCGAGCGTAAGCGCGTCAGTGATCTGCAACGTGGTTTAAAACCGAAGAAGGAGAAGGTCGAGGGCACCCGTAGGGGACGTCCAGCACTTGATCCAGAGGTGAAGGCCGCACGTGAACTTGAGAAGGTCGCGCGTGCAGAAAGAAGTGGAGGCCGGAGAGGAAGGCCCGCTTCTGGTGTCACTCCAAAGACACCAAAAACTTCCACCGGAGGAAAGCGCGGACGTCCTTCACTCACTAGTGAAATGATTTCCTCACGCGCGGCTCAAAAGGCACTGGTTAAGGCACGCACTGGAGGCCGCCGCGGCCGTCCGAAAACATCTAGGCGATAGGTTTTGTTCGGTCACAGTTTTTTTTGTACCTTTACAACGTACTAAAAATTAAAACGTATGTATAGTTTAAAATGTGATTATTACAGAGCCGAATTTACCTGTATTGGTGATTTGATTGCTCATATCATGATTTCTGGTATGGATCCTGATTACGAGATCACCAGAGATGGAAAGTCGATAGGTGAGAAAGCAATCGATTACATTTCATTCTAGTGTGGTGGGGCAAAACCCACTTCGTACATTTACGTCAATAAAAATTAATAAGTTATGAAAGCAGAAATTTATATTCAATCAGAACGTCTTGTTTATTTACAAGAGGAATTAGGGGATCAAATCATTGTTTTGCAGGAAGAAGATGAGTCAGGTCAGGTGAAAATCTCAATTGAGTTAAGAAGAGACACTGATTTGTTGTTCATTTTTCATTCTGGAGTAAGGTATGGTTTGGACAAAATGCAGGCAGTATTTACAAAAAAGTAATTTACACTTAAACACAAATAATAAATGGAATTATTTCAAATTTTAGGATCGGCCGTACTTTTGGCTTTTGGGGGGATGTTTCTCTACAACATGTTTAAAAATCGTTTCATCGTTACGGTGGCCGACAAACGTGGGGTTGTTCGTAAGCGTGACTTGCGTAACGGCCGATTTGTGAAGTAACGGTTGGTTGGGCAGGGTTTTGTTCCGATATTTACATTGTACTTAAAGATATAAAGGTTATGAAAGACACGTTAGTAAGAATTACGGCTCAGATCCATGAGAACTACGGTTCGGCTGAAGCCCCTTATTGGAAGCCCAAGGGCGGCCAGGAGTTTCACCTCAGAGCAGATGCGGATGATTTTTTCTACGGTGAGGAAACTTGCAAGAAAGCAATCGACAAGATTCTTGCTGACAGGTCTGATGACCACTACCGTTACACGCGTCTGGATCACGAGCTAGTGTTTTTTGAGCCCAGAGTGATCACCACTCACGAGTTCTATGAGACACTAGAGGCCGTAAGCCAGAGCGAAACCCATCCAGCTTAAAAATAAGTGTGGCGGGCGGAACAAAACATCGTATTTTTACATTATAATATTAAATAAAAAACAAAATCAAAGGTTATGTCAACAGAAGTTAAATCAGCACAGAGAGGTCGTCCAGTATCAAACACATCAGCTCGTCAAGCACGTCTAGCAGCCAGAGCAGCTAGAGCAGCAGCGGGTGGATCAATCAGTAGAGGTCGTCCTGCAAACGGTGAGTCAGCACGTCAAAGAAAATTAGCTGAGCGCGCAGCGAAGATCGCAGCCGGTGAGGTGATCAAGCGTGGAGCCCCTAAGAAGGTGACACCAGACACGACACCAGCCGAGGTGGCTGCTTAATTGTCCGTGAGGGGTTGGGTTTTTCACCCACCCCTACGGGCTTTTTTATCACCAACATTATTACAATGAAAAAATTTATTATTGCGGTTGTATTGATCTCATTTTTTACATCATGTTCTGTGGAGATGAAGATCAGACGATTTAAGGCACCCAAACGCCAGGTCTGTATAGTAGGAGACCGTAGAGCGGTTTGGCAAAGGTAAGATTGTATCTTTACGTTAACTAAAAACATTAAATTATGATCAAATTATTTGGTTTTCAAGTGGATTTATTGCAATTTTTTACGGCGTTTTTGTTCGGAGTACGTACGGAGGGTGAACCCATCAATTTAGAGTACGGCGTTGAGCAACCGAAGCGCACTGTAAGGCCCCAGACGCAGCCAGACCAGTTCAAATGGATGAGTGATCTGAGGGTGAGTTCACTCCATGGGGTGCAACAAAGAGTTTATTATTAGAAAATAAATTTGGAGGTCAGAGTAATTTTTCGTATTTTTCCCACATAAATAAAATTTAAAAAATTAATTGTTATGAACAAGAAACCGTATTTTAGAGTAGAGTTAACAGAAGAAGACCAGATCCACGTAGAGTGTGATGGTTCGGGTCAAGAATTGATGAATTTGTTTGCAAACGTTATCAACGACAATCCTGATCTGGCTGAAGTGATCACTCTTGCTCTAATGGCTGTTTCCATGAGGAAAGATGAGGAAGCAGGTGTTGAGGGGTTAAGTGAAGATGATGTTCTTAACATGTTGGGTGGTGTGAAGCCAGTTGCGGAGGCGTAGGCTGGCGTAGTTCTTTAGTGTACATTTACGTTATAAATTAAAATTAAAATTATGGCTACAAGATCATTGATTGGGATTAATTTAGACAACGGGATTACTAAAATTGTTTACTGCCATTGGGATGGGTATCCATCTGGGGTGGGTCAGACGCTAATGGAAAATTACACTTCACCTACAAAAGTAGATGCGTTGTTGAGATTGGGTGATTTAAGTACACTGGCTTCAACTCCAGAACAATCAGTGGCTTACCACCGCGATAAGAAGGAACCGTGGGGGATGGTTGAACCCAGGGAAGTGAATACTAGTGAATTGGGTACCGTAGCCCAAGATTATGGGGTGGATTACGTGTACACTTATAACGATAATTTCGAATGGGATTGCTCCAGACTGAAGTATGCAGAAGGGGAGCTAGTACCAGTAAAGATAGTAGCCGACGTGGCTTAAAAACGGTTCATACTTTTAATTTTTAATGGTTAGAGGAGCTGGGTGTCTACCCGGCTCCCTCTTTCTATGCTTATGTGGCTGGTCAAGGCTAGCAGCGTACATTGATGTTATAAAATTAAAAGTTATGATTAAAATTATTAAGAACCTATACGGTTATTTGAGTTGTAAGTACTGTGGTAGAGATTGTGGATCGACTGGTTCAGGAATGTCTATTAACGGTATGTGTGAAAGATGTTATGAAAACGGAGGTGATGACGAATAGTTAAACCTAACGTGGCGGGGCAGAGTTCACTGCGTATATTTATAACGTAATTAAATTTAAAACGTATGAATATAAGCGCAGACACTCTCGCATTAATCCGCTCCGAAATTGGAGACTTCACAATATCACAGGTGGGTGGAAGGATCACACTCAGATTTGGCTTCTGGAAACGCGTCAACCTTTATCAACTTCAAGACATCCTAGGATCTCAAGCGATGGTGTTTGAGGACGAAATCGAGGATGACGATTGCCGAACCAGATGGAACTACAAGTTAGCTTAACGTGGTTGGGCAGGGCTCACATCGTATATTTACACCGTACTTAAAAATAAAAGTTATGAACAAAAAAGAAATCAAAAACGCGATTAACAAAGCAGCATATCAGTTTGCTGAGTCACTAGGTTACGAAGTGCATGATGATGGAATGGGTGGATCGGTTGCGTTCATCAAACCGGAAACAACAAATTCTGATGACACGATCGAGTGGAGCCGTAGTTACCATGATACATGCGTGTTGAATTGGGCTAGTGATGAGGCGAAAGCCGACGCCGACAAGATCGACATGCACATGGAGTCGATCATTGACGATCTTAAAGCTCAGTACGTTCCGAAAAAATAAGCGGAACGTGGCTGGTCAAAGCTATCTGCGTACATTTACGACGTACTTAAAATTAAACGTATGAACAGAATAAAAATGATGGCTCTATTGAGCGAAAAGTGGAAGGTGAAGTTCGTAAGAACGACTGAGGAGTTCAATGGTTCAACAGACGGCATCTGGATGTCTGGTGAGAACGGAGAGACAAACGGTGAAGGATTTGAGCTGTTCGATTATTATAATGAAAATTACGATCAGTATGAGTTCGGCGTTCACCACAGTATCAAGGAGTGGGCTGAAAGCAGAGGCTGGTACTTCGAGTGGAACGATCCAGGAACAATCATGTTGTGGAAGGATTAAAGCGAGGCGGGTCAAGACCCGCTTCATATATTTAACGTATAATAAAAATTAAAAATAAAAGTTATGAAGCAATTATTAGATCGCATTGGGTATTCAGTTGTAGGATTAATGGTATTATTATTCTTAGAAGGGATCGTCACATTAGGTAGTGCATTTAAATTCGAGACGTACAACTGGCTCGGGTACGTTGCACAAGCAATGCTCATTTACCTAGCCGTATGGCTCGCTAATAAAGCCTACGATGATGAAGCACCTAAGAAAAACCGTCCAACTACGTTCTAACGTGGTTGGTCATAGTTCGGTTCGTATATTCACGGTATAAAATTAATAAGTATGAAGCGTAAAAGCAAAACAAACGATCAAATGCTGATCGAGTTAATCAAGTCAAATACCCCGATGCAAAATGCATTATTAAGGGAACGTATAGTAACTATAATGAATGCTACAGTGGATAGCATCACCAACACCCCTGAGAGTTGGAGCAACGGGATAATCCATCCAGGATTGTATCTCGAGTTAAACGATAACGTGAACGAGAAAATCGGCTTTCAACTTAACAGTTAAGCGGGGCGGGGCAAAGCCCCGTTCGTATATTTACGTCGTAATAAAAAATAAAATATGAGCATGTTAAAATTCAATGACGGTGAAACGTTTGATTTAAGTGGGCCATTACGTTTAGAAAGACGAAAAGATGGACTGTATGTGGTGGGTGAAAACAGAATGATGGCTGTAAATGACGCTCTTGAAGGTAAGAAATACATTGAATTCACTAACTACCAACTCGCTCAAATGAGAAAGTGGGATGAGATTGACTTCAGAAACGACGATAGATTATAAATCATTAAACTAATAAAAGTATGTTAACGAAACGAATGAACGATTTAGAAAGACAAGCAGACGCGATTGAAGAAGCTGCAGTCAATAAGCAAATTAAGGATACAATCGATGTGAACACCTTAATGAACATGAACGATATGTATTACGTAGGCAACCTAGTGGATGTAGATGGTAATGGGTGGGTGACTAAAGCTGAAGCGCAAGCGATATTAAATGAAATAAGCTAATAATCAGCCATTAAATAAGCTATATAAACGATTATCAAGTACTAACCAATAAAGATATAATAAGATGAAAGTATTAATTAATAATAGTTGGATCGAGCTATCAGTATTTACGGGTATAATGTTCGGTATCGCTGAGGCCGAGGGTGAATTACTTATTATGGTGGGTCCGTTTGCCGTGATTATTAAGGCGCGGAAGTTTAAAAAACGCAACCGTAAGAAGCACCCGAACGAGCTGTAACGGGCACCCGGGCAACCGGGCACTCGGGCGCGTGACCGAAAAACCCTTATAGACGGTATCGAGACGATAGCGGTACAATAGCGGTTTGATAGCGAAGTGCTCCCACGGTAATTGCGGTCAATCGACGGGCCGTAGGCAACGCAAAAAAGCTATGGGTATTCTCAACACAAACACTATAAACATGGGCCGACAGGTATATACGAATATATTTGGCTCCAAATCGCGATTCTAATTTCCGAAAATACCCCTTTGTCCCACATTTGCAAATCCCCAAAAAGAGGTCTTGAACAAAACTCGTTTCAAGTGGCAAGGTATATACGTTATATTCACCTCAAATGTTAAACCATTAGCCATGATACGCCTCACCCACGATGAAGCCAAACAATACCGTCAATTAAATCCAGACACCGATTTCAAGTACCACATGAAGTCTGCTATCGGTTACACCCTTACCCCCGATACAAATAATCCAGGCTGGGAGTCCATCACATATTATGGTGCTAGTTGGATCGATCCTACTCTTACCCCACACAATCCTCATTACGTTTACGTTCTTTGTAACCCATCTATGCCGGGTATATGTAAGATTGGGTATACGACGACAACTGTTTATGATCGCGTTCGCCAGCTTAATTTAGCTACGGGTGTGATTACACCATGGTATCCTGTATTTGCATATAAGTGTCCTAACGGCCGTATGTTAGAGAGTGAAGTTCATAATGAACTCGAGAAATTAGGCGCACGGATCAACAAAAAACGTGAGGGTTTCTATATGTCGTCTGATGATGCGCGTAAAATTATTGAAAAATTAGGTTCTAAATATCAAAATCAATTGAATGAAAAAGATTAATTTATTAATGGTTATTATTACTTGGGTATTTGCTCACGTATTAGTTTATAACACCCACCACTATTTAGTGGAAATTTATGGTCATTATATCCATTTTATGTTAGCTGTATTTTTACTTGCGGTATATGTTCACTATCGTTTGTTTAATCATATGATCTCTAAAATTTCCACATATTTATAGTATATACGGATAGTTGTAGGGTAGTGGCTCTCAAACGGTTTTGACCAAGGAGAGTTACGTCTTATTTAAACTATTTATATTTATTGATAGCATGGCAATTTATAAAGTAAAAGCAGAAGATAAAGCAGCGTTGTTAAATCGTTTAGAAAGACTAAACGTTAATATCAACTCAAACGATTTGAAAAATAAATCTGCATTCCAAAACGGAACTGTTGTAAATTATTTTGAATTGTCTGTTAACGATCCTGAACAAGAAGAAAAAATTAACTCTATATTAAACCAATCACCCGCAATAAATAAAATAAGCGAAATGGAAAACAAGAAAAAAATGACTAAAGACGAATTAAAAGAAATGGTTCGTCAAGAATTGCAAGCTGTATTAGCTGAAAAGAAGAAAGTTAAAGACGAAGATAAAAAAGAAAAAATTGATGAGAATGAAGATGTAAGTGAAAGTTTACTTGCTGATGCTGCTCCAATTTTAGCTACTTTACTTGGTGTAGGTGGTACTTTAGCAGCTTCAATCATTGCTGACTTAAGAAAAGCAAAAACTCCAGAAGAAAAGAAACAAGTATTACAAAGCGTTGCTAACCAAATCAGCAAATCTAAAGGTTTCTAATAACTCCTAGGTAAATTTATAATTATCGAGCGGCTTGTGAAAACAAGTCGCTCTTTCTTTGGCTACACCATTTTCCGTTCGTACATTGAGTATTAAAAATAATAAAATAATGAGATACAAAGATCTACTATTACAAAAAGTTGAGCAGTTGGACATCATGATTAACAACTTGAACCTACTTGCTAGAGAAGGACAAATCAATGATGGTCACTTCGAACAACTAAAAGACCAAATTGAGGAAATTCGTTATCAAATTTCATTAGAAAACGAAGACTAATATATGTTAAGTCAAGAATGGCAGGGCATATTACATTGGGTTAAAACAGAATTAAATGAGCCTCAACGCACTCAACTTCTTACGTTATGTGAGAAGTTTGAGGCGACCCAATTACCTAAGAAAACTTTTTTTAAACTCGAGACGGAAGCCAAACCAAAGCGTCAATCTAAAAGAGATATACAGAATAAACTTATATCGGAAAACCCCAACGCAGATAATTTACAAAATATTTTAAAAGGATTTTAATATGGAAATAATAATAGGAATATTAGGATTTATAATTATAGTTCTAGGTTTTACAACTTGGAATCTATTAATGAAGAATGAAAAAGCAGAAGATTTAATTAATGAACAAGATACGTTAATTAATGATTTAACTTCTAGTGTAATTAAAATAGATGAAGTTATTACACAATTAGACTCATCAGGTGCATTTGAAAACGATGATGAAATAGGAACATTTTTTGAACAAATAAAAAGTATGAGAGATACTTTATTAAACAATTTAGATAAAAAAGTAGAAAATAATGTATAACGGATATTACGATAATGATAATTTCGATGCTGCTAAGTTTTTAGATGAACAGATGGGTCCTGCTTTAACTAAGAAAGGAAACGTACGTAAACGTAAACCAAAGCAACCTAGAATATATTTTACAGAGGATACAGAAAATGCGATTGTTGAATACTTATCACATACTGATCAAGATATTCGTAATAAAATATATAATACCCGTATTGCATATGGTTTTTATAAATTAGCAGAAAATATTATCCATACATTTAAGTTTTATTATACTGATATGGATACGATTGAAGATCTAAAACATGAAGTAGTAGCATTTCTTCTTGAGAAACTCCACCTATATAACCAAGATAAAGGTAAAGCATATTCATATTTCGGTACTATTGCTAAACGTTATTTAATAGTTTACAACCAGAACAACTATAAGAAACTACAAGAAAAAGTAAATATGGACGAAGTAAACGATGAAAATGATATGTTCGTCGATAATAACATAGGTTTAGATGAGGAGAAGAATGAGCTTAATATGTTTTTAGATCAATATGTTGCTTACATTGATAAGCACATTTATACTATATTTCCTAAACAACACGATGCACGAACAGCGGATGCTATTATTGAATTATTCCGTAAGAGAGAAAATTTAGAAATATTCAATAAAAAAGCATTATACATTTATATTCGTGAAATTACAGATGTTGATACACCTCAAATTACTAAGATCATTAAAAAATTAGATACAATACGTCTTAAATTATTTAGTGAATTTTATGAACATGGATATATCAAAATGTAACCTTTATTTTTTTCATATTTATACGTAAATAACACATAAATATCATGGAAAATTTCAACCAAGTCATATTTGGTAAAAAAACTTTCTCGGATTTATTGCAGGATATATATAAGACTACGAAAAAAACTGAGGATAGAATCGAAGAGCTAATCATGGCTCTTAAACCATTCATCAATACTCCAGCAGATGCTGTGATGATTGTTCCACTTATTAAGGAATATCTGGACGTTCAGGTAAAAAATAATGATCATTTAGTAAGAATGGCATCTGTTGTTCAGAGAGCCATGACTAACAGCGCTTCTGCTGGTAGTAGTGACTTATTAATTTCTGAAGAAGAAAAAGAACAATTATTACTTGAAGTTAAGAAAATGGGGGATGAAACAAAACAATTAGAACATATTGATACTAATGCTACTAAAATATTAGAAAATGGCAATTAAGTATGGTTTATCATCTATAACAAAATCACCTACAACATCATCATCTTCTCCCTTTAAATTTAAGGTTGGGAAGGTGTTTGCTACTGTTATGGATGAAAAAACTCCTTCTAAAAAGGTTTTTGATGAATGTGGGGGTTGGCAGGGAATAGGTACTGTTTTATTTAAACCTTATAATAGTAGTAGGAACGAAGATAATTATATTGAAAACCAAACAAGCAAAACTGTATTAGGTTATTCAAAAGCTAAACCTCTTTTTCCAAATCAAAAATATTATCCTTTAAAAGGAGAATTAATCTTAATATTTTCTTTACCTTCAATAAACACACAAACAACAGATTCAAGTTCAACTCCATCATATTATTATATTACAAATATAAATTTATGGGGTAATAATCATCAAAATGCTCAAACAGCAGATCCAGAAGCTCCTTTAGGTTTAGGTTTTGAGGAAAATCAATCTATTGAATCAATTTTACCTTTTGAAGGTGATTATATACTTGAGGGAAGATTTGGAAATACTTTAAGATTTGGTTCTACGAATAAAATTAATACAGGAGAAAATTTTTGGAGTGATAGTGGAAAAAATGGTGATCCTATTACTATTTTAGCTAATGGTCATAGTTTTGGCAGTGGTACGTTATATGTTGAAGATATTAATAAAGATGCTTCTGCTTTGTATTTAACATCTACTCAAAAGGTTCCATTAGAGGTATCTAAGACAAAATTAAATCCTCTTTCTACAACGACCCTACCAAACAAATATTTAGAAGGTTCTCAAGCAATTCTAACATCTGATAGAGTTATTATAAATTCTAAAAAAGAAAATGTTTTAGTATTTGCTCAAAATAATATTGAATTATATACAAAAAATACTATTAGTTTAGATGCTGATGATAAATTTGTAATTAATTCACCTACTATTTTATTAGGATTAAATGGTAGCTCAGTCCCTGAAGAACCAGTACTATTAGGTAATGAAACTATTAAATTATTAAACTCATTACTTACAAGTTTATCTTCATTTAGTACTATATGCTCTTCAGCATTAAATGGATCTAAAGGTAGTCCTATAACTCAACTTAATACTGCCGCCAGAGGGTTAAAAGAATCAGTAGATAATTTAATCCCTAAATTAGAAAAAATTAAATCACAGAAAGTAAGAGTAGCAAAATAATGTCTAATACAATCAACATATCAGGGTTAGCATCTAATGCATCAGCCGCTAAAAATAAATTAGAATCTCTTAAAAATATAAATGTAGAGAAATTAGCAAAAGATAAGCTAAAACAACTAACAACAAGCCCTATTCAACGTATTTTAAACGATATTGAAGAAGCTAAAAGTAAAGTTGAAACTTTAAAAACAGATACTTTTGGTAAATTTGCAGATTTAGATAAACGTATTGAGAATAAGTCAATTACTAGGGAAGAGGCTGATAGGATTAAGCAAATTGTACAAGGTAATTTTGATAAGGAACAAGAAGAATTACAAGATTTTATAGCTGATAAAACAGAGGATTATCAAAAATTAATTAGTAATAGTAAAGAAGCAATTAATGCTAAATTAAAATTAGCAGATGAAAAAATTAAAGGTATTTTAAGGAAAAGTCATAAAAGAGTTAAAGGCAAAAATGCTAAAATAATAAAAGATTTATTAAGAGGAGCATTAAATGCCGCTAAAAAGAATCCTGTTCCTATAATCATGGCTTCTTTAACTATAACTTGTCAACTAGTTTCAGTAAGAAATAAAAGAATTGAAGAATTAGTTGATAATGTTAATAGTGTTATTGATAATATTCAATCTAAAGAAGACGTTAAAAAAGCAACTTTATTAAGAAATAATGCTATTAGAATTATAAATGAAAATGAAGCTAAAATTAATTCAATAAAGAGTATTTTAGAAAGAATTTCACTTATATTATCTATATTAGATATCATATTAGTATTAGCTGATGTACTTTTACCATTACCAACACCCCCAGGACCTTTACCTGATATTGTAACCCCAGCTAAAGAAAAATTTAGAAAAAAATATGAATTAGCTGTTGAAATATTAACTGGGTTATTAGCTGCTATTTCTATTATAAGATTATTATTAGACAGAATTATTGAAGAATTAGAAGAACAAAAAGAAAGACTTAAAGAAATTGATAAATTTTTTGACGAGCCTTCAAATCTATCGGCATTTGATAGAACTGATTTAGATGCAGTTTTACAAACATTATCACCATCAGGAAACTTAGGTACTATAGATTCGGGTTATAAAGGATTTACATTTGCTATAAAAGAAGAAAACGATTCAAGATTCGTCGTGGCTGGAAATTCTCGTCGTTATGCGGTTGCTTTAAATCGAGATAAGAATGAAGTATTACAATCTCAACGTTCTTTTACACTAGACCCTGACATTCTTATTGAAGAACTTAAATTAATCATAGATCAACAAAATCTTAAAGCTTAATATTTATTATTATGGATGCTAAACAATTCAAATCAGTTATTAAAGAAGCAGTTCGCGAAGCAGTTCGTGAAGAAATTGGCTTAATGTTATTGGAACAATTAAAAAGTGGAAATGCTGTACAAAGTAAACCACTTACTGAAAATCGTTCATTATCATTTGATAGTGGGGATGTTCATAGTGTTGGAATGAGATCACAAGTTGGTAACAAAATGGCAGAAATGTTCGGAATGCCAGCAGGTGCTAAACCTCAATCAAAAAACCTACAAGTAGATCCAAATAGTGATAACCCATTTGCTGCTTTTATTAATGATACTGCTAATAACCTTAGTCCTCAAGAAATGAGACAAATGTTACAATCACAAGGATAATGCCTACACCAAGAATATATCGTGTTGATCCTAGAGATTTGCAAAAAAATATTGCAATTGGTCTTAGTATTCCTTTTAATAAGTTCTCTGCTTTTAAAAGCACGTATAGTACTAAAGAACAGGTAAAATATAATTTAATTAATCTTTTATTAACTAATAAAGGTGAAAGAGTTGAAAATCCTGAATTTGGTTGTGATATTAAAAAGTCTATATTTGATTTTATCAACACGGATAATATTAATAAAATTAATAATAACATAAGGGTTGGTGTACAAACATTTATACCTGAAATAAATTTAGAAAACGTAATCATTACCCCTGAACCAGATCAAAACTATGTAAATGTAAAAGTTGAATATAGTATGAGAATATCAGGAGAAGCGGATGAAATACAAATTAACTTTGAATAATGTCTGAAACAAAAAACATATCGTATTTAAACAAAAGTTTTAGTGATTTTAAATCAACTTTGATTAATCATGCTAAGACTTATTTCCCTACAGTACATAATGATTTTTCAGATGCATCACCAGGAATGATGTTTATTGAAATGGCTTCTTATGTAGGAGACGTTTTATCTTTTTATCTAGACACTCAATTCCAAGAAAATTTACTCTTATACACAAAAGAAAAAAGCAATGCTTTATCTTTAGCTTATGCTTTGGGGTATAGACCTAAAATGTCATATGCTTCATATGTTGATTTACAAATGTCTCAAAGAGTACCTTTGATTACAAATTTATTAAACAATACACAAATTCCAGATAGTAATTATTATATGATAATTCCTGAGAATAGTGTTGTTGAAAGTATAAATGGTGTAAAATTTTTAACTACTGAATTGGTTGATTTTTCTAAAGAAGAAAATAGAACTATATTCTTTGAAAACACAGGATTTGCTAGAGTTACAAAAACCGTAAAAGCAATCTCAGCAGAAATTAAAACAACTACTGTTGATTTTGGACAAACCCCACAAAAATTCACAAGTACTACTATATCTGATAATCGAATATTAAATATATTACAAGTAACCGATAGTACAAATGGAATTTGGTATGAAGTACCATATTTAGCGCAACAAGGTATCCCACAAAGAGCAACAAACCCAACTTATAATACAGATTCTATTCCGTATTTATTAAGTTATATAGAATCACCTAAAAGATTTGTTACTAGATTTAAAGAAAATGGCGATTTAGAATTACAATTTGGAGCAGGTATTAATTCATCTTCAGATTCTTCTATATTACCTAATCCAAATAATTTAAGTATTGGTATAGATGCTAACGTATATGACCCAGCTAATTCATTTAATAAAGCAACCGTAGTAACTACTAGAGAATATGGATTAGCACCAACAGGTGTTTTAACTATAAAATATCTTGTAGGTGGTGGTGTTGCTTCTAATATTTCATCTAATGAAATCGTAAATAGAAAGTTTAATTTAGCTGATATTACTTTTAATGGTAATGTAACATCTCCACAAAACACTGATATTTTTAATAGTATGATTATAACTAATCCTGAACCTGCGGTTGGGGGTAGAGATGAAGATACTGTTGAAGAAATTAGACAAAATACCCTTTATTCATTCTCTTCTCAAAATAGAGTAGTAACTAAAGAAGATTACATTAATAGAGTACTTAGCATGCCTAGTCATTTTGGTTCTGTAGCTAAAGTATATGCAATTAATGATTTTGCTCTATCTCAAAATTCAGGAAATGATCGTTTATTAGATAATAACCCACTATCTATTAGTTTATATACTTTAGGATATAACGCTAATAAACAATTAATCATGCCATCTTCTGTATTAAAAAATAACATTAAAAATTATTTATCACAGTATAGAATGGCCACTGATGCTATTAATATTAAAAATGCTTATTATCTTAATATAGGTATTAATTTTGATATTTCTGTTTTACCAACGTTTAATAATAAAGAAGTATTAAGTAATTGTATAAAAGCATTAAAAGATAAATTTAGCATTGAAAATATGCAAATAAATAAACCATTAGTTATATCTGATGTAAATTCAACTTTATTACAAGTTAGAGGAGTTCAATCAATATCTAAGGTTGAAATTGTAAATAAATCTGGAGGTAATTATTCTCCATATAGCTATGATATTAATGGTGCTATTAGAAATAATATATTGTATCCTTCATTAGACCCATCTATATTTGAAATCAGATTCCCAGATATAGATATACAAGGAAGAATTGTAACTTTATAAATTAAATAAAATATGAACCTAGAAAAATTAAAAGGACACATTCCCGAGGCGGTCATAGCCCAAATTCCAGGAGTTATGGAAAAATTCCAAATAAATACTCCATTAAGATTAGCTCATTTCTTAGCACAATGTGGTCATGAATCAGGTGGATTTAGACTAACAAAAGAAAATTTGAATTACAGTGCTAAAGGATTAACAAACACATTTAGAAAATATTTTCCAACAGAAGCATCAGCTGCGGCATATGCTAGAAAACCTGAAAAAATTGCTAACAAGGTTTACGGTAATAGAATGGGTAATGGACCTGAATCTTCTGGTGATGGTGCTAAATTCTGTGGCCGTGGTTATATTCAATTAACAGGAAAAGACAATTATACTGCATTTGGTAAATCTATTAATGAAGACTTAATATCAGACCCAACAGTAGTAGCAGGAAAATATGCTTTACTATCAGCTGCATGGTTCTTCAGTAAAAATGGTTTACATAAATTAGCAGATGGTGGTGCAACTGATGCAGTTGTTACACAAATCACTAAGCGTGTTAACGGTGGAACTATTGGATTAGCAGATAGAATTAAACACTTTAAAGAATATCATGCATTATTAGCATAATATTTTAAATAACACATAATTAAATAGGAGTTTCCGGTTGCTATATTTATATGTAGCATAACCGGAAACTCTTTTACATGGCCGTATATAAATTATTCCCTGAAAAGGACGCAACAATTTTCTCATATTACCCTGCAGTTAATACAGGGATAGACGAGATTCTAGAAATTAGCACATTTGAAAGTGCATTCACAAATACAAGAGAATCTTCTAGAGCTCTTATTAAATTTTCAACAAGTGAAATAAGTGATATTATTTCAAATAAAGTGTCTGGAAGTAATTACAAAGCATATCTAAAACTATATTTAGCAAATGCTTCTGAAATCCCAGCAGATTATAGAATAATGTGTCACCCTATTTCAGGATCTTGGGATGTTGGTACAGGTCGTTTAGCAAATTCTCCATCTACAACAGATGGTGTAAGTTGGAGTAATAAAACTGTAGTAAACACTTGGATAAGTGGAGGTGGTGATTGGCATACAACCCCAACATCTTCTCAATCATTTACTAATAGTGATGAAAAAGACATTGAAATAGATGTTACATCAACTGTAGCTGCGTTTTATGCTTATGAAACAAATCCATTTGCTTCTGTAAAAATACAAAATGAGGGTTTTATATTAAAACATTCAAGTAGTATAGAATTTTCAACAGGAAGTTCACCATTCGAGTTAAAATATTTTTCATCAGATACTCATACTATTTATCCTCCTTGTTTGGAAATTAGATGGAATGATAGTACATTCGTTACTGGTAGTTTAACTGTAACTAATAATCATAAAGCTGTTGTTTCTTTAAAGAATAACAAATCTGAATTTCAACAAGATTCGGTTAATAAATTTAGATTAGGAGTTAGAGATCAATATCCACCAAGAACATTTAATACTAACCAATTGTATATAACTGGGTCTAAGTTATTACCTAGTTCATCATATTGGGCTATTAAAGATTTAGATACAGATGAATGGGTAGTTGATTTTGATACTAATTATACTAAAATAAGTGCTGATCCTACTTCAAGTTTCTTTACAGTTCATATGAATGGATTACAACCTGAAAGGTTCTACAAGATTTTGATTAAATCAGTAATTGATGGTTCAACTATTGTATTTGATGAAGATTATATTTTTAAAGTAATTAGATAATGGCTAATATAAAAGTTGATAAAACTATTTTAGGAAGGAATGAAAGTGTATTAGACACAAATTTTAGTTTTTTTTCTAGAATTAATGCGACTCCTGATTTTAATATTGAAGATTTTTTTCAATTGTATGAGGAGTTATTTTATCAAATTCCTAAAGAAGATGAAGTTGAATCTCATAGATATATTTTAAATAAAGAAGCCGAATATTTGGGAGTTAAATTAGCTGATGATTTAGATATTCAAGCATTGCTTGATGAAATTACTTCTTTAAGACAACAACTTTTAGAAGCAAAAACAATTATTACGGATTACACAAATAATAAAAAATAATGGCTGAAATAAGGATCATAGGGAATATTAATAGTACTACTCAAACAAATAGATTTGATGAGAAAGATATTGCTTTACTAGGCCAAAATATTATTGCAAATAATTTTGGATTAGCAAATGATTATATAGAATACCATATTACTGATGCTTTAGATAAGATTTTATCCCAATCTTATTCCTATCTATCATACAAATCTCCCTCAGATGTCGCTTTAAATTTAGATGGTACTTATTCTTCTTTAGAAATAGATCCTGTAGAAGATTTAAAACAACAATATAATAATGGTGAATTTCGAGTAATATATAACTTTTTTAGAAATAAAATAGGAACACCAGTTTCACCGCTTTTTATTAAAGAAATATCTGATGATAGAACAGAAATTAGAGTAGGTTCTACTTTTTTAAATAATGATTTAATAAAAGAACAAACAGATATTTTAATTAATGAGATTAATAATACTCCTTATTTAAAGTACTATTTAGCAAACTTTAGTAGAAATAATACACCTGTTATTATCAATATTGATCTAGATACAACAGAAGACACATTCTATATCTTAATCAAATTCTACAAACCACTCTCAGAAAGTATTTCTATAAAAGATACTTTTTGGATTGTAGATGAAATTATTGATAGTTATAATTTTAATATTAACTTAGATAGATTACTAATATTAGATGCAGCTCCTACTATTAAAGGACCTAATTTTAGTGTTAAAGTAGATTTTAATAATTTAAGTACACCTTACCATAATTACAATAGTTTAGTTAATCAATTAACAGGTTCTAATCATAATTTTATTAATCAGTATTTAGAAGGATCTATTGATCTTAATACAGACTATACAAATTTTGATGATTTTATTAGATTTAGTTCAGCCGAGAGTAGAATTTCAAATTTTGTAAGTAAAGTTACTACAATTCAGAATTATGAAATTACATCATCAATTGTAAGTTCTAGTAATTTAGCAAATAAAGCAACCGAATTAGCATATTATTCATCAAGTATTAATTCAATTATTACTGGATTTGATGGGTATGAAAAATATATGTATTTTGAATCAAGCTCATACGCTTATCCAAAAACAACAAGTACAAAGCCTTTTATTTTACAACCAGTAACATCATCTGTTGTTACTAACTGGTATAATAATAGAATAATAGCAGCACAAGATTATGATTTAGATAATCAAGACCATTTAATACAATTAATTCCTAGCTATCTTCTTGAAGATCCAGAAAATACTCCATACTTAACATTTGTTAATATGATGGGTCAGTATTTTGATAATATATGGATTTATTTAAAATCAGTAACCGATTTATATAAGAACGAGAATAATCTTGAAGAAGGTATATCTAAAGATATTGTATTCCATGCTTTACAATCATTAGGAGTTCATTTATATAATAGTAAAGCAGATGTAGATTTAGATTTAGCTTTATTGGGAGCTAATAGTGGAAGTATTGGTAATTTAAACAATATTCCTAAAAAAGATTTAGTTGCTGAAGTATATAAAAGAATATATCATAATATTCCTTTACTATTTAGCTCAAAGGGTAGTAATAAAGGATTAGATCATTTAGTTAATATATTTGGTATTACAGGTAGTATTTTACCTATTAAAGAATATGGTGGTAATACTAAACAAAATACATTACTAGATAGTAATAATGATAAAATTAGAGTTATCTCTACTCAAATTACAGGAAGTGTTTTATCTCCTTATGTACGTCTTGAAGAAGAATCAACTAATATCACATTAGTTAGATCAACTGATTATCACAAGATTGATATTTCATTCTCACCTCAAAATGAAATAGATAACGTTTTATCATCATCTATTTCTTCTGTTATTTCTAACTTTGAGATTGACAACTATGTTGGTGATCCTCGATTTGAACTTAGTGGAAGTTATCCTACATTAAATACTTTAAGACAATCTCATATAACTTCAAGTTTTACAACAGAGTTTGATTATGCTGGTTTTATTGGGTTAATTAAATTTTTTGATAATTCTTTATTTAAAATGTTGAAGGATTATGTACCTGGAAGATCTACGTTATTAACCGGTATTACTATTCGTCCACAAAATTTAGAAAGAATTAAGTTTAAAAGATTACAACCTAATATTACTAATCAAACAATACATGAAGCAAATTATAATGGGCCTATAATTACTGAGGATAATGATTATTTATATAGTTTATTGCCTGGTAATAGAGAAGCATTTTATAGTGGAGAATTAAGTGGAAGTTGGCCTGATATTAATGAATATTTTGAAGATTCAAACCCAAATCCATTCTTAGTTACAACAACTTCAAGTTCATATGAATTTGAACGTACTGATTTTAATGTTACTTTAAATAATTCTCTTATAAGTAGACCTTCAACTAAAGTTCAAAAATTAACTCCAATATATTCTTATAATGTAAGTGGTGTTTTACAACAAAGTTCTGAAATTCAAGTTCAAACAGATGTTCAAGATAGTAATGAATCTTTAAAATCATTTGAACGTTCTAGACATGCTGGGGTTAAATTAACAGGTGCAACATATAACGATTATACTGATGGAGATATATCATTTGGTAAAACTGCTGTTATAAATAATCAAGTTAGAAAATTAGGTTTATTTTCTGAAGTAGTTAAAAGTAAATTTTTACCAAATAGAAATAATGTAGTAACTAAGTATCTTGTAGATGAAGAAGGTAATTTAACTGAACTAAACCAACGTAATAAAAATTGGGAGGAAGTTCAAAGGACATTCCCCACAAATGATACTTTAGACGTTTCATTATTTGATAACCAAAAATATAGCAATCAGAAAAATTTAGATGGAACTAAATTAATATTTGAAAGTGGATATTCATATTCTCCATTATTATACATTAGCGGAAGTGATACTATCTTGTATTTCCAATCAGATATTGGTAATATTTCTAAAGAATTAGAAGCTACCCATTCTATAGGTCTTATTACTAGTTCATTAGGGGGTTCACCAGATTATCCTTTGTTCACAACAGGGTCAGATAAAACTATATTTAATGTATTTACATTTTTAAATAGAAATATTAACTCAACAAATGATTATCATGGGGGTACGTTAAGCCCAAATACTTACCCATCATATTCAGTTCCAGAAACAGGATTATATGATATTACAGCAAGTGTTGGTTATGAAATTACTATGTCTGATGGAGGAAATGTTACTTGGTCTTTAGAGATAGTGAGTGGAAGTACAATCATAGCGAGTGGTAGTCAAGTTGTAATTATAGAAGACAAAGTTGAAGCAACTCAATTTACTGGAGGGGGTGTATTTTATCAAAATTATGGAGGTGGTAGTGAAACATTTACTTATCAAGGATATGCATACCAGTTAACCACAGACATAGTTAATTCAGTGGGTACAGTTATATTTCCTAAAGGACAAACAATTTATGGATATAATGTATTTGATACTGTAAACCCACCAAACCAAAATGATTGTAACAATTGTTTCCCATCTTTCTTAAACAGTATATCGTTATGGGGATTGCAAGAAAGTATAACAATGTGGAGAGATACAGGTCAATGTTTTGCAGGATTTGGCCAAACATTTCCTTGTGATTCTTATAGTTATTATGAATACTATGACACTTATAATTTGTATGAAATTCCTAACATATATAGTGTTGCTGAGTCTACAACTATTAATCTTAGTGTAACAACACAACAAAGTTTAAATAAAGATGCTAATATTGAATTTAGAATAAAACAAAAGAATTTATCTGCAACTAATTATACTGCTAGATTCAATACTAGAGGATCTTTACAAATAAAATCAGTATCAAATCAAATAAACCAACTACCTAGTGCAACTACTGGATCTACTGGATTTATTGATTCTGTACAACCCACATCAGGATCTGTTACTAGTAGTATTACTTTAAATAATCAATTAACTAGTTTTTTAGGATATACTTTTATTCCACTACCTCCAACTGGATCCGGAATACCCCAACATTCTTTATATCCTACTTATGGAGATGTAGATTATAAATTCGAATTAGGATACTATGATATGATAATTCACCATGATACTAGTGGATCAATATCTGAATATAGAATTTTAAATACTAAAGTAGTAAATTCTAAATTAGTAATAGATATCTCTCCAGCGTTTGATAATGATGATAAAGCAAGAGATTTTGAAGATCCAAGTAAATACTCAAAAATATTATTCTTAAAAAGATTAAAAGACGAAACAAATACAATTATAAACTTTATAAAACGTGATGGTAAAACATCATATGGTTTTATAATCCCTGATGATATACACCCAGACGTATTCGCAAACATCGACACAATTACTCGTGAAGTAAAAACAAAAATGATTGAAGGTGGTGGTATGGATGGTGGTACATTATAATAAAATTTAAAACTTGTATATTTATATACAGTAACTAATAAACTATGGCAATATTAAATCCTTCTTTTGTAACTGTCGATGCGGTTTTAACCAAAAAGGGCCGCGAACTGTTAGCTCGTAATGATGGCTCATTCCAGATTACACAATTTTCATTAGCAGATGATGAAGTTGATTATACTCTATATAACCCAACTCATCCATCAGGCTCAGCATATTATGGTGAAGCAATCGAAGCTATGCCTATCATTGAAGCTTTCCCAGATGAAGCTCAAATTATGCGATATAAGTTAGTAACTTTACCAAGAGGTACAAGCAAAATGCCTGTTATTTCTTTAGGTTCTTCTTCAATAATTTTGAAACAAGGTGCTTCTTTAAGTATTACTCCTCAAACATTAAATTATCTAGGTGCAAATAGTACTTTTGAAACTAATGGATATGTAATGAGTGTTGCTGATGTTCGTTTAGTTTCTACTTTTAGAGGTGCTGGTATTACTGGTGCTACTGTAGGTACTAACACATTAAATACAACAAGTGGTACTAAATTATCTAAAGCAGAAATTGGTACTTCATTCACATTAACTGGAACTACAATTAATACATTATTTGGTACTACTGCCACTTCATTAACTACTACAATTACTGTAACTGGTAGAGATAGTGGTTCTAGAATTACAGTTCCTTTAATCATTCAAAAAGTTAATTAATTAACATATGTCATTTAATAGATACAACACAGAAGATTCAGTAATAAGCTCAGAAACCGTAGTACGTGGTTTATGGAGTGGAGATAGTGCTACACTTTCAGCCGTAGCTACTTCATCAACTCAAGCAGCTGCTTCAAAATTTTATTTAGACGTATACAATGCAGGTGAAGTAGCATTTTCTATTGAATATGCACATATTTCTGGTTCAGGCTCAACTTATTTTAATTCAAGTGTAACTAGTTCTACTTCTACTAAAGTTGTATATGGACAATATAGAAACCTAATTTATGGTAGTGAAGAAGCAACTTTTCAAATTGGAGGTTCTACTGTAAGTCAATTTTATGTAATTAACGTAGCAAGATCTCGATACAAAGAATCTTTACATCCTGGTTCTTTAACCTTAGCATTAAGTGGAAGTTCTGGAATTATTTCTTTAACAGATAATAGCACTGTTTTAACTACTAGTCAATTTATTGATAGTAATAGATATTTTAATATTGTTAGTGGATCTGCAGGAACACCTGCTAATACAACAGTATATGGTCATATGTTCCCTGATTTAGGTTTAATCGTTCTGAATCCAGGTGCATTAACAGGATTTATGACAGCTCCTGCTGTAACAACAAACACTTACGAAAACAATAATGCTAAATTATATACTTCTATATTAGGTGCTACAACAGCTGGAAGATTATTTAGATTACAATCATCTGAAACTATTTCATCACGTTTCTTCTTTACAAGAATTAAGAACAGTGAATATAATTATACTTCGAATCCATCAATTATTGATAGTAAAGGCAATATTCTTTATACTACATTAATTGATAATCCACAAACTTATATCACAACTGTAGGGTTATATAACGATAATAATGAATTATTAGCAGTTGCTAAATTAAGCAAACCATTAGTAAAAGACTTTACTAAAGAAGCATTAATTCGTATTAAGTTAGACTACTAATATAAAAGAAATGTT